CAGAAGTTCCGTCAGTACCAGAGGTTCCATCGGTTCCAGAAGTCCCGTCAGTACCAGAGGTTCCGTCAGTACCAGAGGTTCCGTCAGTACCAGAGGTTCCGTCAGTACCAGAGGTTCCGTCAGTACCAGAGGTTCCGTCAGTACCGGAAGTTCCACTTTCTCCACTTGTTCCATCAGTTCCAGAAGTTCCGTCAGTACCAGAGGTTCCATCGGTTCCAGAAGTCCCGTCAGTACCAGAGGTTCCGTCAGTACCAGAGGTTCCGTCAGTACCAGAAGTTCCATCAGTACCAGAGGTTCCATCGGTTCCAGAAGTCCCGTCAGTACCAGAGGTTCCATCAGTTCCAGAAGTTCCGTCAGTTCCAGAAGTTCCGTCAGTTCCAGAAGTTCCATCAGTTCCAGAAGTTCCATCAGTTCCAGAGGTCCCATCAGTTCCAGAGGTCCCATCAGTACCGGAAGTCCCGTCAGTACCGGAAGTTCCACTTTCTCCACTTGTTCCATCAGTTCCAGAAGTTCCATCAGTTCCAGAAGTTCCATCAGTTCCAGAAGTTCCGTCAGTTCCAGAAGTTCCATCAGTTCCAGAAGTTCCATCAGTTCCAGAGGTCCCATCAGTTCCACTTGTTCCATCGGTTCCAGAAGTTCCACTAGAACCAGTTGGTCCAAGTTGAGTGTACATAACTTGTTGTGCAGTTAAAATAACTGATGGAACTGCAGGACGATTAGGACCTGATTGAGTACCAGTTGCTAAAATAGTTACTGTTGTATCAGAAGAACTCCAATATAATTCAATAAAATCATTTGCATTTACCGTATTGATAAAATTCCAAGAAGCAATTGTTTGAGCTTGTCCTGCAACATTAAACTGAGTATTAGATTGTGTTATATAAATACCATTTTTTACAAACCAAATATCTACAGTTCCAGTACTTGAATTACTTTTATTAAATACAGTTGAAAATTGTATATTATAAGTACCTGGATTAGAAAATGTCATTTTAGTATTTGCTACAATAGAAACACCGTTGGTCTCATAAGTACCATTTAATGTCATTGTTCTTGCAATACTAGCAGTTGGATTTAATTGATTTTGATCACTATAAAATGCACCATAGTAACCTAGTGCACCACCTGCACCATTAACACCACTTGTTCCACTAGAACCATTTATTCCTGATGTTCCACTACTACCACTTGTTCCACTAGAACCATTTATTCCTGATGTTCCACTACTACCACTTGTTCCAGTTGAACCAGTAGCACCAGGAGTTCCAACACCAGATGTTCCAGAAGAACCTGATGTACCACGTGTTCCGGATGTACCAGAAGAACCATTAATACCGGATGTACCAGAAGAACCGGATGTACCACTAGAACCATTAATACCGGATGTGCCACTAGAACCATTAATACCGGATGTGCCACTAGAACCGGATGTACCTGTTCCTGTACCACTGCCCGATGTACCAGATGTACCTGAAGTTCCAGGTATACCAGAACCAGTACCACCTGAAAAAGTTATACCTGCACCAATATTTAATAAATTACCGTAGCCATCATAATATAGTCCATCTATTACTTGAACTAACCTACCAAAAGGAATACCTGATAAATCCATACACTATATATAAAAAATGTATATTCCAAATTAAAAACTTACCTACGACATGCTCCAGCAGTAGGTCTACTTATTCCACTATAATCTACTTTAGTAGGATCTAAAGAAGTTGTACGTTCACTACTGATTATAATATCTAAAGCTTCTTCATCTTTAGGTTGTGTAAGTGTAAAGATCCATCTACCCCTATAAAAAATTAGTATAGTAGAATAAGTAATAGTTAATGGGATCCCAAATCCTTCAGATTTTACAACATCTCCACTATATGTTGGGTAGTCATTAATATCCAATTCCTCAAATGTTAATGTACCCAATAATGTACTAGTATCTTGATAACTAGAAGATAGACAAATTTCCAATGGAAATTTATAAGAAAGTAATTTAGCACTTAGTTTCTTTTTAAATTCAGCAAATTCTGGTTCTGATAATATTTTTGAAAAATACCTATTTATTGTATCTTTTTGTAGTGATTCTGCCATTATTTTTATTTATTTTTTAGTTTGAGTATGTTACTTCTGATCTATCAGTAATTAGTATTTCTAAATCAATTTCTACATAACCAGAAAATGTTTCAGTAGAACTAGCAAATAATGTTATAAAATAATCACGTTCCCTAGCAATACTATTATCTAGTATAAAAAATGCACTTGTTAGTGGTATTATATCACCAGTAATAGAAGCTCTAACCAATCCATTTGTGGTAAATGGTGTCATTGTATTCACAAATGTATTTACATTTTGTGCAACTACTGTTGATGAATTAGTGGTATTTATTATTTTTGCACCTTCAGGAATTGAGATAACTCCAACTAATAGTGCATATACTGTACTAGTGTCTTTAAATGATGCTTGGCCCTTTAATTTATATCGTTCATATATATCTTCATTATCATAGGTTACACTACCAGATAGTTTTACAAGTGTACTTTCTACTAAATCTTCTATAGTACCTTGTATATATTGATATGAAATACTTTCTCCTCCTGTACCTGGTGGACCTGGTGGACCATCTGCACCGGAAGTACCGGAAGTACCGGAAGTACCGGAAGTACCATTTGCACCAGATACACCAGATGTTCCACTAGGACCAGTAGCACCTCTTGCACCAGCCGGACCTGTTGCACCAGTTGCACCAATACCTGCAATAACTGATAATGTTCCACCAATTGACATAGTAAGTCCAGCACCTATACCAACAATCGAACCAGTAGCTGATAATAATTGTGATGAACTACCTATCTTACTGATATAAGTATTTTTTATAGCATCAAGATCTAACTTGTCTTGTGCAGACATAAAACCAGACGTTGATTGAGATGCAGTTGCGTGTAAAGTTCCTCCTAATTGATTACCGTGTGCGTGAATATGATCTTGTCTTGCAAACGCATTTTGAATACCTTCTTGATTAGTTGTTCCAATTGATTCTGGAACTCCAGTTGCTAAAGCATCTGCGCCACTATTTGGTAAATGTCTTGAGGCATGACTTTCTATTGTTACTCCATTTACTTGTCCTACTCCAGTAATTGAGTTACTTGCCATAACTAAATTATTTTGCATTGGTCTATTACCATTCACTAATAAATACTGAAGATGATCATCATTAGATAATCCTTGTAGATTGGCATGTGTTGAAGAAGCATTTACACCAGTTGCCTTAAAACCAATAATTGGTCTAATATCAATTATTTTATATATTGATGTATCACCTTCTTTAATAATGATACTTGCAATTGGAACTACTGCATCCTCAAAATAGTTTGGTGGTACGGGAAGATTTGCACCTTCAACATCAATTTCGGCACTATATTGTTCTTGACCTACAACTAAAAAGTATTTTTCTGTATCTCCATCACCATTTATATATAATGTATGTTTAGTAAAATATGATGCGGACATTCCAGTTAGTTCAGTACCGTTATCATATAAATTAGTAACTAAATTAGCTTCTTCTATAATCCAATCCATACCAACTAATGTAAATTGACTAAATGTTATTCCTGTACCTCCGGATGGTATATAGTTTTTACTACCAAAATAATAAGAACCACTTTCAATATCTAAACTGAAATTTGAAACCTCTGTTACTAATGAACCATCTTTGTAAATTGGTCCTAATGCTTCTCTATTAAATAAGTTTACTGCATTTACTGCATTTTTTGCATCTATATTACTTCTATCAATTAGAACTATTTCATTATCTTGAGTTACTACTCTACCTAAAATAATATTGTTACTTACATTAGGTAATGAAGAAGCTTGTGAAAATAAAAGATTTTGATTAATATAAATATACATAGCTGAGTTATCTGTTACTTGAAATAAAGTTTCCTCCCAATCAGATCTTATTACATTTCCACTTACTGCACTTATTAAGTAACCATATCCACTTGCTATGCTTATTGTCAGACCTGAATATGTTGATATTTCACCTCCTGCTAGAACACCCATTCCAGAACCTTCAAAAATAAGTGTTGATAAATCAGTATGAGTTCCATCACCATATGTTATAGATATTTTTCTTGTAATATCAAGCTCTCCATCATCTATATCTAAGAATGACCAAAATATATTATTACTATTATTAACAATTTTTTCATGTGAGCTACTTCCTTGAAATGTTCCAAAAGTATTAGGATGTTCAATAAAAAAATCACATTCACAATCTTTTATAGAAACTGAGTTTAATGTAAATCTTGATGCAGTACCAACATTTACAATTTCAAATCCTTTAGTAGAATTACTAATTTCAAAAGAAGATACATTTATATTAGCACCCTTTTGTCCATAAAAAGCAGAATCTGAAGCAAGAACTCCGATACTAGATCCTACAGAAACATTGATAGATGAATTTGTACCACTTATCCAATTTGATATAGAACCTGTTAAACCTGCTTCAGTATAATAATTTTCACAATTTGCAAATGCCAATACTCCATTTTCAGATTCAACTTTCATACCATATGAATATTCTCCATTAAAATCAATATACTCACCAAAAAAAGATGTATCTTTAGTAATACCTCTTACTAATACCATAGTATCACAATCATACATTGATATCTTATGTATAAGAGCAAATCCATCTAAATCTTCACAAACAATTGCCGCATGTCCGGGGCCTACACCCATTATAGTTAGATGTGATATATATATACCATCATTACATATAAATAAATCTTGATTTGGAGTATTAGGAACAACTTGTGTAATTTGTATATCACTACCAACAATACTTATAAAAGATTTTCCTGTAAAATCTATTTCATCTTCTTCAAAAATACCAGGTCCAACAGAAATCAAATATCTATTTTGATCTGATGAATCTGTAATTGAATCAACTGCTGCTTTAATAGAAGTGAAGTCACCACCTATTTTACTAACATATATAATATTAGGATCATTAGGTGAGTCTAATTGTACCCAATTATTATTTGTATAGATATATGAATGTGTACCATCATAATACATAGCACCACCAGTTGGATTTAAAGGAGTTGTAATTGGTATTAAGTTAAAATTACTTGTTGCCAATGAGCTAAATGTTGCAGATGTAGTAAGTGTATCAATTACATTAGTTACATAGTTTTGTACATCTCTATCAATTAGAAAAGGTGTTTTTATAATTAATATATCAATCTGTTCTTGTAATCTTGTTAAAGCTATTTTCGATTCATTTGATGTTGAAAACTCTAAATCTATTGATTTTAAACTTTTTAAACTAATTCTAATTATATTTGCAACTACTCTGGTATTTATAACGTTAAATGGATCAATAGTATATTTAACTATTAGATCTCTAGTTAATATTTTAATATTTCTATCAGACGCGGTTAAAGGTCTTAAAAAAGTATCATAACTATAAGGTGCTGTTACATATCCAATAGTACTTTGTGTTGCATTATCAACATAATCATTAGTTTGTAATAGTATGGCAATTCGTTGTTGTAATTTACTTTGTGCAGTTATTGGATCACTATCATTTATAAAATCCAATGATATTAATTTACCACTTTTTAAAGTGATTTTTAAAATATTTGTATCTGGTGTGACATCAGTTATGAAGGTAGGTTTAACTGTATAAGTTAAACTACCATTATCATCATATAATTTAATGTTTTTATCGGAACCAATTGGCTTTAAGAAATTACCACTACTATAACTCATTTTCTTATAAATATTTTTATATAACTATATATAAAAAATTACAAGTCAAACTATCCAAAATCTTTATTAACTTATTTTAACATATCCATAATATACTATTTGAGATGAACCACTATTATTAGTTATACCAAATGTAAATGTGTTTGAGTTTGAAATCGCTGGAGATGAGGTAATAATAGTTCCTGGAGTTCCAACTATCTGACTTGGTATTGATGTCAAAACCAAAGCATTTCCTGCAAGATAATACCAACCATATTGTGTACCTATTACAGGTACATTTGAGTTTGATAGTGTTACTGTTGCATTCCAATTAACAATACCATTTGGAATATTTCCATTTACCCACATAACATATGATTGACCAGCATCAACTGTAAAACTAACAGTATTTGCACCTGTAGATAAGTTCCAACTTCCTATAGTAGGAGGGATTCCGTTAGAACCAGTTACACCCTGAATACCCTGTATGCCTTGAGGTCCAGTTGCTCCTTGTGGCCCAATAGAACCAGAAGTACCACTTGTACCAGAACTACCAGGTAATCCTTGGAATCCATTAACACCAGATGTACCAGAAGATCCAGATGTACCAGAAGATCCATCGATTCCATCAATTCCGTCTATACCTGAAGTACCATCTGCACCAGAAGTACCAGATGTACCACTAGAACCTGTTACACCGTTTATTATTAAACTATCATTACTTGAAGATAATATAAAAGGAGAAGCAGTTGTACCTAAATTAATACTATTTACAACTAATGATTGACCATCAGTTGATAAAGGAAGACCTCCAATATAAATTGTTTGTCCAGAAACGTGTAAACTTTTCCATTGTGATGCACTTGTTCCTAAACTATACTGACTATCAATTGCAGGGATAATATCAGTTGTTAAATTTGTTAAGTCTAACGGTACTGAACTAGTTGCAGCATCTGTAACCATACCACTTAGATTAAGATACCAGAAACTATAAGTTCCAGAACCTGATGAAAATGTAGTTACTAATGACATATCACCAGTTTGTGTATCATAATAATCAATTTGTCCTACGAAGTAAGAGCCATCAGTTTCATAATCAGAATTATATAAATTAGGTAAATCACTATAAATTACAACATTTTGTGCAGTACTATAAGCCAAATCTGTTTGTGTTACTAAATCAACAACTTGTCCAACAACAGGAGTTTCAAGTGTTGTACTTGATGTTGCGGCATATCTATCAGCAGATCCGGTGGCACCTTGTGATCCGGTAGGACCAATAGAACCGGTGGAACCAATAGAACCGGTTGTTCCTTTTGGTCCGATAGAACCGGTTGTTCCTTGTGGTCCAGTAGGTCCAACAATAATACCAATTTGTTCAATTTGATATTGTATATAATTTTGAATATCTTTATCTATTAAAATTGGAACTTTATTAGTTAAAGTATCAATTTGTTGTTGTAATCTGGTTAATGCAATCTTTGCCTCATTTTTACTTGAAAAACTTAGTAGTATAACTTTTAAAGATCTTAAACTTATTCTTAATATATTATTAATAGCAGCAACATTTGTAATAACAAATGGATCTATTGTATATTTAATATCATTAGTATCATCTAAAATTTTGATACTTTTATCTGATTCAGTAATTGGTCTTAAAAATTTATCGTAACTATAACTCATTATTATATTTTTTTTTAATCAATTATCGTAAGGTCCATATGAACACCTTCTAATGTATTATGTGCAATATCAGAGAAGTTAAATGTTACTGAATAAGTACCAGGTAAATTAATAGTTGATATAGTACTTACAGAATCACTTATAATCAAATTAGAAGGCTGCATAGACATTGTTCCGTCTCTATTATCAGTTATTGTGTAAACTAGTAAATCAATCAATGTAGGCTTATCTAAATAAGTTCCACTTGCAGTTCCATAATCTAATAAAGAAATTGTTGTAGAGAAAGTTAGACCCATTGAAGTGTCATATGGTCCATTTAGTAAATCACCATCAAATGCTATAAAATCACCGGTTTGACCAACTTGTTCGTAGAAATAAATAATAGGATCTTCATTATCACCAGATTGATATAATTCAATATTAATATTTGGATTCTCAATAACAAAGTTTAGTAATGAATGGGCTTGATAAGCATCATACTCTGTTAAAAATTGTAAGAAAATTGTTCCAAAACTAGCATCATCAATAATCAAAATAGAACCTGTTTTCTCAATTGTTTCAATATTTGCAATTTCAAGATAAATCAACGGTCTTATAGGAGTTCCTTTGTCATTTATCTTAATAGATTCTCCAACAATGTGTGACTTAATATCAGTCCAGTTTAAACCAACAAAAGAAGTACTCGATTGATTTATAGAATCATTAAAGAATGTATATGTGTCATCAATAACACCAACCATAACATCTAATGATACTGGGTATTTTTCACTTGGATTTGATAAATAAAGTTGTTTGATTCTATTAGTTGAATTACCAGTTAAAACCATCATTTGTGCCATTGGATAAACTTTTGCCAAATCATTATAATAGCTCCAGGTAATATAGTTATCTTCTTCGATTACAGATTTTTGATTATAAATAGCTTTTATACAAAGAAAAGTAGCATTATCTCCTAAACCTAAGTGGTTTAATAGGTAGTTATTTTGTCCTGCTTTAAGTACTACTCTACTTCTAAGAAGTTGTTTGTAAGGCATTCTTAAATCAGAAACAGTGAGTCTATCTACTGTATTTGCACCTTCTATTGCTATGAAATCTCCTCCACTTACTTTTATATATTGAGCACTAGCTCCAAATAATGATGTTCCACATGATGCCATAATAAATTATTTAATTTTAATGTATATATTAAAATTTAAAAATCTATTTACTTAATATCTTCAACATTTATTGTATATCTCTCTTTAAGGACTGTAGAGTCTGATACTCTAGTGATTTTAATTTTCTTACCTTTATTTAAACTAAAATAAGGAACATTTGATAATTGTCCAGATATATTATAGGGGAATGAAGCAGAAGCACCATAAGCAACAAAACTTTCATTTGTACTAATATCTAAAATAATAGTTTTTGCAGGTGCTGAAGGAACAGACTGAACAGTATATTGACCAGAAAAATCATATATAGATGAAGTACCAATAAATAAATTATTTAAGTAAAGTGTATCACCAGGTTTAATCGAGTTTGAAATTAAAGCTTGACTTTCAACTAAAGTAACTTCTAATCTAGAATTAACGTTCATATTTAACGGTTGTGTTAAATCAATGTTAAATTTGAAATCTTTCCATAAATAAGCAGAGTTAGATTGCTGTGTATTCTCATTATAGAATACTGGTAAGTCAATTGAACCTGCAAGTAAAACTTGTGTATTTGTACTAGTAGTAACTATATCACTATTCATATAAATATCCAACATCTTATTTTGAGTTGAAAAGTCTCCACCATTTATATGAATATCTACTGATTGTAAATAGTATAGATCTTTATCTAAAACAAATGTTAGTTTATCATTATTTGGTAAGTCAATTTGTACTTCGTCATCATTAGTAAAGTTAACAAAGAAATCTCTATTTGTAGGAACTGCTAAAGTAATTGGTATAACTCCTTGTGAATTATACATCTCTGACGCATTATAAACATAAATTCGTTCATAATTAGAAGCAACTGAATCTAATACAATAGAAGGTGGTGTTCCTGGTATAGTCGTTACGTTAATTGTTGGTGATGCAACTAATTGATTAGTTGAATATAATCTTAAAAGTGTTTCAAGATTAGCTATTTTGGCATTTAAAGTGGTTAAATCCGTTTGTGTATAAAGTAAACTTTTTAAATAAGCAACATCATCTCTAACATTTGCTTGTTCTGCAATTAAATTAATAAAACTATCATTAGTTGCGGCTAATCTCGACATAGAAGTATTAAATAAATTCATACTAAACATAGAATTTATAGCTTCTGGATTATAAGTATCTTGTGGATTATCATTTATAATGTTAAAGTTTAGGTTTAAACTAAACGAATAAGCAGTACCATCTTGAACACCATTAGTTACAAACTTTTTATAAGTTGGAAATCTTAAACTAGTTTCTTCAGAAATAACATTATTATCAGGATTATCTAAGAAAGAAATACCATATAAGTTAGTTCTAACATTACCTGCATTATCCTCAACATTATAATACCATAAAATTGCATTAAACTCAAATGCAATTGGTGGTAAATTATTTATTTCTAAAGCATTAAACTGATCAAAATTTGTTAAATTTCTGTTAAGAATATTCATTTTAACATAGTGATTAGTATTAAAGTCCATAGAAATACCATCGATTGCTTTACCATTGATTACTGGATTATTTATATCACCAACAACACCATAATAAGAGCCGCTTCTTCTTACGGAGTCACCATTTGCAGTTTCATATGTAAAGTCTAAGGTGTCAAATTGTCCAAAATAAGAACCAGGATAATTTTGTGGGGTATTTACAATTGGTGAACTAAATGATTCTGCACCAACTATTTCTGGTTGATATTGACTTGGTACTATTGGAAATGTTTGATTTGGTTTGTAATTGACATCAATCATTGTTCTAAATAAAACATCTGGAGTTCTACCAGTATGATCTGGAATATGAGCATGAACCTCTGTATAAGAACGATTAGCTTCTTGTACATTACTAACACCTTGTATCTCACCAATATATTGTACTAATCTATTATAAACTACTTTAGCTTGGCCAGTAGTCTCTGTAGAAAAACCAAGACCTGATGGACAATCAAATGTTACAGAGGTTGAACTAACAGATCTTACTTTTAAATTTATACCTGTATTACTATCTATTCCACCTAGTTCTAAAATAACTGCGGCATTACTTACGTTATATATGTTAACTACATCCCCAACAACTAAATTAGTCACACTATTAAATGTTACTACTAATAGACCGTTAGGTGCATCGAAGCTTACAATATCCCAGTCAACAACTTCTCTTTCTTTCCAAAGATATTCTGGAAAGTATTGATCATCATTTAAACTAGCTGATTGAAACTCTGCTAAATTACTAAAATACTCATCATCTGGAATAGCTGGTTCAAAATCGATTATATTTAATTTCTTACACCATTTAAAGAAAATCTTTTCAGTAGTTGTTTCTAATGCATTATTATCATAGTAATAATCAGTATTATTTAATCTTGATTCTTTTATAACAATTTCTTGATTTGCAACATAATTTCTCAAAGATTCAATTATTTGCTCTTGATATGATGCAGCAGGTGTGGCATTTATTGATTTTCTAAATGAACCATCGAAATCAAAATAAACTGGTTTTGAAGCAGTTCCTGTACCCGGTTCTAAGTTTTGTTTAGGTAAATTTAATAAAGTGTATTTAGAGAAATACATTTTATAATTTGAGTTCTGATAAGCTGCTGAAATGTCTTCTGCTGCACTTGGAAAAGCATAGAACGAAGTACCGTTAGTCTTTAGGGATTTATACAATGGTGTCATAAAAAATCAATATATAGTTTTTCATATATATAAAAAAATGAAACCTCTATTAAATCAAAAATCCTCACTTACTGAGGATTTTTATTTATCATTTTAACGACTTCCATAAAAGCACGTTCTGTTCCTTTTATAACATATTCATATAAGCCAAAAGCATTTACTTCTGTAGGAGATTCATCATAGAACTTTATATTATTCAAAATCTCATCAACATCATTTCTAAACTTTAAGTAGAAATCATAAACATCTGAATCATTTATAAATCCTTCAACTTTAACATCTTCTGGATTCTTTTCAAATGATTCAATAAATGATTTTAATTCACCACCACTTTTTTGTATAGTGTTTTCAATCATTTTTTGAACTTCTTCCATAACCTCAGGGTATTTAGAGTTATCCAATGTTTTAATACCCTCTGGTGCAGCAGTTGGTTGTTCTTGTACTGGTTGTTCAGTCTCATCAGCCTCGTTTATAAATTGTGAATATCTTTTTAACATAATCTATATATTTTAATTCCATTTTGCTTTTTCTCCAAAAATACCATTATACCAGATACCACCTTTCCAAAGTCCAGTTTCAAATATACCATTTGTCCATATACCTGATTCCCAAGTAGCATTTTTAAATCTACTAACAACTCTTAAATTTGTTTCAACATCAATAGCATAGATACCTTGTGGATTATAATAATAAGGAGACTCTAAATTGATATAAACTTTAGTTGTTTTATTATTCAAATCTACATCAGCATATATCACTCTGTATCTATCTGAAGTAAAATAACTAACATAAGGTATTCCATTAGTAGATAGTGTTGATGGTTTATTACTTAATATACTAATCTCATCACCTATTTTAAATCTAAATATACCATTTAATTTAATATAACTTTCACCGTTTACAGTATCATTGATAAAATTGATAACTTGAATATCCTCCAATATACCACCATACCAAGTACCTGCTTTAAAATTAATATCATAAACAATACCACCATATAAGTTACCAGTATACCAATTACCAGTATGCCATATTGAATATTTATGTGATTCAGAAACTTCTGTTACTCCATTACTATCAGAAATTAATCTAGAGTAGAAGCTACCACTCAACCACTCACCTGAATGCCAATTTGCAGTTCTACTGTTATAAGCTTTTGTTCCAAATCTTGCAGTATTATTCTTTTCTTCAAAAATACCTTTATACCACATACCATTTTCAAAATCACCACCATTCCATTTACCATCAATCCAAAAGGATGCTTCGTTATTACAGTTAAGAATACCATCGTTCCAAGTACCGGTTATCCAAATACCACCAGAAAATTCTCCACTATTCCAAGTACCATCATTCCAAATACCCTTATACCAATCACCTGCATTCCAAGTACCACCATACCATCTTCCATCAACCCAAGTACCATCATTCCAAGTACCATCATACCATCTACCAGTAAACCAAGTAGATAATGATTTATCAGATGTATTATTACCAATCTCAACTGAAATTAGATTATCTGTAATTTTTTTAGCATCCCAAGTACCACCATACCAATCACCAGATTTCCAAGTACCTGATATCCAAGTACCACCAAACCATCTACCACATTCCCAGATACCTTTATACCAAATTATATTTGTACCATCTGTTCCAATAATAGCATTTCTTATTTCTGCTTCTAATACCCAAGGAAATCTTAATGATAATGTTTCAACAGTTAAACCATCAACTAATCTAAATCTAAATCTATTAAAGTCAACATTTATTAAACTATGTACCTCACCACTTAATTTTAAGTTGTCAACACTTAATTCAACTGCATTTTTACCTCGTTTATCAATACCAACATCAATAATATCAACAGGTTGATAATTTAAGAAAGGATCCCTTTTAACATATTTTACAAACCCACTATCATGTGAAACTACCGTACCAAGTGGAACATCTATATAGAAACTGTTATTAGTAACAACTGTAACATTATGATAACCAAAGTATTGTTGGTTTAAAAATTGTGATGATTGTGTACCACCATTAAACTCTAAAACAACCGCATCTCCAGTTTTTAAGTCATGGTCTTTTTTACATATAATATAAAATTTATATTGAGACGACCCATCTGGTAAATAACTTGACGTATCCTGTATTTCAAGATTATACTCTTTTGCCAATCTAGTCATATTCATTGCCAACTCATTCTTATAATCAATGTAAATTAAGGCAGATAATTCCTTAATAGTATCAACATCAGATAATAATATTTTAGCATATGAATCTGTCGATATTTTAAAGTTCATATCTCTTTCATAAGTATAGAATTCAGAACCATTTGTAATAGATTCTTTTCTTAATCTAGCTCTTTGAATATTGTTTAACTCTTGTAAATCTTGACTTATCTGTATTAACTTTCTTCTTGAGATTATATCAATATAAGCATGATCTTCACCAATAGCATAATTCATATTTTTATGAAACTCTATGACATAAAAGTCAAATGGGGCATCTACTTTTCTAGTATCAATATACTTTTTCATTACTAATAATCTTTCGGTAGTACTTGCTGTACCAGACTGTGTATAGATAGTTACATCTACAAAAGTATTAATAAAGATACTCTCCCATTCAATTCTTAGATCTGGTCCGAAAAGTATTTTATTACTGGTTAATGATTGTCCAGGATTAGAAGAAAAACTCATTCCATTATAATCAATAAATGTACTTGAAATTGCTAAACTATCTGGTGATGTACTTGGAATACCTCTATAATCTGGCATTGCAAAGTATTCTTTGTTTGCATAAAATTTAGGATTACTAACTGTTTTATCACTTATTTGTTCTAAATAATCCAATAAATTATATGTTGGTGTATAACCAAATTTTAGGAATCTGTCTGTATAGGACATTGTTGCAATAACATAACTTAAACTATCATTGGCAAAAACATTTGTTGCTAAGTTGTAATAAGAAGTTAAGTTATTAAACTTGGCATTTATATCAATACTAGGTATTTGATTGGCAACATTATTATAAACTAATTCATATGCGTTTGAGATAGGATGTAAATTAAAATTATGCTCTAATTCACTGACTGTTTTATACTTATTCAAGTTTGTTATAGTAATAGGATTTGTGGTTTTTGTTAAGTTTGTTGTTATATTATCATTAAAATTAGTAAACAAGTAAACATATTTATAATCTCTAACAGTTGGTTTAGTAAATTGATCACCACCTGTAAAGGTTTTTATTGTTCTAATTTTATTTACCACAAAATTACCATCAACAACATCACTTTCTAATCTAATAACATCACCAATATTAACTTTGTATAAAGTAGGATCTACTTTTAGAACCATTATGTAATCATAAACATATAATGATTTTGTATTAGTAGGATATGTAATTGTAATTGGTGTCTGTCCAATTGACAAGATTCCAAACTTACTTTGTTCGTTATTTAAAATCGTAGGTGCTAATCTTGATAACTCAAACTCTGTATTATCTACACTATTACCATTAACCAATTGATATGATGAACTAATTGGAGTATATGAGAATGTTGTGGAGATTTCAACTTTTGTACTTTCATCAAGTGGTATAGTCGTAGCAGCATAATACTCAAATGTTTTTGAAGTATCTTTCCAATAAGTTAACCAGTTTGTTTCAGACTGTGTCATAAAACTTGGTGCAGTTGCTCCTTGCACTAATGGATTAAACCAAAGATTTGACAACGATTCTGTTAAATTTATATTTGATGAATTTGTATAAACAAAAGTTAAATCCCAACTTGTAAGTGAACCTGTAAGTACTGGTTTTGGTTTAGATCCAATAATTTTACTTTCACTATCAGCAACAAGTGGTGTTTCAACATATATAGATAATGTCCAGTTTCCTACAATAGTACCGATTAAGTTTGATAGTAGTGTAGTGTTTGATAAATACCCAGTTGTACCTTTATGTAAAATTTTATCCATCTGATATGTATTATTATCATATAACGTATCAGAAGTATCAGCAAAATTAGTATATAAACCACTAGTAGTAAATTTAGTATTTACAAAATCGGTTCCTGTACCAGTATTGTCTCTTTTAAGATTTATAATTTTGCCATTAGGTGCAGTCAAATTAATATTCAAGTTAGTTAGTTCACTACTTGTTAAGTTTAGATTAACAACAATATCTAGTGGTTGTGGCTGTGTTTGAGTTACCTGAATAGTATTTAAAGTATTTGTATATGTTTTTATTTGAGAACTCGTACTGGAACTAACTGTATAATCAGATTGTGTTCCTAATAAGATATTTACTGAGTTTGGTAATCTATATTCCCCAGTATCAGTAAAGAAGTTTAATTTACTTGCAATATCATAATCAAGAAATAACATTTTAGACTTTAATCTTGATTCAAATTTATCATCAAGTAAATGAAATGATAGTTGACTAACAGTTCCACCAGTAACACTATATGTTGATGATTGTAATAATGAGTTATTTCCACATATTAAAAGTTCATTATTATAATTGTATATTTTATTGACATATAAAGAACTTTCTGATTTAGAAACTTGTTTTCCAACTACTGTATTTGAATATTGATTATCTACACCAATATATTGATAAGCAGATAAATCAAAGGTTGATATACCCTGAAATGTACCTTGATCTGTAGTATTATCCCAACTAAAGTAGAATTTTGATGTTCCATTTACATTAGTAATATTTGTAATTCTACCGTGATCTTGTGATAAACCTAAATAAATAAAGTCAAAATATGGAATAGAACCATTTATATCATAAACAATAACTTTATTATTATCAGTTGTAAGTAATAATATTTCCTTTTTCGGTAGAGAAGAAGATTGTGTAAAGTATGAGAAACTTAATCCCCAATTACTTTCTTTGTGTGCATAAATATCATTTATATTATCAACTAATAAATATTCCTCATAATCATCGATGAATCTTGATACTCTTCTTTTATAAACATCCCATCCAGTAATATCCTCTTGTAGTTCTAAAAATACACCGGAATTACCCACAATATAAATTATATTAGAAGCATAAAAGATTGCTTTATTATAATAATAAGCAGAGAAATCATCTACTATAATTTTATCCCAAGTGTTACCACCATCTTTTGTAATTAAAATAGTATTTAGTTCTCCTACAATAACACCTTTTAGATTATTATAAAAAGATATGGATTTTAAATTTGTTTCAAATCCACTATCAATTTTACTAATAGAGAAGTCAGACTTACTAACTCTTAGTATAACACCTTCATCACCACAAATCCAGTAGTATTTTTCGGTTTTTGTAATACTTCTTAAATTTACTTTGTATTTATTTGGAACAATTGTTGATGTACCATATTGGGTATTTAAAATTACTCCAAACTCTCCTACTGCAATTGTTCTTTCAGGAATACTATAAGTTACTCCATCTAAATTAAATGATTGAGTAGCATATTTAACAATATCATAATAGTTTATTTCAAATAGATTATTATAATCAACTCTATTTCTTAATAACCAGTTATGTTTTTCAACAAACTCGATTGGCTCATTTAATGAAGTAGTAGGGTAATATCCATTTAATAATCTACTTAAATGAAATTGTTTTTGTGTATTAGTATTTCCCAACTTAACAGAAACACTATATCTAATACAATCTTCATATAATGATAAATCATCTGTTTTAGTTAATCTATTATTATTGAATAGATAGATACCATTATCAGAGTTATAAAAATTATATTCTACAGTAGCACCATAATCTTGAACAACATAATAAGGACCTCTAAAATAGGTATTAGGATCTGTATCAAATGGTAAAACAGTTGTACTCAATTGATCTTTAACCAATACTCTATGTCCGTTTACCAATCTAACTCCGTCAATAGTTAAATTAGTGAAAACTTCATTTAGGTTTATTATTTGAGCAATAGTGGCAACATCTACATAAATATAGTTTTTAATAGAATCTTTTATCAGTCTATCCGGTGTGAATAGATTTTTTAAAGTTAAACCATATTCAGAAACGTATTTTTGATAGTAGTCATATTCTGATACTTGATTTATAGGACTGGCATTTAAGGCAGGAATTACAGCATTACTGTATTGTGAACCGGCTAAACTGATAAACCAATTTCTAGGTTCATACTCACCTAAAATATCATAGATATTATCTAAGTTATTTACTGGTAAATAAGTTGCACCACTAAGACATTTAGAATAGAATCTTGTAGAGTCTAATTCTTGTTTTAGATAATCAAAATTACTTTTTGATAATAAATCGTTGGTGGTAACCCACTTGTTAAAATCAGTATTAAATGTCCACATAAATTATTTCTTTACTTTTATCTTCCAAATAACTGTTTTGCTGTCTAACTTAACATCACTTTTAATGATTTTAACTTTTGACTTCTTTAGAACCTCTCTTATATCCGATATAAAGCTATCATATTGATAAATATCTTTTATATAGTCAGAAATGTCTATTGAGTAATAAGTTTCATTTGAGAATATTAAATCATAAATTAAATCGTCAGTTTTATTCACAACAAAAAAATTTTTTTCATTGTATATATTAAAATATAAGGACCTTTAAAGGGAAATAATTAAGATTGTTTATAACGTTTCATAATTTCAATTAAGAATGGATCTCTAACTATATCATCTTCTGTAAACTCAATAAATCCAATTCCTGGAATTCCTTGTAGTCTATCCCAAGCATCATCTAGTCCACATTTCTCTCCTTTATTCAATTTTAAGTCAATTTGATCAGAATCTCCCATTATTACTAATTTAGATTCCTCTCCCATTCTGGAAATAAATGTTTTCATCTCTACTGGTGAACAGTTTTGTGATTCATCAAAAATACAAAAAGAGCCAACTGGTTTACCATTCGCATCCCATTTTCCAAATGTAGATCCTCTTAGAAAGTTTAAAACAGTATCTTTAATAATACCTCTTTCTTTTAGTAATTTTGTTGGTTCATTTCCGATTAGTTTTGTTAAACTATCATAAAAGTGTGTGTAGTAACTTAGTGTTTTTTCGTTTATATCTCCAGGTAAAGCACCTAAACCTCTAGTGGATGTTATTTCAACAATTGGTTTTGTTAAAACTATTTGATCAATATTTATTGAAGAGTCTTTAATACATTCTAATGCAGTTAGTAAAGAAATTAAAGTTTTTCCTGTTCCTGCAGCACCTCTGACAAATGTTATTCTGTTTTCCAGAATAGTGTCGTGCATTTCTTTTTGTTTTTTGTTTTTGAATTTACAATTTACTTTAAATTGTGGAGTGCCTTGTGGTACAATTTCTTGTTTTGGTAATCTTTTTTTAGGTTCAACCTTTTCGTTTGTTTCGTCTGCAATTGGTTTCTTTGTGGTTCTTCTGCGTACACTCATAAATTTAAAGTCTTATTTTTTTAATATATATTATATTACTCCTTCTCTATAAAGATTAGAAAAGGTTTATAAATTTTAATATATACTTTATGAGATTTCTATTAGAATATAAATCATTTTACCAAGAAGGAGACGTAGTGCTTATAGAGTACTGGTATAACGATATGCTTACCCCAGTGAAAATCATTGAAAAGGTTTCAAAATCAAGATTTAAAGTAAGTCATGATGTTGAAGGTTCAGAAATAAAGAATGCACCAGATGAAGTAATAAAAACGTCAGACATATTAGATAAACATAAAAAAAACCCATCATAAGATGGGTTTTTTATTAGTCTAACATTTGTTCTACTAAACACTCGTAGAAAAATCTATCATATTCGTTATTTTCAACGTCTAAGTATTGTTCTTTGATAATGTCAAGTTCTTCGTCTTTTAATCTAATACCATTGTATTTAGTTAAAAGCCAATCGTATTGTCTGTCATTTGCAACAGAAATCTCGATTAAGTTATTATCTCCATTATCGAAGTAAGTTTTACCTCTTTTGGTTTTTTTACCACCTCTTCTTGTAGATCTTTTACCACCATTTCTAACCATTATATCATCTTGATCTTCCCAATCAGAGTAGTAATCATAGTCTCTATCTTTCTTAGTAGATCCATTTCTACTCCAAGAACTACCACTTGATCTGTATGAAGTACCATAATTACTCCAATCTGCTGGGTAAGAACTTGTTGAATAACCACTTGAGTAAGTAGATTTGTAAGTTTTACCTTCATAAACAGCAGGGTCTCTTTTAGTTGGTAAGTTCTCCCAGTCAACTAATAAACAAGCACTTGCCAAATTTACTAAGTGTCTAATATCTTGATTTTCATTTTTAGTGTGTTCTGAATAATATCCTACAGAAACATTTGTACATTCTGGAATAAGATCAACGAACTCAGCCGAGTCAGTGTAAACACCACCATCATCTTTAATATATTTTAATTTATAATCTGACTTGTTTAACTCTGAACATAAAGCATCTGCAAAAGCATCTGAACAACATCTTGCCCAAGATTGGTGAGTAATAATTGAAGTAGTACCTCTTCTATCAAAAGAAATAATTCTATCATACAGACCTTTAAATTCATCATATTTTGCGGCTAAACCAGAACCAATACAACCAACTTCTTCACCAATAAAAAAGTAGTAAGTTCCTGGTATATTATGTTTCATCATCCAAATCATAACTGATACACCTGCTTTATCATCGGCACCAAGTGTAGTTGTACCATCAGTTCTAATAGTTTCACCATCAAGTACGTGTTTTACGTCTTCGTGTTTACTAGAAACGGTATCTAAGTGAGAAGCAAAAATAGTTCTTGATTCTCCAATTTTGTAGAAGTAATTTCCGTGAGTATCTTTACTAAGGTCTTTTGGTAAATAACCAAGTCTAACCATTTCATTCGCAATTATATCCTCAGAACCGTGAGGATAAGTCTTTGAAGTTAGTTTTAAGAATAATTCAGGAATAAATTCGTTTACGTTTATCATCTAATTTTTTTATTTATACAAATATACAACAAAATTTATAAACAAACAACAATTTTATAATATATATTGTTATAGCTGTTATATAATTCATGTCGGGTATCAATAGGATACCTTTGAGATTTTTATTTAGAATCAAAGATATGGATAAAAAAATTAAAAAACAAAAAATGGCAAAGAAAACTGCAACAACTATTACAGCACCAGCTGCTTGGATAGTTAATTCGAATGATAGAGGAAGAAAATCTATCAAAAAAGGTAAAGTTTATCTTCAAGATAAAGAAGAATTTCAAATCGAACTTTACAACCCACTACAAAACTGCGTTTTAGCAGACATCAAATTAAATGGTAACTCAATTTCAAAATCAGGTTTAGTTTTAAATCCTGGTCAAAGATTTTATTTAGATTGTTTTATTGATGATAAAAAGAAATTCATTTTCAATACCTATGAAGTAGATGAAAGTGATGAAACTCAACAAGCTATTGCTAAAAATGGATTATTAGAAGTTTTCTTCTATAAAGAATCTGTTGTTACATTAGAAAATTGGAATGATAAGTTTAATCGTATTCTAACTGGTAGAACTTATCCTTACTGGGTTTATCCAAGTTATCCTTGGAGTGGTGTTTACTATGGCACTGGTATTACTACTGGTGTTTGTAACACTACAACTACTGCGGGTAATTTCAATTTAACAAATACTACTGGTACTGCTTATTACTCTAATACTACACCAATCAATGCTTGTTATACAAGTGATTTTTCTCTTACGAGTTCAATTGGTGGTTCTATGGAAACTGGTAGAATTGAGAAAGGTCAAAAATCTCAACAAAAATTTGAATCAATTGATATGGACTTTGATAAGTATTACATTGCTTCAACAATTTTACAAATCTTACCAGAAAGTAGAAAACCAGTTGAGACAAAAGAAATAAAAAAAAGTACTACCGTATCACTTGATAGTATTGTACTTTTAGAGAAACTTGGTGAACTTCATAAAGCAGGTATATTAACTGAAGAAGAATTCACTACAAAGAAAGCAGAATTACTTTCTAAAATATAATTAAACTAATAACAGCTATAGAATAAAAGAGGGTTTTTAACTCTCTTTTTTTTTATATATATGATATGAAATACTTAAAGACGTATAATGAATCAAAAAGTAGAAAGTTTGGTTTTATGTCCAAACCAGAAGAAGGAGAATTAGAGGAACTTAAAGATTTCTGTGAGACAAATTTAGCTTATCTTGTAGATGAAGACTTTGTAGTTGAGGTTTCAAATGATTATACACATAAAAACTTTCATATCTCTATTCTTAAAGAAGGAAGTATATATAAGGGATTTACTTGGGAAGAAGTTAAAGACTATTTTATTCCTTTCCTGACACACTTGTCAAGAAACTATTCTATATGTTATGAACAAGTGATGTTTAGTCCATTAGTAGATAGATACCCACAAGTATATACATCATATGATGTTGATAGAGTAATATCAAAAGAAGATTTTAGTGTTTTACCTTTTTCAAGTGAAATACCAAAGTCTGCTTGGTTACAACTTTATCCTATATCAGAAATCTCAATTGACATTGAATATAAAATGAATTTAGAAGACTAACAAAAAACCATCAATTAAGATGGTTTTTCTGTTTCTTTTATTAAGTCGAGTATTCTTTGTTGACTATCTTTACATTGTTCTAAACATTTTTGTATCATTTCTAAACCTTCAGGATGATTTAAAATCTTATCTAATCTTTCTTCTGATAATAAGTCCACTAACGTCCAGAATGGACCCAACTGATTTCTCAATTTAGCTTGTGGTGTTTCATTTACCCAATTTCCTTCAAGGTCTTTATGACCTGTACTTTCAGTGAATTTTTTCATTATTTCTGTAAGTTCATATATTCTTTTAACTTCAATAAAATATAATCTGTAATTAGATCAGATGTTTCTAAATTCTTTAATTGGCTTATATTTACTTTTACTGATTTAGAAATTGCTTCGTGTTTTGTACCATCACCTTTTGGAACAATCTCGTGATAATCCTTTTCGTGTAAAGCAATAATATAAGGGTAAACCTTATTCGCATTCATCTTTGTTAAGAATAAAGGTCTCAACGGTTCTAGTTCATAATCTTCTCTTAAAACAATTCCGGCTTCTTCTTCAAGTTCTCTAGTAATTGCTAAGTCGTGTGCTTCGCCTTCTTCAACGCCACCACCGACTAATGTAAGATGATATTCTTGCCCGTCTGTGTACTTGAATGTTGGGATGTATTCGTATCTTAAAACGACTTGATTTGACTCGATTAGGTAAGGAATGCAAACAACATAATCTTTATGTCTTACGACTGACCAGTCTTCAAATTTAATGACTGACATATGTTTATCTTGATAAACTGGTTCTTCTTTATCTTTTTTAAATTCTTCTTTTGGTTTAAGGTTACTAAATTTATCCACTTTATTATATTAGTTTTTCTTATATATTAAATTTTAGTATCTATAATTTTTGGTAGCCTTTCTACATTTAATTTGAGATTTCACATTGTTCAACTCAGAAGTACCTGCTTCTAAACGAGCAGACTTTCTCTTTAGTACCAAGCCTTCGATCATATCAATTTCTACTAAATCATTATACAACTCTAAGAAGTTTGATGTATAAGACTTCACTCTATAGATGTTTTCTGAGATACCGTATAAGTAAGGTTTATCAGAGTTATTTGTACCATACAACTGGTCAAGTAATATAACTCTTTCTTCAAAAGTTTTTCCTACTAAAGAATCACCATTCAAAACAAGAATATCGAATATAACAAACTTGTGATTGAAAACTTTACGGTTTTCATCACTTTTTGATTTGTTCATATATTCGCCATTGATTACCATCCACTCACCATTTCCACGGTACATAGATTTTATCTCTTCATCAGTAAGTCTAAAGTTTATAAGTCTACCATTGTGTCTATTCATTACAACGTGTTTTTCACCATTAGTGTAAATGGTGCAGTTTGATCCATTCAACTTGGGCTGTGCTAAAAGTGTGTTATTATCCCAGAAGTCTAAATCACTAGACATTATGGCATTACGAGGTCTGGGAGGAAAAATATAGGTATATTTGTTGTATTTTTTCATAGCTCAAATATACAATAAAAAAATAAATCCACCAAATTTTGGTGGATATTTATGCAACATCATGATATAGTATATAATCGCCTTAAAGACCCCAATTAAAGTGTTTAAAGATTACAAATAAATCCAGGTTATGTTTTTGTTTACCCGTGAACATATGATTCTCAGCATTATTAACCATTGCTATCTTTTGTTCGGTAATTTGAACAGGATCTTGTATTTTTACATTTCTACCTTTAAAAGCAAAGGTATTATACTTTACATTACCAGTATTTAAAAAGAAATCAACCTGATAAGTTTTTCGTTTATTAAATATATTTCTCCATTTAAAACTTTCGGTAATATATTGATAACCAAGTCTATCAGAAGTAGTCATTATATTTTCATCACCATAAGTATCTTTATGTAAAACACCAGCAGGTCTTTTATTCACAATTAAATCTATATCAGAGATAGGTCTATTTAATAGACCATATAAATCTAAAGCCAATGATCCAGAGATAATTGCATCTGGATATTGTTCAATAATAAAGTTTAGATAGTTTGAATATAAATCAATTAGATTATCTGCTACCTCAAATTTTATATCTTCAGTAACCATTCTAATCTTTAGATTTCTCATTTCACTTAAAGGTGAAAAGTCTAGTGGTATTGATGTGTATGTGTATCCTACCATTCTCCGTTAAGTTCTTCTTGCATTAGTTCATATTCTAAAAAGTCTCTATACATTGCGTCTAAAGCTTCCATTTGATCTGCTGAGTAAAATTCTGCGTCGTAGTACATAGTTTTCTTATTTTGTTCTACTCTGCACCATGCAGAGTGTGTTTATAAAATAGTCCTTACCTATTCAACCCAAGTACAAATAATTAAATTACATCAGAAAGATATTGTCCTTCTTTAAGTTCAATTTTATTACAACCTTCTTGTGCTTCTAACTCATTTATCCAAGAATCCCAATTTTTATTTAGTAAATCTACAAATGTACTTGTATTTCCTCTATCAATATATCTTTGTATATACTCTTTTTTAATTTCATGACTTGGATAAACTAAAGTAAAAGGAATTCTGTTTCTTACTAATTCATCCCTAACTTCCTTGTGAGAAGAAACCATGATTATATCTACTTTACCTAAGTTAGACTTTATATGCTCAATATAATTTTGTGGAAAATGGGTCTTATCAAATTTACTTGAATCCGAATCTAAAACCTCTTTATCTTTATTTTCTCTAAAAAAGTGAGACTTTCCACAACCTGGAAATGCAGAGATAACAAGTGTCTGCTTTTCAAAGTGCTCATTAAATTTTTTTAATTTCATATTTTTATTTTTTATATACATCTTTTTTAATTAAATCACCAAGTGTTGGTCTCTCAATTCTTCCAGTTCCACCTGGAAGTCCTAGTAAATCATTTATTTTTCTTTCTCTTAAAACTGCCTTTGGATAGAATGATTCCATATCTACTATACGATAAGCATAATAAGCCCACTTTCTTTTTCTGGTACAGGGACCTAAAAGAACCTCGGTTAAAATTTCTTTTTCTAAATCTTTATCGATATAACCATAATCATCAAATTGATCATAGTAAGAATCATAATAATCATAGTAGTCCCACCACATGGTTTCTTCCATGTTTATTTCCGATCTAAAAAGTTTACCCTCGTATGTTTTATTTATTGGTCTCATTAAATAACTTTCCTATTCTCCAATCTCTTACATTTATCTTAAAATCTTCAAATGATTCAGAATCTGCTAATAAGTCAATTCTTTCATTTATTTCTTTTATCAGATTTTCTAGCTCAGGTGTATTATACATACTTTTACCTGGATAAACACAATCTACTTTAGTTTCATTACTAGGTAATATCCAAGAAGTTATATTAGTATAAGTAACCTCTCTTTTCAATTCCGCTAATGATTGTTGAGCCGACTGACGAGACATACCATCAATGTTTAGATAGAATGCAAAAATTGGATTGTCTAAATTTATCTCTTCCATAAAAAATTTTTTCTTATTATAGAAGTAATGTATATATTAGTTGATTAGATCTAACAAATGTTCAACTCTAGTAAAGATTTTGTCTTTGGCTTCTTCTTTTGTTAGAAAACCACACCAATCTAATTCATCTGCTTGAAGATTTTCAATAGGTACAATTTCAGATTCTAAACCAATCTCAGAAATGTCTTCTATATAAACGGTATATAAATATAGTCTTTTATAATTTACTCCAGATTTATCAATGTAATTTACAATAATAGCATCATCTGGATTACTAATTTGATCTTTAGTAATAACAATAGAAGTTTCTTCTGCTAATTCTCTAATTGCAGCATCTTTCTTCTTTTCGTCTTTCTCAATTCCACCTTTAGGGAATGAGAAAGTTGATGTCCACTTTGCACCTGTTGCGTGTGAAAGAAGTATTTTAGTGTTATTTAAAATTATTATTACTCCTGCAGATTTCTTCATTATATTCCTAAATCTTTTAACTTGTTATCTCTTGTTAGTGCTTTTTTAACTTGATCTGGTATATTACCAACAAAACCATCCCAATCTTTTATTAGATATGAAGCTTTTGTACAAGTTAGTATCTTTTTAATACTTTGTTTTATCTCACTTGTACTTAGTCTATAATCTACCAATTCTGGACGTTCATTTAATTGATTAAACTTATATTTTGTGACACCATACCAGGTTTTATATGATGATTTTTCATAAACATATAAATCTTGATAATCATTAGTGCTCGGTCTATTAAAGATTTGAAAATAGTAGGTATTACCATCTTCAAATATAAAGGATGTCATTTCAACTATTACTCTCTCCATTATTTACTAAATGTTAAATTATAAACTTCTTGTATTGCCAAAATACCATTTGGTTTTATCTCTCTTGTTCCAATTCCTGCAAAGTTTTCACTTGTAATAACTGGAGTACCTTTCAACTCTCTAAATGATAAAGATGTATAAGACCATCTAAACCATTTGTCTTTATCTTGATCGAAAACATAAACTGTTTTTCTATTATCTATCGCCATTTGAACCGCGTAGCCCGTGCCGCCATCAACAACTTCAAATTGTGACTTATTATAAAATCCTTTTGAACCTTTTTTACCAGGTTGTACGATAGTTCCTATCGCAAATACTTCATCAGAATACTTTACTTGGGCCCAATTTCTTGCAAGTAAATTCATAAATCTATGAATACCATATCTATTTAAAGAACGATTGGCTAATTGAATAGCTTTTACTCCTTCTTCATAATCATCATCACTGATTTCTACTTTGTTTTCAGTAGTATGATACTTTGTCTTGTAAGAATATGCTTTTGTTTTTACTCCATAGTTAGCTCCGATGGTTTCAAAATAAGTATCACTACCAATTGCACCACCAGAATGACAAGTGATTTTCGTTAAGTCAATTGGTAAATTTCCAAATATATCTATCATACTAATTCTTCAATTTTTAATTGTTCTTTTATTCTATTCCAAGTTTTTGGAGATACTACCCATTGTGTCTTTAATGAGAAGTATTTCATTTCAGATTTTATATCATTATTCATATAAGCTAAAATTCTATCAATGGAAAAATAAATAATATTATCTATTGGAAGTCCTGCTGCCATTCCTTGTAATATATGATACTTTTGTTCAAAAGTAAGATTTTTAATATCAAATGGGAAATGACTATCATTTAAGGATTCAATTAGATTTGTTTTTTCTAAACTTTCTTTCCAACATGGTGTTAGTATATTGTAAACTTCATCTGCGTTTAATCCAAATGGAAATTTATAATAAGTATGTATGTTAGTTCCATAAGTACAATCAAAATATAATGCAGGTTTAAAATTATAATTATCTATCATATTCCTAATTCTTTTAATTTATTATCTCTTACATAAGATTTATAATCCTCTGATTTTGTTATAAAATACTCATTCATTTCTTCTAATGTAAAGTAATGAAACTTTATTCTTTGATCATATGGTAAGTTCCACCAATTTGGTATATCATAAGCAAAACTATCATCTTCAACACAGAAACCATAACCTTTTTTATCCGTAGCCATATTCCAGGATAAGTCACCACAACCTTTTATGGTGTAGTGACTACCTGGTTTTAATGTATCATATTGTTTTATACAAACAACTTGGTCTCCCATTTCAAATCTATCGTCCATTTGTTAAATGTAGTATTTTATTTTTTCTTTGTTCTATTTTTTTAAGTTTTTTCTTAATCACTGAAACTCGTTTAATTGTTCCAGAGGTAGAGATCTTCTCTGTACCATAATGTGAGTTTAGTTGTATTTTTAACCAAGCTAACTCAGACTTCAAATTAACCATGATGATCAATTTTGTGAACGTCTCTTTTACTCATTATAGAGTAAATCTCGTTAATGTGATAAGGTCTAAAATCTTTGTGAGTATCTACACCAACATCCATAGATTTTCCATAATCAGGAATACTTCCGTGTGAATGTCCATAAAGGTGTATTGTACCTCTGTGAGATTTTGGCCAAACTCTGTGTGAGTAGTGAGATAAATGGAACTTTTGTTTTCCAATATATCCTGTGTAAACATATCCTACACTTGTAAAAAGTTCTTGTAATTCTAAAGAATCCTCGATTTCTTCATCGTGGTTTCCTAAAATTAAATGTACATTTTTACAAATTAAAGAGTTTCTAAACTCTCTGATTGTTTTAGCATCACCAAACGCAAAGTCTCCAAGGTGATACAAAGTATCGTCCTCTTTAACATACTTGTTGATGTTAGCAATTAAAGATTCGTTCATTTGTTGAACGCTTGCAAACTTTCTGAACCCGTCCGTCCAACGAGAAACCTCTTTTCCCGCGATGTTCTTGTGATTATAGTGAGTATCAGAAGTTATCCAAATATTCATAGTTTTATTTCATTTTTAAATTATTTTACAAATATAATAATTTTATAGTTGATACACAAGTAGGAAGAGGAAATAATTTAATATATAAAAATAAAATATACTTATGAAATGGACTAATGAAGAAGTAGAAATAATAAAAAAATATGATGATAGAGATGAATTACTTAGACTATTACCTAATAGAAATTGGGATAGTATAAGAAAATATAGATATAATATAGTACCAAATAAAATAAAAAAATGTGAGAAGTGGTCCAGTTATGAAATTTCTATTATAGTGGATAATTATGTGAATATGAGTAAAGATGAATTACTCGAGCTATTACCTAATAGAAGTTGGGATTCTATTAAATTAAAATCTAATAGAATTGATATTTTTAGAGGTCATGATTTCAAAAGAAATTCTAATATGAATATATTGATGTATGATGAATTGGATAGTTTTTATTGGATTGGATTTATTTTAGCAGATGGTCATATTAGTAACAGTGAAAGGATAAAAATATCATTATCTAATAAAGATAGAAATCATTTACAGAAATTTGTTGACTATTTAGGATGTTCTGATATGATTGAAAAGGATTCAATGTGTTCGACTTCTTTACAAAATAGAGAAATTTGTATTCGATTATGTGAAAAATTTAATATCAAGAATAATAAAACCTATGATCCTATGGATCTAAATACATATTCTTTTGATAAAGAATTATTATTTTCACTAATAATTGGATTTATAGATGGTGATGGTAGTATTCATAAAATTTATAAAAGACAAGATTGTAATCTAAGAATACACCTTCATAAAAATTGGTTAAATAATTTGATATTCATTGAAAATTTTCTATATAATTATTTTAACTATGATAAAGATAAAGTATTTTCAAAAGTTGGTAACGATGGATATTCACTACTGACAATATCTGATAATATATTATTGAAAAACATTAAAAAAGAATGTATAAAACTTAACTTACCAATATTATCTAGAAAATGGAATAATATAGATGAGAATAGATTAAGTAGAAGTGAAAAATTTGATGATGTTAGAAATAATGTGATAAAAATGTATTGTAATAATATTTCACCAATTGATATAATAAATAAATTAAAATTGAAAAAAGGAGTAGTTTATAAATATATTAGAGAATATAAAAAAGTAATTTAATAATTTAATATATATACTATGATTATAAAAAGTTTTGATAAGTTCAACGAAAGTCTTAGTGATCCGATTTTTACAGATGAGATTCCTCATTATGGTGAATACTATACTATTCCTGAATTTAAAGAAGCTATAGAAGATGGTGATATTACAAAAGATGATGGAACTGGTTATTATTCAAATGGTGAACATATGAGTAGAAAGAATCCTGTTTTTGATTCAGAACAACCAGATGGTTCAAGATATGTTATTTGGTTTAATAAATAAAAAATAAAAATATTATGATAAAAAGATTTAATGAATTTTTAAAAGAAAGTTATAGACCTAATGAGGGTCAAGATGGTTCTATTAGTCTAACTTTAGGTGATGAAGATTTAGAGTTATTCCAAACAGAAGGTTCTCTAAGAACTTTGATTACTGATGAAAAGATTTCTATAGTTGGTAAAGAACTTTGGTATCACGAAGATGATAAACAAACTATTGATACATTAAGTAACTACTTTAAATTATAAAAAATAACCCAACAATTAGTTGGGTTTTTTTATGTAGATTTTTAAACTATCCCATAAGATTTGATAAATGTCATCAATTTGATCATACTTAATTCTAATCAAATTCATATAGTTCTCTTCACAATAATCATTCTTTATTTTATCATTTACTTTCATTCTATTATACGTTTTAAGACCGCCTAACGTATCAACTGGTTCAAAATGGTATAATCCATCAAACTCAATTAAAGTTCTATTAGAAGGTATATAAAAGTCAAATATTATATTATTAAGTGATTTTTTATATTCAAATTTCATTTTAAATTTTTCAAGAAAACTTATAATTTCTTTTTCACCTTCTAAGTCATATTTATTTAAAGTATCATTTAAAATAGATTCTTCATTCTTTCTAAATTCTGGTGCTGAACCTTCTAAATGAGATTTAGCTCTTTGTTCATAAACGACACCATTATAAATAACTTTTATATTATTTAGAGCTCCTTCATATTTAGTTAGTGAGTAATCATACTTATCTCCCCATACTTCTTTTGCCTCTAATATATATTCCTCAGTTGTTTTTTTATAAATAACTTTTTCGGGACATCTACCATTTAAGTGTTTTATTACCCTTTGATAATAAACAACCCCATCAAATTTAACTTTTATAGTATCCGATACTTTAATTTTATCAGATAAATCTATATACTCATATTTATATCCGTGTAAATTCCTTGCTTTTTCTAAAAATCTTGATCTATCCATAAATTATATATAAAAAATTGTACCCTCTTTCAAAACTTTTTTAAAAAATGTTGAAAGGGGAGTAGAATAAGTTTATATATACATTATAAGAAAAATTAATAAAAATTATGGCGAAACAAGTTAAAGAAGGAAAGAAGTTTGAGTTTAGTAAGATTGGTTCGATATTAGATAATATCGCAAAGTCAGTGCCAATTCAAATTGAGAAAGAAATTAAAGAAAAACAATTTATTACAACTGGTGTTTATTTATTAGATGCTGCATTATCAGGAAAATTACTTGGTGGTGGAGTTGCTAATAATAGAATCACTGCATTTGCGGGTGAATCTGGTGCAGGTAAATCATTTGTAGCTTACTCTTGTGCTAAACATGCACAAAAAGCAGGATACTCTGTTATTTACATTGATACAGAACAAGCAATTGACTTAGAAGATATTCCAAAATTTGGAATTGATAACTCATTAGAAAAGTTCAGATTGATTAGATCTAACAAAGTTGAAGATGTAAATATGTTATTGACTCAATTATTAGATGATTTGAAAGAACAAAAAATGGCAGGTTTTGAATTACCTAAACTAATGATTGTATTAGACTCATTGGGCCAAATGGCATCTAACAAAGAAAAAGAAGATTTATTAGCAGGTAACATTAAACAAGATATGACTAAAGCTAAAGCTCTTGGTTCTATGTTTAGAAGTATCAATACAGATTTAGGTTTCTTAGATATACCTATGATTGTATGTAATCACACTTATATGACTTTAGACATGTTTTCCGTGGAAAAACTCAAGGGTGGTAATGGTCTTTTATATTCTGCATCAGTTATTGGTATGATGTCAAAATCAAAATTAAAAACTGGTGAAGAAGATGATATGGATTTAGGTTCAAGTGGTATTTCAGTTTTATTTAAAACAATGAAAAATCGTATGGCAAAACCTAAGAAAATTAGATTTGATATTTCATTTGCACACGGTATGAATCCTTACACTGGATTAGATGCTTTCTGTAGACCAGAGTATTTTGATAAAATTGGTATTGCAAAAGGTAAAATGGAAGTTGATAAATCAACAGGTGAAATGAAATTCATTCCAGGTGGAATTAGATGGTATGTTGATCACTTAAACAAATCGGTAACAACTAAACAACTATTTACACAAGAAGTATTTACACAAGAAGTGTTAGAGAAAATGGCACCAATCGTAAATGATTATTTCAGATTTAAGTCGTTAGATGAAATCGATGAAGTAGAAAAAGAATTTAATAGTATTATCGGTGATGAAGATGATACAACAGATGATAACGGATTTACAGATTCTGCAGATGCAGATGATATTTTCGGATAAAAATTAAAACCCCTTAAATAAGTGGGTTTAAAACAAAAAAATAAATAAATATTATGACAAAACAAGAAATTTTTGACCAATTAAAAACTTTGTGGGAACAATTTGATACAAACCACAACAAAACAACTAAAAAATCTGATGCAGATGCTCGTAAAGCATTAGGTGAAATCAAAAAATTGGTAACTCCTTATAGAGCGGCATCGGTTAATGAAGCTAAAGCTGAGTAAATAGTAGTAGTTTATAGTTTATATTTTCCTTATTTCTCAAAATAAGGTGGTGGATGTTCGACTTAACCGGTTGACCCTAAAAAACCCTCAAAGTAATAGTTGAGGGTTTTTTATTTGTCTATTATATATTCCAGTTTATTTTTATAAATGATTATTGCCCAATAACAATAAATAGTCAAATTATAGATATAAAAGAAAATTCTTAATGAGTCCTTATTTGTAGTATAATCTAAAATATCTAGTGTTAATGTAGTGATCATTAAAATAGTATAACTCCAAAGTATTCTATTAAACTTACGTGAATATAAATACTTTTTAATTGAGTTTACTGAAATAAGTCTTTTATTTATCAATCCTTCTATTTGATTATCTCTATTACAAGAGGTACACATATGTAAATCTTCACTTTTTGGATTTATATTAATTCTATCAAATATACTACGTAGTTTATTAAGTTTTTGCCATTCTCTTTGAATTTCGGTTTGAATGTTACTTTCATCAAAAATCTCTTCTTTACAAGAATAACATCTTACTCCTTGTTTAACATCCCAAGAAATGTTCTTTCGGTCTTTATTTTTTCTATTTAGAAAAAAATAAAATCCCATTAATAAAAGTGTTGATAATGAGATTAATGCTCTAAGTGCGGATAGTGTCATATTATGAAAGTATTAATTCTAAAAACTTATCTCTTTTTTCTTGTTTAGAGAGTGATTTAAGACAACTTGGTCCTAAACCATTATCTATACTAGATGGTACGGTTAAAGCTTTACCACACTTCCCACATTTACCCTGGTGCCATATCTCAACAAAATCTTGAAGTGTATTAGTTCTTAATTTATTAAGAATATAATTGAAAACTTTTACAGATTGTGCATCTGCTGATATAACAGATTTCTTTGAATGTTTAAAATAACCGTTTGCACAGGTTCCGATGTAGGTATAAGTTTCTGGACCTGACAAAACTTTAACAAAAAACAAGTTACTGTTCTTTGATAATTTTAAACTAAATGTAAATCTATTATCAGTATTGGTATTAACAACAGTAAATGTTGAATTACCTGCGAAAATAAATTTAAGTGCATCTGAATGATTTAATTTCTTACCTGTCATGTAGTATATTATTTCTACAAATATACAATAATTATTTTAATTTACAAAATAAAAAAGGAAAACATGTTGCATTACTATATAGTTTATGAAATATAACATTATAGCAATCGACCCTTCTCTTATTTCAACTGCCTTAGTTGTTTCATCAGGAGATACATTTAAAATTTACAATTATTGTAGAGAATCTAAAGCATTTGGTAAAAAAGGAATTACAAAATGGTTTGGTCTAGCCGAAGAATTCATTACATATAAATTTATTGAATACCGTGAATATAAAGATTATTCAGAAGGTGAACTAGTTAAGCTAAAAGATTATGATAAAATTAGTGATACTATTATTACTGACATATTAGAAAACATCGATCCTAATAAACCTACTAAAATCGGAATTGAAGGTTATTCATTTTCATCTGCAGCAGGAGATATTATTGATTTAGTTACTTTTTCAACTATTCTAAGAAAGAAGTTGTTTGATAAAATCTCAGAAGACATTTTTGTTCTTTCACCTTCTACATTAAAGTTAGAATCTTGTAAACTAACTTATGTGCCAATCAATATTGGTATAAAAAAGGAAAAATGGATATATAAAAATAAGATAGGTATATCGGGAGGCTCTTTCACAAAAAGTGATATGCTATTGGCAATTGTTGAAAATGACTGTTTAGATGATTATTGGGCTAAACATTGTAAGTTTATTAAAACAGACATATTAGAACCTAAACAAATACAAAAACCTTATGAGGATGTAAATGATGCTTATTTAATCTATATGGTGTTAAAAAAAGAAAACCAATCTTAAAGATTGGTTTTTTATTTATTTAATTTCTTGCTTTTAATTCTTTAACATAAGCTAAAGTTTCGACTTTTGTTTCTGGACTACTACTTCTTGAAACATCTATCCATTCAAATAAGTCATTCCAATCTTTTTCAGTATATTTTTTATAAACTCCAGTTTTTTCAAAATAATCTAAACATTCAGTTCTACCATAGTCAGTTGCCCACTTAGTAATCATACCTCCTTTAAAGTAAAGTGTTTCTACAATATCTTTTCTTTCAAGGTATTTCATCATCATTAAAAATGATTCCCAATAAGGTTCTCCTTTTTTCTTAACTGATGATCCAGGTGCATTTAATGTATCATAAGTACCAGAGAAACATTTTCTTAATGGCATATTATGACTAAATAAAGGATCTAGACCTGCCTTCAAACAGTAATCAAGAGCCTCTGTATCAGGTACAACACTTTTGAATACATCAGATGTCATCTCAGAACCATAATCAACTAAAAGTTTAATCATTTTAAGATTAGTTGCTTTAGAAATAGGAGCATCTTTACCTTTTGTTAAGTTAGGTTGTCCACCTAATTTTAAGATTAGTTCTACTTTCTCGTAATCGTCTTCTGCCACTGCATTGAATAAACATTTACCATTATCTTTATTGATGTCTGCACCATATTCAGTAACATATTCAATAATTTTAGCCATACTTAAACCAGGTTTAACAATTTCTCTATTTGCTTCTTTGGCTTTTTGTCTTTTTCTAATTTCTTCACCATCCATTGGTAAGAAGAATGACCATAAGTCTTTATCAATGTTATACTCTCTCTCCCATCTTTTTAAGATATTCTTAAACTCTGTAGTTGAAACAGAGTGGTCAGGTCTATTATGACAAGCTCTAACTCTTTGTCCTGGTTCAATTGTAATACCAATTGTAGAGAAGTTATCTCTTAAAGGTACGTGGAAGTCATAGATATAATATTGTTTATTATCGTGATTTTCTACGTAACTATCCCATTGGTCTTTACTATCTTTAATACAATGTGATGTATGTCCATTTATAATTTGGTTAGCGGCAAATGAATTTACCTCTAAGATAAGAATACCATTCTCATTGAAAACCTTTTCAACTCCTGCAGCACCTAATCTAGCATTACAAGTAGTAATCAATTCGTTGAATTTAGTAAATCCATCCATCTCGTAAGATGCTAGGTGACCATTTGCTGCAATAATGAATGCGTGAATATTAGGATATCTTCTTAATGTCGATTGATAAACTAATTTACCAAAAGTTGGATTTGGAGTTCCATCTGGTTTTAAAGGTCTTGTGTCTGGTGCCATTCTACCAAAGAAGTCATCCCAAATTTGTTTTGTCTTAACTTCATCAACAGTACCATCTGGTTTTAGTCCTAATTGTTCAAAACCAACCGCAACTGATAAGAATTTTTCTTTATTTAAGTCAGAAGCTTCATCATATGATTTTTTCAACTCTGGAGTTAAAGTATCATACATTTTTTTAATCTTTCTTGATTGTTCTAATCTATCTAATCCATCAGTTAGTAACTCAAAGTTATTCGGTTCATTCTCATCAATAAAGTTAGCATCAAATTGAATCTTAATAAAAGTTCCTTTTGGTTTCTCAATAGTAAGATTTTGTAAAATGTCTTTATTTTGTATCAATCTTCTATAAACAACTGATAAGTCTTCTAATGGAACATTTTCAAAATAATAGAAGTAAGTAAAATTTGATAACCAACCAATATTATCTCTATCTAATTGAAATTCTTTAACACCTTTTGGCATTTTAACACTAGTTTTTAATCCTCTTACTGATACAAACTCTGTTTCTCTCTCAAATGTTCTAAGTAGTTCAGGAGTTACTGAAATATCTCTTAGTTTCATTTTTAGTTGCTCTCTTTGTTCAGGTTGAAAATCAATTAATCTAACAGATCTAATTTCTCTATGTTGAATTTGTGCCGCTAATTCACCTTTAAGTATATCAAGCTCTTTTGCTGCTGTCAATAAAACATATCTTTCTTTTAAGAATTTCTTAGCTTTATCTAAATTTTCATTTAAAGTATCTTCTCCTAAAAATTGGTTATATTTAAAAAGTTTCATTCAATTATATTTATTTTTGTCTTCTTGTGTGTTGGCTTTCATTTATTCTTTCTAACTCTCTTAAATAGATTTCTGCACCTTCTTTAAGAAATCCACTAAGTCTTCTAACTTCATCGTAATCACCGGCATCTAAAGCAGCATCCATAAGTTCTTGAATATCTCTTTTTCTCATTTTTGAAAGATCTTCATCAGAATAAACACCGTCATCTACTGGTTCTTCTTGTTTTGTTAAACCTAATCCTAGTGGATCTTCATCATCTTCTGTATCAGGTTCATCATAGTTAGTAGCTGGTCCTAATTTTTGTTCTAATTCCCACTCTTTTATTGCTTGTTCATAAGCTTCTTCTGTATCTACAATATGTTTGATTAAACCTTCAATTACAGTTTTTGCTACAGATTGATTAAATCTTTCTTGATTAATAACAAATGCTATTCTACCACCACCACGGTTAAATCCAAAAACTGTTATTTGTTGTTGACCACCTTCATTAACTTTATCAAAAACAGAAAGTAAACTATTAAATACTTCCAAGAACTTTTCATCAGTTAAGGCAAGTTTGGCTTCTTTTTTAAGTAAATCTTTTAATTCTTCATTTTGTTCGGCATTGGCTCTTGCAGTTAATCTTTCTTTATCATTTGCCAATAATCTAAATACTCTTGTTCTCATTTGTCTATACTTTTGAGAATCTTTACAAGCATTAATAAAATCATTAAACATTGCTTGTGCAGTTACACCGTATCTAAAATCTTGTGCTTCATCCAAAAATGAAGAAGTTGCCGCTTTTACTTTCTTGGCAAATTCTTTATCTTTCTTAATTGCTGCTGATTGAATTAGTAAGTAAATACCTTTTACTGCTTCGTGAATTAACATCGGAAAGTCAACACCAACCGCTTTAATAGTTATTTTTCTATAATCTTGATTCTCTTTTAGTAATTGAATTGAGAAAGTACTGTTATTTAAACTTTCCCAAGTTACATCAGTCGCACCTGCCATACCACCTGAGTTACCACTCATCATTCTAGCCTTATCTTGTATTGGTATAATCCAGTCCATTTTATCAGCAATATCAGACATTTCACTCCATATTCTTAGGATTCTTTCTCCATTATTTCCAAATATTCTTTGTAAACCATCTTCAACAATAGGAGAAGCTTTAATAATATCTTTAGTTGCTTTACCTTCACCTTGTGTTAACATATTAAGAATTTTCTTCTTCATTGCAGCATTTAAAACACTACCAGTAGGTTGATCATCTTCAGTAGTTTCATCATTGTCTTCATCATCATTTGAACAAGAACCATCAGCACATTCACTATCTTGATCTTCTTCGTCTTCACTTTCATGAGTTTCATCTTCACGTGGATTTCTTTCTGGTGTTGATGGAACATCTCTTAAATCAGGAACATTTTGATTAACTTGACCCATCATTACTAATTTAATGTCAAGTTCAACAGGTTTTGAAGAAGCTTCTAGTATATCACCATACTCATCCATGATAAGATCTTTTGCTAGGTTTTGTAAAGCTTCTACTCTTTCTTGCATCTGTGGTCTACCTAATGGTCTACCATCTGGGCCCTGCATCATCATTTGCATAGATTGTCCCATTTTTCTTTGAAAATCTGGCCAAACCTCTCTCATCTGACTTTCATCATCTGGTCTAATACCTAAATTTCTCTCAGCTTCTTCTTCAGAGTTTCTCATGAAATCTCTAGGAACTCCACTGTTACCTCTTAAATCTATTTCTTCTTTTATAAAATCGGAAAATTTTTTCATATTATTTAAAGTAATTATTTATTTCTTGTTTCTTTTCTTTAGGTAGATCTTTGTAAAGTCTAGCAAATCTATCCACTACATCTTCAGCAGTTGCTTCTAAAATATCCTCTTCAACTACTGGTTTTTCTACCTTTGTAGGTGGCTCTATAGTAACCTCTTCAGTAAACATTTTGTATTTTTTTATAAATCCCATAATAATGTTATTAAATTTTAATATATATATTAAAAATTATATATCGAAAAAATAATATATAAAGAAAAAATAATAATTTATTATGAAAAAATTTTCTACAATTAGAAAAATATACGAAGCAGACGAAGTAGTTGCTGCTAATCTTCCTCAAGTTACTACTACTGAGGTAGAAACAACTAAGGTTGAACAACCAGAACCACAACCAGAAACTCAAGAAGGACCTGGAAGTCCAGTTGCACTTTTCTCTAAATTATTTGAATCAAGAGAGATGGCACATATCTACCACTTACAAGTAAATGGTGAAATGGGTTCACACGCAGCACATACTGCATTAGGTGAATACTATGATGGTATATTAGATTTAATTGATACAGTTATAGAAACATATCAAGGACAATATGGTATTGTTGATGGTTATGAAACTATTGATACTGCTGAAACTAAAACTAAAGAAAAAGTTGAATACTTTGAAGGTTTGGCAGAGTTTGTAAAACACGGTAGAAAAGCTATATCATTAGAAGATACACACTTACATAGTATAATTGATGATATTGTTGTTTTAATTTATAGAACTCTTTACAAATTGAAATTTACTAAATAAAATAAAAACCACTCAATTGAGTGGTTTTTTTATACCTTGTGTTGTGTAAAAATTATTATTTACTTTTTTAGTTGCATATCTACTTTTTATGATACTCTCTGCTGAAGGCATACCAAGTAATCTTCTAATTTTAATTTTTCTAAAGTAGTTCTTACTTTGTATAGTAGTAGTTATACTTTGTGCCATTAGATAAGGTACATAAATATAACCTGGATCTGTTGTTTCTTTACCTTTTCTACCTATTAACATTAAATAATCTTTTGATTTTATTCTTTCTATGTGAAGGTCTTAAACCTAACCACATTCTCCAAGCAGTATTATACTGATTATTATTTATATTGTTAGTTCCTGGCCAACCCGCTGCAAATGACATACTATTATATTATTTAATAGTTATTTGTTTTCGGTGTATAAATATTTTCTACCATCTTGATTATATGAGTCTAAATTACTTACAACTGTATCTAATTTATCTATACAATCATCTAAATCTTTTTTAATAACTTGTAAAGCGGCAATTGAATCATCTATTTGATCATTACTTTTTGTAGAGTTATTTTTATAATTACTTAGTTCAGTACCAAGAGAATCTACTATCTTTGATTTATCTTCAATATTTGCAATGAACTCTTTTAGTTCATTCATCATCTCACCAATTCTCTCTGGAGAAATATCTATTTGTTCTTCACTTTCAAAAAATCTTCTTATTTTCATTTTATCGGATTATAATTTTATATTTAACTATATATTTTTAAATTATTTTGGTATTTTGTGTATTTAATCTACATAATTTAATATATAGAAATATGGATAAATTAAATAGGTATAATTTTTTAGAAAAATTTAAAGAAATACACGGTAATAAATATAATTATGATAGTGTTGTTTATAAAAACAATAGTACTAAAGTTAAAATAGAATGTATGGTACATGGTATATTTGAACAAGCACCAAAGGAGCATTACAAAGGACAGACTTGTGCAAAATGTTATCACGATGGTATGAAATTGACCAAGGATAAATTTATTGAGAAGTCAATAAAAGTACACGGTAATAAATATATTTATGATGATATAAATTACATAAATAGTCGAACTAAAATTATTATAAAATGTAAATTACACGGTGAATTTACTCAAAATCCAAATAACCATTTGAATGGTCAGGGTTGTTCTAAGTGTTCTGGTACACATAACTACAGTAATTCGGATTTTATAAAAATATCAAAAGAAATTCATAATGATAAATATTGTTATGATAAAGTGGTCTATAAAAATGCAAATAGTAGAGTTGTTATTATATGTAGTAAACACGGTGATTTTGTACAAAGGGCCAGTAGTCATTTACAGGGAAGTTCCTGTATGAAGTGTGTATTTGAAGAAAAAAGATTATGTACTGGTGATTTTATAGAAATGTCTAAAAAATTACACGGAGATAGATATAATTATGATTCTGTTAATTATGTACTCTATAATACACCAGTAAAGATAAAATGTTTAGAACATGGTTTTTTTAGTCAAAAACCTAGTAGACATTTGAATGGATATGGGTGTAGGAAATGTAATATATCAAGGGGTGAGTTAAAAATTTCTAAAATATTAGATAATTATAAAATAAAATATGGTACACAATATTCTTTCAATGGTTTAAAATATATAAACAACTTATTTTTTGACTTTGTCATATTTGATGAATCTAATAATATAAAATGTTTATTGGAGTTTAATGGAGAACAACATTATAAATTTAATAAACTAATGCATGTAGATGAAATTGGTTTTGAAATACATAAAAAGAGAGATGAATTGAAGCTAAATTATTGTTTCGATAATAACATAACTCTTCATATAATAAGATATGATGAAGATATAGATGAAAAGATGAATATTATTTTTAATATATAGTTAATGGATAAATTAAAAATTTTAAAATTTTCACAATTTACAAAAGTGTTTGAAACATCGGAATTCAACTTACAAAGATTTAATAGTGATTCTGTTCAAGCATCCTCACATGTTGATGATCCTGCTCTTTCTATCAACGCATTTGATAAGAACCAGGATATGATTAGACAAGCGATGTCACGTATTAATGACATTATGTATAATTTAAAGGGAACTAATGCTTATAAAGCACTTAGAAGTAAATTAGCATTAGAAGAACAAGATATTACTGCATTAAAAGTTTTAAGAATTATTAAATCAACTTCATTAAAATATGATGTTTATATTGCATTTACAATTGGAGAAGAAGAATATTGGGGTGTTATTGAAGATATGATGTCTCCTTCACCAGATATTACTTCTGAAGTTTTTAAAGATTATGATTTATATCAACCAAAAGAATGGGTTATTAAAATAAAAGGATTGATTATTAAAACATTAAAATCTTGGTTAAAACCAGAACCAGGAATGTATAGATTATTAAATAATGAAGTTTATTGTTATTCTACTGAAACGGGGAAACAATTAAAAATGGAAGCTGGAATTGAGATTGAATTAATTAGAGCACACAATGATAAAATTATTATCAAGCATGATACTGATGTATATAACTTAGTTGGAGATAATTATATTTATTTTAACTGGTGGTTTGAAAAAATAGAAGAATAAAAAAAAGAGACTTTTAAAGTCTCTTTTTTTATTAATAAGTTCCTGACGTTAATGTAAATAAATTATTATTTATGATGGAAAATGGTGTATATGGTTTTATAAACAGAAGATTAGTACCAGGATTTTTTACATCCTTGATATAACAGCCTTGTAAGCCAATATTTCTTTGCCCTGTGGTACTACTAGTAAGTTTAAATGCACCATAGGTTGGGTCTAAACTTGCAAATCTTGAGAAATCACAGTCATTCAACTGAGCAGTATGTTTATAGTCGGTCATAATAAGATGATTACATACTTCACCATAAACATAACCATTTTTTATTTCAAAATAAGAATAAATACCTGCATCTGGACCAGGTGTAAATACGTGTGGAGTATGTTCTAATTTAAACAATGCTTCATTACCACCAATTTGATAGTTATTTGCACTTGCACTTGAAGAATATTCTTTAAATCCTTCTATTCTTAGATAATTAGCTTTAAGTTTATAAGTTGGTGCACCTTTATCATATTTTGATAATATATAAAAAATTCCTGTTTTTGGAGTATATCTTCTATTAGGACCTGATCCTATAAGTACTGTATTGTTATAATTTGTATATTCTGTTTGATAGCTAATTGTAATATTATACCAAGAACAAGAAGTATTGTAAACATAAACAGCGGTTGTTGAACTTCCAATAACTGTACAATCTACAAAGTCAAAAGCACCTTCTCCGTTCCAATTTCTATTCTCTGCTACAATAACATATTCATTTGTTGGTAAACCACTTTGTACATATACTGGTGATCCGAAATTTGTAGCTTGTGTACCTGAAGTACCATTTACATATGCTGGACTATAAGAAGATGTTTGATTCAAAAAGGCATAATCATATATACTACAATCTTTTAAACTAATATATGATGAATTTTGCTGTGTATATTCTGGGTCAATAGGTGAGGAATAATTTAAGTGATAAATAATACCATGTTTATTTGACACGATTGATAAATTCCTAAACCATAATGCAATATCACTATTATTTATTCTTTGTGTAGTAGGATTTATAGGTCCTTGGCCATTTCCACCATAACTAAAAGGGAAAATAGCAGTGGAGGCAAGTCCAAAAACACTATTAACTGGATAAAGTATGTTTTTAGTTGATATAAAATATGACATACCACCACTATAGTTCAATTCAAATCCACCACCTTCAATTACTAAGAAATTTACATCTAAATAATCAATATAATTTGGATCGGTATTGTTACTAGGAGTATATACACTACTAAGTAATACAATTTTACCTCTATACCTCCACTCAGGTATAAATTTTGTACCAGCACCAATAAATGCCTGTACGGCCGCTCTCAAAGATCTATAAGGTTTTGCAATTGTTCCTTGCTCAGGACCAACATAATTTTGATTAACATAAAATGACTTATCATTTACATCCACAGGTGTCTCAATCTGTATTGCTGGAAATCCATTTGATTGTGATGCTGTTATATTTAATGAACCAGATACTATAATTACATCAATATTTACTAGATCGTTAGATTCTGAGATAGCTAAATTATTAGATTTAATAGATTTAAACTGGTGTAATTGATTTCCATTAAGACCTGCATAAAAAGATGCACTACCTACTCCTATATTTACACCTGCTTTACTTTCTATTCTTATATGATCTATATTATCAGTAATTTGAAGTCCAGTTGATACCAAAGGTTTAAATAATAGTGTCCCTGCTCCAGTAAGTGGATCTACCGATATTCCTTGATAAACAGTACCACCATTTCCGTATATATTAGTTAAAGAAGGTGATAAAGTAGAATTTGCTGCACTAGTAAATGGCATTATCGTAGTAAGTAAATCCCAAGAAGTATTACCAGATATATTCTTTAAAAGATAAGTAAGCCCAGGTGTTATCGGATTCGGTGGAAATATTCTGGCTAAACTTAAATATCCAGTTGTTATATTAGGTGCGTGTATGTCATTAATAAACTGTCCATTTCCAATAAAATAATTATTTGTTTTAATATTACCAGAAACGTGTAGTCCGTTAATAGGGGTGGACGAACTTATTGGACTTGGTGAATAATTGTTTGGAGTAGGTGTTGTAAGACCTAATCCAACATGAGTCGTGTTATCAAATAGTAAACTCTTTGTTAAAAGTGTTGTATTATTTGCAAATTTAGTTACAAAATTTTCAAAACCGGTATTACCAGTTGCGGCATTTTGTACTAATGCACCAGTTGTATTTTCATTTATCCATTGTGTACCATCCCAAACATAAGGAACATTATCATTAAAATCCCATATTCTAAGACCAGGATACTTATAAACTATATCCTGTTTATAAGCATAAAAAGGTGTTGGATAAACAGGGTTTGGTCCAGATGGAATTGATTGAGAACCAACTACAAATCTATTATCTATAGGGTTACTTATATCTACTTGAAAATTATCTATTATTATTATTGGCATAAACTATATATATTTTTTTTAATATCTAAATTGGTATTTTACATTAGGAGGTCCAATTGGTGTTATTATTGCTCTTTTATAAATTTTAAAACTTCTATTTGCCCAATAACTTTGTGGTGATCCAAGTGTTAAAGTTGATAGTGTGAAAAAACTAAGAACATCATTATCATCACCGTCTATTATCTGTGATAAATCCGGATAACTTGCATCATAAATAAAGTATAAATATTGTCCAGATAATCCGGTAAGATAAAGTTCTTTATCACCTTGTGTCTCAACTAATTTTGTTAGTGTTATTTGTGTTAAATTACTAAACGAACTCAATGAACTTACTCCATAGAAATAAGGAATAATACCTTGTATAAAAGTACTTGCTGTTGCAGTTTTTATTCCATCAGTAACACTAATTGAAAAAACAATAGGGTCTTCACCTAATTGATTATTAGGTATTTGTCCACTAGAAGTTCCAGAAACAGTGATATGATCATCAGTTGTAATTGAATCAACAATTGCAGGTGACATATTAGTTAAACTTCCAAGTTGTGTTGGATTAGTTCTTTTAGTAATTGTATAATCAAGTATAACTGTAGGATATGTTCCTAACTCATAATAATTATAATCAGTTGTTATAGTACATAAAGGACCTAAATAAGGATAAAGTATTCTTCTCAAAATTTCTGAAATGGCAACATTATTAAATGTTGAACCCATTGGTATTCCACCAAATGTTCTAGGTGTATAATCAGTTGTATTTAATTCTAATGAATAACCATTTACATTTGTAGGATTTCCATATATTGTTAGTGTTTCACTGGATGTTCCAATTGTACTTAAAACTGGAAGAGTTAGTTCTTCCCATCTTGGTCTGCCATTTCTCCAAACAAAAGTTTTACTTTCTAATCCAGATGAAGTAGCACTTTCTATAGAAGTTGGTATTTGAATAGTATTTACTGAAAATGTTCCTTGTGTATTATCTAGTATATTTTCATAATTTCTAACATTCACATTACCTATCCTAGAAACAAAGTCAATAGATAAAGATTCTGTAGCACCTGAAATAAATTGACTTTGTATAAATGGTGCAACAGTATATAATCCAGTATTTTTACCAGATAAAATAGACATTCTTGTTATTGTATTTGAAACGGTATCTTGCTTAGTATTAAATAAGAAAATATCTATATCACTATCTAGTAATTCTGGTGTCATAATATCATGTGAGTTATCATATGATTGAGTACCTGAGTAGGATCTTTTACCAATAAATAATTTCTTTTTAATATCTCTATCACTTGGATCAGTTGCATCTAGACCAACATATCTATCAGTAGTACTAGAAATAGAAGAAGCAGTTGATGTTTGTTTAAATGGAACACTTGACCATAAAGATAAAATAGCATTACGTATATCTTTAGGGTCGATAAGTTTATCTACGTTATCCTTTAAAGTTAAAAGTATATCATCAAAATTACTTTGTATATGAAGTGGATAATTATTCGCTTCTGTAATTTGACCATTATTTACACTGAATGTTCCCATTTCTTATTAAAATATAAATTTAAAATCACCTGTTCCATTTCCACCACTCGGTCCTGGATATGAACATAGGTATTTAGTTCTCCAAACTACAAATAGTTCTGGATATCCTCCAACACCTGGTATTACTGGATGGTTTATTTCTGAACTTGTAAATCCAGAATATTCTGGAGATAATCTATTATGTATAATATATCCATTTGGATCCTTTATCTGTTGTAATCCACTAAATTCAGGAGCAACTGAAGTATTATTCCAGTTTTGATCCTTATGATGTATAAAGTATAAATAACCTTCTCCATTAAATGGTAATGTATGTGAATTACTTGCACCAGGATAAGGTGCTATTAGCTTACTTAAATGAGGTGTTATATTTCCAAGTGTTGTTGGATTCGTTATTAATGATGATGTGAAACCATACCAGATTGGATAAACAAATTCTAATGAAGCAGTTGCACTATATGAGAAAGTTATTAGTGAACTATCAGATACACTTAATGACCAAGTTTTTATAAATGATCCAGCCGGACCACCTGCACTATATGTAGCAACTGAAATAGTTGCACCTGCGAAAGTACCAGGTACTCCAGAAAGTGACAAGTTAACATAACTTGTTTGAGGAACAACTTGATAATTAAAAATCCTCTCAGCTACATTTCTTTGATAAGTTGTTACTTTGTACGTTAAAACGGCTGAAGCAGTTTTACCAACCTCTGCATATATTGTACCAGTTACATTATTTACAATACTTAGTTCTAAAACTGGTGGAGTATAAGGATATAAAAGTTCTTTTAGAACCTCTGTAATTGGCCAGTTTTGATAACCTGAACCATTATAGAATGAATTACCAGAAAATGATGCACCCATTTCTATACCACCAATAGTTGTAGGAACATCATCAGGTTCAATAAACTCTAATGAATAACCATTTAAACTAACTGTGCTACCATAGATATTTGTTGCATACCCAGGAGTACCAATAACATTAAGTGTGATAGTAGGTTCTTCCCATTTTAAATAACCACTTGGATAAACTCCTCTATATCTTAATATTCTACCATCTGATGCAGAACCAAATGTTTCTGCAACTGTAGGAAATACAATATCATTAATTGAAACTCGACCTGTTTGTGAGAAAAGATTTATAGCACCATTTTGTGATGGATTAATAATATTAAGATCTGTCTTAGTTTCTGAAGGGTTTGTATATGACTCTATATAAGGAGCAAATTTGTATAAATTAGAATTAGTACCAGATAAAATCGCAATTTTAGTAGAACTTTGTGTTATAGTATCGGGTTTTGTATTAAATAAGAATATATCGGCTTCAGAACTTAAAAGGAAATTATTCATAACATCTAAATTACCATATGATCTTTTACCTAAAAGTATTTTTTGTTTAATATCTCTATTACCTGGATTACTAGAATCTAATCCTATATACTCATAATTTGCAAGTGAGTTTGGTGTTGTTATCTTAAAAGGAGAATTTGCCCAAGTTGATAAAAAAGCATCTCTAACATCTCTTGGAGATATTAACTTTTGTGTATTATCTTGAATATCATTTAAAACCGCAAGAACATTTGGTTTTCTAGTTGATTCAGTTAATTGTCCGGAGTTTATGCTAAAAGTAGCTGGCATCTAATTAAATTCTTTTTATGTATATATAAAAAATTTAGGGCTACTTTATAAAAAAAGTCCAACTTTCGTCGGACTTGTTATTAGTTAAATAAGAATTCTAATTTTATTAAATCTTTAACTTTAGCAGTTGTTAAACCTAAATCTTCAAATTCAATCTTATCAAATGGAAGTTCTGTTTCAATTTCCATCAATTCACTCATTTCTTTTGTGAACTCTTCTACATTTGTGATACTAACAGTACCTTCAATTGGATTACCATCTTGTCCCTTAGGAATTACTGGATTTCCTTCCTCATCCTTCTCAACCCACTTGTCTAAGATTTTTTTCTCCATCTTTAATTTATCTTCAACAATAGAAGATAATTCTTTAATTATTCTTGTCAATCTAAAAGCAACTCCTGCTTTAATATCTAATTCAATTAAAGTATTTAAAGCTGAAATTGTGTCATTAGTAAGTTGTGCATTTTTAATTATCATACTCATTTTTAAACTTTTATTTTTTATATAACTATATATCAGTTTTGTTTAGTTCCTCCAGTCTTTTTTTAATAATTTCAAAGTACTTTTCTTCTTTCTCAATTAAAATAAACTTCCTATCTAATAAATAAGCCGCGTGTCCGGTTGTTCCTGTTCCCGCAAATGAGTCTAATACAGTATCACCAGGATTAGAATGTTTCTTTATTAAATCTTTCATTAATTCTAATGGTTTCTGTGTTGGATGTTCATATCTTTCTTTACCGTGACAAATCGGATATTTGTAAAATCCATTATCATAATCTGAATGAAATGTCGGTTTTTTGTCTTTTACAAACGTAAAAAAGTACTCAGTAGCATTTGATAAGTAATTTGTTTTTGAGTTGATTGGAACAGGATTATTTTTAATCCAACAACCTACTCTCGGTTGTTTGAACTTAACTAAATCCGCAGTTTCTTTTAATTCATTAGATTTCCATATATCATAAAAAACTATTAAAGTACCACCTTTCTTTAAAATCCTGTAATATTGTTTAAAAAGTTCTTCCCAATTTAACTCTTTTTTATCCCAATCACCAAAGTCAATAGAGATGTTATATTTAGAAGCCATCTCTTTTGATGTATTATCTGAAATACCTTTAAATCCAGAGTTTCGAGAGATGTTATAAGGTGGATCTATTAAAACCAAATCAATAGAATTACTTTCAATCTTCAATAATTCTTCATAACAATCACCATTTATAATCATAAAAGTATATATTAGTCTGTCATGAGCCCCTAAAAAATAATATATAAAGTATGATAATAGAATTTTTTAGAAAATTATTTGTAAGTAAAAGAAAGATAGATATTAAACTGTTACCATCTCAAGGATTATTCTATAAAGAAGACTTTGAAGTAACGGTTAGGGCTGCAAGTAAAAAAGATATAGAAGATTATGAAAAAAACTACGTTAGAGATGACGTTGGTGTCGTAATCTATTACATTAAGAAAATAGTTGAAAGAAATATAACCCTAAGTAAAGGATATAAATATGAAGACCTTAAATCAATTGACGTTATATTTATTTTCTTAGAAATTGTTAAACTAACAAAAGGAAGACCAATCAATCTAGTTTATTTTGATAAAGAACAAGATAAAAATGAAAAAATTGAATTTGGAGTAAAAAACTTTAACTACTTTCAACTAGGAGAATTGATAAACTACTACGATTATAAACATAGATGTTTTGTAGTTGATGGATATAAATACACATTACCCTCAATTGGAGTTGAAAATAGTTTAACTAACTTTTTAATTATAAAATCAGCAGAAGAAAATTCAGGTGTTTATAATTCTTACTTCTATGACTTTACTCATTTTGTTGGTCATAAAAACCATTTAAAATATAGTGAAATTGAAAACCTTTTACAAATCTTTAACTTTGATATGGAATCACAAGAAATAGTAAAAGTTAAGAAAATTATAACAATGTTTGCTCCTATACAAAGATACTCACTTATTAAAGATGGTAAAGTAGTTGAGATGACTTCTAAGATAAACCTCGAAAAAATATGGAGATAAAAAAACCCACCAATTGGTGGGTTTTTAATTAAAGTTGAATAGCTTTAATTTCATTGAAAAGAGCTTTTTTATCCATCTCCATCATCTTCATTACGTCAAAAACTTTATCAGAGAAACCAGCCAAAGCAAATACATTGTTTTCTGGAAACTGCATTGTGCCGAGTCCGGCAAGATCCCAAGAGTAAACATAAGGATTCGCATCATATGTTTTCTTGTATTGTTTAAACTCAGCACTTGGACTTGTGTAACCAATCCAACCTTGAAGGTCTGAGAGTATTACTACTCTATCGTACTTTTTATTAGCAGTTGTAAAGATTGATTTGAAATTCGTACCACCACCAGAGTATCTAAAACTATTTCTAATTGTCATAACAGAATCCAATGGATTATATGACTTGTAATCAGCTCTGTTGGCGAATGTTAAAACATCCGCATTATTAGATTTTGCTAAAATCGCACCAAATAATGAAGCAATCTCAGAAGGTCTTCCACTCATTGATCCAGAAACGTCCATAACAACTAATGTATCACCATCAAACTTAGGAACATTACACATTGAAACCTCTAACGCTTGGTTTATTGCAACCAATACTTCTCTAACTCCTTTTGAAGAACCCATTTTACTGATTTCTTCATAAGCAGTCGCAAATCTAAAAGGTAAAACTCTTGATTTACTAATCATTTTCTCATCTACTAACAACTCACAAGCAGCCGGAACTGCGTTAGGTGCTTGATTTAAGATATTTCTTAGGTTTCTTAAAAGTGCAAAATAACCAATTTTTCTTGAAGTGATTAAATCAGTCCAAGCATCAGCTTTTAATTGAGTTAAATCTTCTTCATTTTCGGCTACTTGACCTGCTTGAGAAAGTTTAGCTTCCCAAGTTTCAGTGTTTTTCAAATCACCTTTAACAAGTAATTCTAAGGCAGTTTTGTTTCTATCAGTTGGAACAGGGTGTACAATGTTCACCAAGTCAACCAATTTAAGGTCTTTGTTTTTACCAGAATATTTCGCTAACTGGTACGCATCAAATTTATCGAAAGCTTTTGCAAATCCTTTTTTCAAAGAGTTTGGGAACTTTGGATTGTCTTTACTTGTTTTGTGCATTAAGTAGTATGACATAATCTCAGTCATATCATCAACACGAACTACAACTTTGTCATAGAAGTTTTTACCTAATTCACTACCTTTTAATTCTGATGTCAATTCACCTGCCAAAGCGTGAGTAATACTTCTCATACCAAATTTATCACGAGCATAAATAGCAGCTTTCGCGGCAAACTCAGGATCTACTTTCTTAATCAAACTTCTTAAATCTTTTAATGTATCATTACCAGACTTGTAGAACTGATCATTCACAAATGAAGTTAGTAACATAGATACTAAAGCTAATTCGTTTGTTTGAGAATAAGCTTCACCACCTGCTAGGTTTATAGTTTTTGTTTTTGGTTCTTTTACGGTTGTGTTAAATTTTGACATATTATTATTTTATTTTTATTTCGTTTTTTTGTAAAAAAAAGACCAGAATTACATTTCTGTAAATCTGGTCTTATTATAATTTAGCAAACAAGAATATTAGCCTAAGCGACGCAAAGAATTCTACTTAACTTTGCCGATATTTAAAGCAACATCTCACTCATATTTTTGAAGGAAACTTATGAATTCCTGACTTTTCGACCAGAGGCAAGCGCTAATGCCCTTACATGGTAGCATAGAGTAGTCGTCTCTATACGTTCTTTCTGATAGTTGTATAATATACGAAGTATCTTAGAACTTTGCTATGTTTGCGTTTTTTTATAAATAAAACCAGAGTAATTTATCCACAGAGTTTTGTTGAATACCATTTCGATGTATCTGTTAGATTTGCTACTAGTTATATTATTCTATTACTAAATTAGAAAAAGTTTAATCTTTTTTTTAATTTATTTTATGTATATAGTAACCTCGAAAATTTCGCTTTTTTCCAAGGTGGATTTTTTATAGTAAAAAATAAATCCTCTTAAAAAGAGGATTTATTGAATTTATGAACCACATGCTAAACAATCATCTGGGTTGTCTAACGAACAACTGATTTCTGCCATTTGATCTTCAGTAGATTTCACTTCTTCTTGAGTTGTGAATTTAACTGCATCACCTGCTGCTTTATTTCTTAGATAGTAAATACCAGTTTTTAAAGCTGATTTTTTCTCTCTGTAAAATCTTGGTTTCCCCGCTTTATCATAGATTACTTCTGTGTTTTCTCCTTGTGGGATAATTTCAACACCATTTTCATCTTTCATAAGAGCTCTTCTTCCCCATCCGTAAAAGTGCATTGCTGTCAATTTTGCGAAGTTTGGAGAATCCATAAAGATGTTCATTGATTGAGTTTGATCAATAAATGCACCTCTTTCTGCAGCCATATCAATTACGTCTCTTTGTTTAATCTCATAAACTGTTTTAAATATTTCTTTTACATTAGTAGGAATTTCAGGTATGTTTTGAACTGAACCATTCTCTGCAATAATCTTTCTTCTAATGTTATCAGACCAGATACCTAATTTAACTAACTCTTTTACAAGGTATTTGTTTACAATGATAAAAGTACCAGATAAAACACCTCTTGTGTACATATTTGAAGTTTGAGCTTCACAACTTGCTTCGTTTCCTAAGATAGATGCAGTTGATGCAGTTGGCATAATACAAGTAGTTAAAGAGTTTCTAACACCATATTTTTTAATGTCTTCTCTTAACTTGTCCCAATCCCATCTTTTTGTTGGTTTTGTTCCCCATAAGTCAAATTGGAATTTACCTTCTGAAATTGGAGATCCAGCAAATGTTGGGTAGGCTCCTTCTACTTTAGCTAAATCACAAGAAGCTTTAATTGAAGCATAGTAAATAGTTTCAAAAATCTCTTTGTTTAATGATTTTGCCTCATCAGAATCATAAGTAATTCCTAATAAAAAGAATACGTCTGCTAATCCTTGAACACCTAAACCAACTGGTCTATGTAATAAGTTTGAGAATCTAGCTGCTTCTGATGGATAGTAATTTACATCAATAACTTTATTTAAGTTTATAGTAGCTTGATAAGCAACATCAAATAACTTGTTATGGTTATAAGTTTTGTTTTTATTTACAAACTTAGGAAGTGCAATAGAAGCTAAGTTACAAACTGCAGTTTCATTTACAGATTCTTCACCGTAGAATGAACCTAATCCTAAACTTTCCAATAATTCTTTATTTTGAAGAATTTCTTTCTGAACTTTAGTAATTCCAGTGGCCTCCACAATTTCTGCACACAAATTAGAACTTCTAACTACACCAATGTTTGATTGGTTAGACTTCTCGTTGATAGAGTCTTTATATAAGATATAAGGAGTTCCAGTTTCAATTTGAGATTCTAAGATTTTATTCCATACTTCTCTAGCTTTAACTACTCTTTTAAATCTTCCTTCTGATTCATAACCAATGTATAAATCTCTAAATTCTTGACCATAAGTTTCAGTTAACCCAGGACATTCGTGTGGACACATTAAAGACCAATCTTCGTCTAAGTCAACTCTTTCCATAAATAAGTCATTGGTCCACATAGCTAAGAATAAATCTCTCGCTCTGATTTCATCTTTACCTTGATTTTTTCTTAAATCTAAGAAGTCCATAATGTCTGCATGCCAAGGTTCCATATAAATTGCAATAGATCCTTTTCTTTTCCCACCACCTTGGTCTACTGCTCTTGCAGTTTCGTTGAAGATTTTTAGGAAAGGAATAATACCATTTGAAGTACCGTTAGTTCCTGCGATATAAGTACCTTTTGCTCTTACTTTTGTAAAAGAGATACCAATACCACCTGCATTTTTAGAAATCTGTGCAGATTCTTTTAAAGTATTGAAAATACCTTCGATAGAATCTGATTCTGTATCAAGTAAGAAACAAGAAGATAATTGTGGTCTTGTTGTTCCAGAGTTGAATAATGTTGGTGTAGCGTGTGTGTAATAACCTTCTGAAAGTAAGTTATAAGTATCGATAACACCTTGTATGTCTTCACCACAAACTTGTAGTGCAGTTCTCATATACATATATTGAGGTCTTTCGGCAACTTTACCGTCAAGTTTCAATAGATATGATTTTTCTAATGTTTTGAATCCAAAGTAATCAAAGTTATGATCTCTGGAGTGTACAATCGCAGAGTCTAATTCGTCTGCGTGTTTTTTTACAATATCGTAGAAAGTTTTAGAAACAATCGGTGAGTGCTTTCTAGTTTTTGGATCTACGTATTTGTATAAGTCAGAAACAGTTTCTGAAAAACTTTTCTTAGTTTCTTTGTGTAATGCCGTAATTGCTAATCTTGCCGCTAATGTTGAATAGTCAGGGTGTTTTGTTGTAAGAGATGCTGCAGTCTCCATTGCTAGTTGATCTAAAACAGAAGTTTGAATGTCTGGCATAATTCCTTCGATTACCTTTTGGGCAACTTCAAAAGGAACAATCCACTTTTGGTCTAAACCATAAGTTTGTTGTGTTATTCTGTCTAAGATTTTGTCTAACATGACTGGCTCTTTCTTACCATTTCTTTTCATTACTTTTATCATGCTCATTTATTAATTTTTTGTTTTTTATATATTGAAATACTTTTTAATCTAAAAAAATCAATATTCTTTTTTTTATTGGTTTTTTATAATGTCAAAAAATTTTATTTTATAAAAAATCTATGTTGTTGAGTTTGTTTAGGTTATACTTGAATTTAGTATTATTTAAAATTTTCGTAATATTTTTAATATCTACAATATAGATATTTTCATACGAATCCACTTTAAAAGTACTAGTATCGTAGTCTGTTTCCATTACAACACCAGTAATAATCTTTTCTTCTTCTGTAATTGGATCATCCCAAACAAATTCGATTTCTGTTCCTTCATAGATATTTCTATTTGTAATATCTTTTGAATTAATATTTTTTCCAATGTGGTCTTGTAATTCAGTAATTATTAAATTACGCCACTTGTTATCTAATAGTTTAAACATATTGAATAAATTATCAGAAAAGTAAACTGATAGTTCATTAAAAAGTTCAACATTTGTAAAGCTTTCATCTTTAAGATGAATTTTTAATAAAGAGTAATAATTGTTAAAATCTACTCTTGATGGTTTTCTTCTGTTATTCAAGAAGTTTATTGCAGTATGTTCTCCTAATACGAAATAAACTCTTTCTTTAACTAATTTTGTTCTAATATACATTTCATTATCAATTGATTCAAAATGATAGTTAGAACCTTTATCCACTTCTATTGTTTCTCTGTAATAACCGGAGAATAAATCTGAAGTATCGTCTTCATCAACTGCTTCCTCTTTCTTACCTTTAAAGATTGAATCATACTTTAATGAGTGTTTTCCTTCTATTTTATGTTTAGACAAAACAATATCCTCTTCAATAGTGTCAATTACTTTCTCTACTTCTGGTTCTAAATCAAGATCTAAATCATCTTCATCTATTTCAATGATTATATCTAAATCCTCATCATCACCAAAGTCTAAACCAGAGTCACTGGAATCATCAGAATCTTCTTCATCAAATTCTTCCATAGAAGGACCTTCAAAATCTTCAATCTCATCGAAGTCATTTTCGAAGTCGTCGTCTTCATCACTGACATGTTTCTTTGCCATAGTTTTTTATTTTTTTATATAACAAAATATCATTTTGTTTGTTAACTATCTAAGAACTGGTCGTTCTCTAAAGTTAAGTAGGTTGAGTTTAGGGTAAGCCTAATCTGTGACTTCAAAAAGTCACCATCTCTTTGTTTTAGTAACTTGAATCTATACAAGTTTTGTCTTTTCATTTCTTCTGTACGAATAATTGCAAAGAAAGTGTCGGCTGTTTCAGCAATAGCCTTAGATTCGGGCACACTTTCTAATGTAATATCTGCAGAGTTCCAAGCATCTTTCGCAACTTGAACTCCAGTTATCACAGGACATTTATATTTAGCTCCTATTGCTCTTAATCCTTCAGATAAAACTTTACCTTTAGAATATAAGTTATCAGTTCCTGTGCCTTTAGGTGCAGCCACAAGAGTGATATAATCAACAATAACTAAATCAATTTTAATTCCTTTTTTCTCTTTAAGTTTTTGAATGTAATTATCAAAATCTGCAACGGTGGCAGTTCCTGCTGCCCAGAATTTGGCATATATCTTACCAACTTTTTTATCAAAAATATCACCACCATCAGTTTTACTTAAACCGGCAATTCTTTTCTTAATTAAATCAGTGTCTTTTGATATAGTATCATAATCATTGATTGGAATTTTTAAACGCATTGCACCTAAACGTTTCATAACTTTTCTTTCACTCATTTCTAAAGTGATATAAAGAACATTATGTCCCATATCAGCTGATTTGATAGCAAAGTTTTGCATCCATAATGATTTACCATTATTAGTCTCTGCCATAATTACATTGAAAGTTCCAATATCCCATCCACCACCTAACATATGGTCAATAGTTGGAAAACCACAGCTAACTTTGAATCGAGAACTATCTTGTACGTGACTTTCTGCATCGTCAAAGTCGGTTCCCATATCGTCATCATCAACAAAATTAGTAGATGACATTTCATCTACGATTGCTTTAATACGACCGGCTGCTTCAACTGCCTTTTCAAAGTCTGAGATAGAATCAAGGTTTCTGGTTTCATCGATAATATCAACAGTCCCAGTTTTTAAACGATTGGCTAAAATCCAAGCGTTAAATTTTGGTTCGATGAAGTTTTTTTCATCGTACTCTTTAAGGTCTACTTGTAAAATTGATTTTAAAATATCTTTAGTGATAACACCTTCTTTGTCTTCAAGAGCGACCATGTCTAATATCTGTCTTGGTGTAGGTATACCAGGATCATTATTATCTAGCATGTATTGTCTGATAACTCCGTAAACAAATTGAATTTCAGAATTTCTAAAAAAGAACGTTTTAACTACATCAAAATACTTCTTATTCTTTAAAATGTAATTGAAAAATACTTTTTCTAATTGTGGTGTCATTAATTTCGATTAATTTTATTATTATATGAAAACCTGCATTTAAGTTTGCTATAATTTATTGTTCATTAATCATTTCACCATCTTCGGGGTTAAGTGTAAAGTCAGATACCTTCTTTATTATATTAGTATCGACCTCATCCACTATTTCTTTTTTATCTTTTTGACTAAGTTTGTCTTTTAATTTATCAATAATTGATATAATTCCATTTTTTGCTATAAGAGTACCAACTCCCATTGTTAATGCAGCAAAATTTTCTAAGAAACTATCTACATTTAGATCATATTTACCAACTATATAAAGAATACCATTCATTATAGGTATCAAAATTGCAGTATAAGCGAACATATCAACAAATCCTTTAACTACTGAATTTATATGTTTACCAATTAAATTAAAAATTGCAGTAATTGACTTAAATAGTTTAACTACTTTCTTAACAATTCCATTTCCAATACCCATCATTTTTAATTCTTCTAACATAGATTTAGAATCTTTAGTTAAAACATCTTCTTCCTGACCATCTTTAAACTTTTTCTCTTCTAAATAAACTATTGTAAACGCACATATTGTTAAAAGAACGACTTTATCTGCAGTTACTTCAATAGAACTAATTTTCATATTAGTCATTAGTTTACTAACAACTGGATAAAGTGCTTGAATACCAGCACCAAATGTTAAAGACAAATTTCCATTTAATCTTAAATCACTTATTACTCTTTTTTGAATTTTTTTGTATTCAGTTTCATCGGATTCAGTGATTAAACCGTCAAATGAGTTGATAAAATCATTAACCATTGAGTCTTGAAGAGAGTATTGTTGAAATTTTGTTATTTTCATATCATATATATTAAAAATTTATATTAAAAATCAGAAAAAGCATTAAAAAAGTTTAATATATAATAAAAAATAGCTTTATAAAATATGAAACATATTAAAAGATTTGAAAACTTTTCATTTGAAGAAGAAGAAAAGTACGGTAGATTCGCACAGGAACGTGAGAGTGATGTAGCCCAATTCGGTGAAGAAGGAAATGAATTCAATGAAGATGACTTTGAAAACTTTGGAGAAGATGAAGAAGATTGCACAACTTGTGATGATACTAATGAATTAGGAGAACATGAAGATGACTATGGATTATCAGAAGAAGAAGAAGAAGAGGAAGAAGAAAATCAAGCAGGAAACACAATCAGAAAATGGGGTGATGAAAGAGTCGTTGAAAAGAAAAAAATGAATCCAGGTTTCAAAGCATATTTAGATAAACAAAAAGCTAAAAGTAAAGATAAAGAAGACGATAAAAAAGGTGGAAAAGAAGATAAACCAGATTTCTTAGATTTAAACAAAAATGGTGATAAAAAAGAACCTATGAAAAAAGCCGCTAAAGATGTTAAAGATGGTAAAGTTGGTGATAAAAAGGGTTTAACGGCTGCACAAAAGAAGTTACCAAAAGCATTACAGGATTCAATACTTAAAAAACAGAAATAATCAGAAATTAATATAAATAAAAAAAAGACCCAATTGGGTCTTTTTTTATGTTGTGGCTTTAATGGTAACCTTTTTAATAGCGTCTTGAATCCAATTAGGTAAGAAGTGAGAACTATGTCTTAAAACGTCTCCAAATGAACCGTCAATTATAATAGTATCTGCATAATCATCAATCGAACGTACTGGTCTACCAGTCATTTGAATAAATCCGGAAACAGTCTTCCAAGCATACCAATCAGGATTATTACTTTGTCTCATTTTATTCTTTTGAGAACCTAAACTTGGATAAGGAACTTTAGCAATAATTTGAAATCTTGCTAAATCATCATCTAATGAAACACCAGTATCCATACTAGGGCTAACTAAAACCGTTGGTTTATCAGTTTCACAGTGCATTCTTAAAATTTCATCTTTATTTGTTGAGTCATGAAATACAAATCTCTTATCTTTTATTCCTTTTTGGATCCAATTTGATAATTCAAATGAATTTGTATGTATAATTCCTTTCTGACCAGCATACTTATTCATTATCTTCTTAATATAAGGAATATATCTTTGAAAAGTTTCTTCTTTATTCTTATAAGACATCTTACCAATCGGCATATAAATAATAGGTCTATTCTTTACAGGGAAAGGAGACTCAATCGAGTGATAAGCGGCTTTAGTAACATCTAATCCATTTAACTGACAGAAAAGATTTTTGTCTAAAATAGTACCAGACATTAAAAAGACCATATCATAGTGAGAAAAAACATACTTGTCTAGGTAATCATAAGCCCAAATTGGTTCCAATGATAGTTCTTTTTGTCTTAACTTTTCATTATAAGAAGGTTCTAATACCCAGTTATTAGGATTTGCTTTATATTCAGTTAAGAATAGTTCAATCTTCATTTTATATTGGTTTAAATCAGTAATCAGTTGCATTAGTTTAACATCACTGTTTTTACCGTTTAAAACTTTGTTGATTTTTAAATCTCTTTTGTCTTGAACTACGTCTCTTTCTGCCTTAGACATACCTTTCTCCATCTGTTCCATTGTAGTAACAACCTCATTGTTAAAGTAAACTAGGAAATCAACATAACCACTAATAGTAGTAACTGCCTTTAGTCTTGAAATCAAATCATGTTCATTAGAAAAACTAAATCTTTTAATTACAGCTTCAGTTATTTTAATAGAAATAAATGAACTCATTATATCATCAAAGTCGTGTGCCTCATCTACAATCAAAACTCTTGCATCTCTAGCATCCATTAGCTTTTGATTATACATTGCATAAAGAATATAAAGATAAAAGTTTGTTAAAGAAACTCCACTACTTATATAACTTTCTCTAGCTGAAGAATAAGGGCAAACCTCACAAGAAGTTTTGTTTAAACGATTAAACTCGGCACCTTGTGCACAAGAACAAGCATAAGAAGAACATTCATAGTTTTCTTTACCTTTTAAATCTGCAATAGATTCATAAGTACTTGAGTATTGATCTTGTAGAATTTTTGAGTTGGTAATTATATCAACTCTAGCCATTTTATTTTTACTTCTTTTATACCAATCTGCTATCATTAAAGCTAAATGAGACTTACCTGTTCCCACGGGCATATCTAATAAGAAAAACTTAGTTGTTGGATCTTTTTTAAATTGTTGGTCTATAAAATCTATTGCTTCTTGTTGTTGTTGACGTGGTTGATATTTTGAAAGGTCTTTCTTTAATGACATATTTGCTATGGTTTTTTTGTTACTTTTTATATGATATAAAAGATAATTGTTTAAAAAATGATTTTTTTTAAATTTATTTTAGTTTTTTATTAAAAAACAAGGTTTTTTATATTTTTTATATGATATATAGATTAAACTACCACTTTTCTATGGAACATATCTTACATCACGACGAATTTTCTGTTTATACAACAGCAGATGAAATTTTTAATTTTATTGACGAATTATTGGAGAGAGGACTTTCAAATGAGTTTGAAATCTATGACCTTTGTATTGAAAAATTTGGACAATATTTCACTCAACATATTGACGCTCTAAATGAATAAAACCTCTACTTCTCTGTAGAGGTTTTATTATTTATAGTGATTCTTCAAGTTCTTTTATTTGATCCATAACTTCTTTTAGTTCATCTTTCTTTCTCATCATAATTCCTTTGTTATACTTTCTATCTGCATAAACATCTTCTAACATTCTAAGTGTTGGTGATAGTCTTTTCTCAAAAACTACACCATTTACACAAACAACGTGTTTTTCCTCGTCAATCGGTCTACCATTATCACAGAAACCTTTGTTCTTTTCGTCTTGAACTCCAACAAATGTCTCTGGTGCAATAAAGAATTGTCTTTGAGTTGTAGGATATAGTGATGCAAAGTCATAAATAACTACCCATCTATTCATTCCTACTACAGGGTCTTTAACCCAACCACCAGCAATTGTTGATTCTCCATCACCTCGTTCATCTTTGAAAAGAACAATGTTGTCCATTTCTCTAAATCTGTTTCTTAAAACTCCTTCGGTAATCGCCAATGAACCTAATGCGTTATTCATTTGAGATACTACATCGACAATTCTAATCTTTGCTAATGATGAGATCGCATAAATAATTGAAATATAGTTTCTTGATTCGTGTATTTTCTGTACAAGTACTGAATCGACCGCGTTATAATACATAAATGTTTCAAAATCGTCTTCATAAAGTTTTTGTAATGAACCGTTATACTTAATCTTCTCAACTCCAACTAACTTATTGGCAACGAAATCTAAAGAAGAAGATTCCTTTACTTTTATAGAGGTATCACAGATTTCATACAATTGCATGTAATCAAAAATCATTCTATGTGCAGGAACTTCATAATCAGTACCCCACATTTTATTTATTCTTTTTAAAGGTGATGAAACGGCAGGGTCTATTTTCCATTCTTTACCGTTAGCCCATTTAGAAATTTTTCTACTTCTGTTTACTAAATATAACCAGTCATATTGTAAGAAGTTCCAACCAGTTAAAATTGGCATTTTTGGAATCATTTTCTCAAAGAAAGCGTAAAGCATATCAAATTCAGATTCGTATTTAACATATCTAAACTTATATTCTGTACCAAATTTCTCAAAGTATTTATTTGTGTTATCACAAATTCTATTTTGCATATCTTCTGGCATATCTTTTAAACCAAGAAGAATAATTTTATCGTCATAAACGATAGATATAGAAAGTACTGCAGTTGCGGCACCTTCTTTTATAACATTTCCGTCTGCATCTTTAATATCCGCGGCTTCTGGAAAACCATCAACGATTTCTGTTTCAATATCTATAAAGAATATCTTTGGTAAGTTAAACTCAAAGATTTCTTCTTTTTCTTTTTCTGGAAGTGAATCTAAAAACTCATAGATTGCGTATCTATCAGGATGATTTACTTCGATTTGTTTTACTGATTTACCATCCCAAGATCTAAATTCAGCGTGTTTTTGTGGATCTGTATCTTCACAAGATACATATTTCATTGGGGTGTCCCAGTTGTAATACTTTAGCTTTATATCGCCCGTTTTATCTACATAGCTTACTACTAATTTCTTTGTATTTGTTAAATATTGTGTTTCTACCAGCATTTTATTTCCGTCTATTTTTTATTTTATATACATTTTTACAAAAAAAGTTAGAATTATTTTGGTAATTAAGTTATTTGTTTTATATTTGAGATCTAAATATATAAGATATGAATAGAATATATCAAATAACTATTGTAGAGGATGTTGAAAACATTAATTCAGATAATAATGATTTCTCACATCCATTTTTTGAAGAGATTGCACTTTCTTTAAACGAAAAAGATACTAATTATATAGGATTTTCTGATAACGATGAAATGTTTGTTAGATTAAATACTATAAAATTGAAAAGAGTTGTTGATATAATGAAAAAATATTTTGTAATTGAAATCAAAGATGTTTCTAACAAAGTGATTTCTGGTGAGTTACAAAAATTGTATCCAGAAGTAGAATCACTTACTCCTAAATTATTTAAAAGGTTTAGATTAGATAATGAAACCGTTGATGATGTCCTAGATAAAATCAATGAATGTGGTTTAAAATCTTTAGATAAAGTAGATAAAAAAATATTAAAAAAATCTCGTTCTTAATAGACGAGATTTTTTTTATTGTTAATATAAGAAAATTATTATCCTAGTGGATTATCTCTTCTATTTGCCGCAAGTGATGCAAGTTTTCCAAAATCAGATACCCCATCAACATATATGATATAAGTACCACCACTTCTAGAATCTCTAGCTTCTAAATGACCTTTATAATTATTGTCTTTAGCTTTTTTCTCTAAAGATTGTCTATTAAATACTATCTCAGTATCATTTTTAGCCTGCGCTTCATAAGAATCCAATTCTTTAAAGAATTCTCTCATTTTTGCATCTCTATCTTCACTTGAATCGTGACCTCTAAAAAACTGTGATATTCTTCCTTCTTCTTCATTTATTGAATGAGATTCAAATGTTTTTAAATGTTTCATTTATATTTCTATATTTTTTGTTTAATTATATATTATATTTGAAAAACCATTTTTTTATTTTTTATATAATGTTTATGAAAATAATACAAGGTAAAGGTATTGGATTTATTGATGAAGATACTGAACAAGAAAAAAAGCACGAAACATTTTTTACCTACGAAAAGAGTGAAATTTCACAAGAACTAATTGATAATTGTGAAAGAACTGCTTCTTTAACAGGACAAACTTATTTTATCTTTGATAGTGAGATAACTAAAAAAATTATAAGTAATTCTTCTTCAAGAGAAGAAAAACTAGCTTATCTTACAGGTGAGTTAGATAAAGAGTTGGAGAAATATAATGATACTTATCATATTGGTGGCATTGACTTCTTTGAAGGATTTCCTTCAAGATTTTCTTACTATGATACTGAAACTAAACTTACTTGTCGTTATAAAAAGCAGGACTTAGTTATTGAGTACCTGGATAAGCTAGGATTTACTAAGTCACAATTTAATTATGGTGCAGAGTATGAACAATCATTTTATATTGAAATACATGATGAAGATAATAAATTCATTGAAAAGTTTATAGTTAGATTACAACCTAATTTATTTGTAAAAGTTATTTATAGTAGTGATAGTAATGTAACTATTTACAATGGATTCTTTAATAAGGATAAAATAGTTGATACAATATCTAAAATTTCTTTAGTTGGTTATGAATCTATTATGAGAAATGTTAAACTAGAAAAGTTATTACAATAAAAAAAGTCGAGATTTACTCGACTTTTTTATTATTTCAATAAGTTATAATACTCTTTGAAGTGTTTAATACGATCATCTAGCCCAATGACTCCTCCGTTTACTCTTTTAGTTACTGCAGTAACTGTCGCCGTATCAGCACCTTTATCACAAATAGCCCAAAGACCATTAGAATTAAAGAAGAATGCTGCAGAAGCTAAAGGATATTTAGTTGCAACTAAATCTGGATTTGAAGCAATATCTTCACCAATAAATTTACCAAATTTTGTATAGTTTTCTTTACCAGTTAATTGAATATAACCTCTACCTCTAAATTTGAAACCTTCTTTTGAAGCTTCGTTACCGTTACCCATTCTTGATGCATAAACTTTAGAAGCAATTTTTTCTGGATTTCTTGCATAACCTGCTGCAGTAGTAGCATTAAAATATTTACCAAATATTTTTACTAATCCATCTGCAGAATAGTTTAAGTTTTCTGAAACTGCTTTGAAACCACCTGACTCATGGCCACATTGTGATAAAAAGTGAGCTAATCTTAAATTTGTAGTAATACCAAATTTTGCAGCAGTATCTGGAATTTGTGCAATTACTGCATCAGGAATGTGTCCTTTTAATTTTTCTAACTTTAAAGTTCCTGATGTAACCGGTACTGCAACTGGTGCCGAACCAAACATTTTTGTCCAAGTTCCATCACCAACAAGTCCGTCAGCTGTTAAACCATTTGCGGATTGCCATTCTTTTACTAATTTCTCTGTACCTGGTCCGAAATCTCCATCAGCCGTAGTACCTAATTTCTCTTGGAGTTTCTTAACATCGTCTCCCTTTGAACCTACTTTTAATAACATAATTTACAATATTTTTCTTTTATATATTAAAAGAATATTGTAACTTTTTTCTGTTAATTAAGTAAATGCTTGATTAACATATCTCTATTGTACTTTATGAACCAAATAGGATCATTAAACTCTATCTCAAAAACTATCTTACTGTTGGGATAGTTAGTGTTTTCAAGGGTTATATCATCTGAATTTTTTAATTTCATTTGAATATATTTTTTCTTAATTCCGTAAATATTACTAAGTTTTGTAATAAATCTATCAGAATATAACATTTGTAAGAAATTATCTTCCATTATTTTATAAGTAGTACTAATATCATAATAACCAATGTGCTTTTCACCACACTTGATTTCAACGGTGTTATGTACACATAACTTTTGATAAGATAATCTATTAATTTTTAATTGCATGACACAAATGTAGTTTTTTTATTTAATATATATACTATGAAATATTTAAAAAAGTATCAAAAGTTTTTTGAAGATGGAGAAGGTGGTGGAACTGCTACTGTGAATGCTTCAAATACTGCAGGAATGGGACCGGTTGTCGCCGCACAAGTTGGTCCACTACCAGGTGTGCCAGGAACTTCAGGCTCAGGTGACATTGGATTTGGATTAGGTTCGGGAGAGCCAATCAAAAGAAAGAGAAAAAAGGGAAAACCTAGTCAAGTATCTGATTTAAGAGATTTAAAAGAAGAAGAAACTAATAGTGTAGATGAGGCTACTGGATACAATCAATTTGATTTAGCAACTGAGTGTGTTGAATTATACCATTGGCTTTGTGAAGATGGAGTTGATAAAGAACAACTTGGTAAAGATATTAAAGATATAACAAATGATGAAGGTTGGTATTCACTAGATGATGAAACATTAAATAGATTAGTTGATCTTTTGAAAAACTACAATAAATAAAAAAGTCCCAATTGGGACTTTTTTATACTAATTCATCTAATAACTTACCTCTTCTTTGTGATCTTGTCATAAACTTAGGACAATTTAATATATCACTAAAACTATGAATATTTAACTCGTTTGCCATATTTTTATAATGGTCACTTACTTGTCTATCACTTTTTCGAATTAATCTACCAAGTGCAAAATAATAAAACTTATTATCCTCAAATTCACAATCAATTAAAAAAGATAATGATTTTTCAAAACATTCATCAAATTCCCAAGCAGCAGTATCATCACCAGAGATACCTACAATAAAACAAATTACTAAAACAATAAGTGATACCCAACCTAATGCTTGTAACCAAATATATTCACCTTGAGTATCTTTATAAACATAAGTATTATTCTTTAGTGGCCCATCAAAAACCATTGTTGAATAACGATTATCTCCTGCGTCAAAAAAGTAAATGTAGTTTTTACCAGTTTTTATAACATGAGTTGCAGTTTTTGATTCAATAACATCTTCACTGTAACCCTGTGAAAAATGAAATCCGATAATAGCAAGTGCTATCCAAATAGTTTTTAAAATATTTTTCTTTATGGTGTTATAAAGAAATACAAATGGAAATAATAATAATCTTTTCATGTAAAAATTTTAATATATAGTTTATGAATAATTTGTACAAATATAATGATTTTTTATTTGAATCTATAATAAATGATATTTTTTTATTATTAGAATCTGACGAACCTAGTCCTACATTTACTTGGGATATAAAAAAAGAAACTGAAAAACCAGTAGAAGAAAAGCCAGTTACTTTTGAATGGGATTTAACAAAAGCAAATAACACTTCTACAACTTCTAAAGTTTTAGAAAAGTTAAAAGCATTCTTATCTAAATTACCAAAAGAACAGGTAATAAAATACTTTTATAAGCTTTTAGATAAGATAAAACTTCTTCCAGAAAAAACTAGAAGAAAACTTTTAATTAACTATGCAAGTGTGTTCCTATTATTCGGTTCCGTAGCTTATTTAACGCAATCAGCTGATCAATATAATGCAGACAAGAAAATAGTCAAAGAGTTTATAAAAGTGACTAAGAAAGCTTCTTTTGACGTTTCTCAAAAGGTTGTAGCTCTTGCAGAAGGAGATTATTCAGATGATAGAGGTGATACAGGAAACTTTGTTGAGTTTGAAATGGGTGGTAAGAAATTAAAAAGATTTATTGGTAGTAAATATGGTATTTCTGCACCAGTTTTAATGAAATATTTAGGCAAATTGCCTAAAAAAGAAGATATGATAAATTTACCATATGAAACAGCATTGGATATTTATAAAAATCAATATTGGGATGACCAAAAAATTGAAAGATTTTGCAATCAATCAGTTGCTGATGTTGTTTATGATGGCTGTGTAAATCAAGGTATTACTGGTATGAAATCTATATTAAGAAATGTTTTAAGAGATAATGGAATTGAAATATCAGATGATACAAATCCATTTGAAGGAGATTATATTAAACAACTTAATACTTTAGAACAAAATAAGCTATTTGACTCTATTAAGAAATATCGTGAAGAAAGATATAAAGAAGCTAGAACTTTTAAAAGACACGGTGCTGGTTGGTTAGATAGATTAGAAAAATTAGTATTTAAAGAGTAATTAAATTTCTCTTTCTTTACCTTTAACTTTAGTATCTGTTAAGTGATGTCTATTATCTTTTGGAAGAAAGTCAAATCCGTATTTTTTACCTAATGCAATCAATAATGGTGTAATAGGAACTGGAATAGGAATTCCAGAGATTAAAACTAATGGAACAAGTCTAACCAAATCCATTGAGTGTTCTTTTAAGAACTTAATTTCACCATCTGTTACTTCTTTATCCTGAATCATTTTTCTAATGATTAAAATTGATATTTTAGTTTCAGCAGCCTCACGTTTTGTACCTTCCCAAAACTCTTGTGCAAAGTCAGTTCCTTTTTTAAGAGTATCTTTTAAAAACTTCAGAGTTACTGAATCTTCTTTATGTTCCATTATTTTTTGCTATATTTTTACAACCTTATATATATTAAATATTATAAGTTTATTGTTGTTTTTACAAAATAAAATTATATATTTGCATTATGAGAATTTTATACTTAGGAGACATACACGGAAACTTTGAATTAATAAATCAATATCTTAAACGATATGATATTAAGGACGCACACATAATTCAAGTGGGTGACTTTGGTGTGGGATTTACAACTCTTGTTAAAGAAAAACGTACTTTGGAATTTGTACATAACGAACTTGTTAAACGTAATGTATTTGTTTATGCTATTCGTGGTAATCATGATTATAAGCCTTACTTTGATAATGATCCATTTGGATTTACTAACATTAAACTACTAAAAGATTATACTGTTCTTAACTTAGAAGGTAAAAATATTTTATGTATTGGTGGTGCAGTAAGTATTGATCGTAGAATGCGAAAAACTAAAAATCAAGCCATTGGTCGATTTGACATCAAAGGCATGAACGAAAGTTGGTGGCCAGATGAAATCTTTAATTGGGAAGATGATAAGTTAGTTGACTTACGTAATATTAATGTTGTTGTTACTCACAATGCACCGGATTACTGTATTCCAGACAATAGTAATGGATTTGGTAGTTTTGTAGGTCAATTTATCGCAGCAGATCCTGAGTTAAAACTAGATTTGTTGGATGAAAGAAGAAAGATTACTATGGCCTTTCAAACTATTAAAATGTATAATGATATAACACATCACTATTATGGACACTTCCACAGAAGTGATGTAACAACTATAGATGGAGTTCAACATAGAGTATTGGGTGTTGGTGAACTTTGGGAAGAAAGAGAATATGAGAAGTAATACTATAATATGTGTTCGTTGGAAGTTATCAGGTCGGTTGGAACATTTCGTCAACCTAGGTAAGTTATATACATACTATACTGGTGACGACTTAGGAGTTTCTCGTTCTAAACTAAACAGACGAGATTTGTTTGAAGGATTTCATAATGATACTATTGAAATAGTTAAAACATATGTAAGATAAAAAACCCACTATTTAAGTGGGTTTTTATTTTTTACCAAGTTTGGTTATCATCAACTGAACTCATTATTGTATTTGGTGTAATTTCTTTAATAAATTCTTGTAAATCTTGCATTGCAACTCCATATTTTAATGAAGCTCCAGATTTTATTAAAACTTCTTCTTCTAATATTTTATATGTAGGTCTTCCATTTTGTTCATATCCACTATCTTCTGTAAAACAAGCTAATAAATGTCTTTTAATGGCACCACATAATGATCTAGAAAATGATATTTTACCAGTTATATGAAAATCATAACTAGAAACAGACACTTTTGAAAATTGTAAACCTTCTCCTTTATCTTCAAATTCTACTTCGGTCCATAATCCCCAAAAGAATCCATTGTCAAAATCACCTTCTGGTATAACATTTTGAAATTTTTCTTTTGTTTCTATATCAACTGGAATTAAACCTACTGAGAATACAACATTAAGTTTTTCTTCTGCTAAGTAATCTTGTACCATATCTTCATAAGCATAATCGTCAAATAAAAAGTTTAAATAGAAGTCACCTGTAACAGTATCTCCCTTTTTATTATATTGAGTAGTCACAGTAGTTTTACCAAACTTTGAATACTCTTTAATATTCTCCTGCCAAGATTTATTCTCGGCATAGTCTCTAAGATTATTAGATCTTGTTTTAAACTCGTTATTACCGGTTTTGCGTGCCATATTACCTAATTTCCAAGCAGCACTACGGTAAGTACTTGGACTTAATTCTTCATTAAATCTTTTTAAATGTTTCATTACTTATCTTTTTCGTTTTTTATTACATCACTATATATTAAGTCCTCTAAATATTTTTTAACAACAACTGTTTTCATATCAGTATTGAATGGTGGATTTTGAAGAGGTTTAATTTCATAATCATCACTAATCTTCATATTTTGCATATAACTCCAATTTACATTAAATCGTGATCTTGAAGTATGAAATAAAATTAGTAAGTCAGGGTTATATTCATTTAAAAAATCCTCAGTTATTTTAGTTATATAAGCATAAGTATCAAGTGCGTTTTTACCACCTACATTTACAGTCTCGAATCCTTCTTCCATTGTGTGGAAATCTCTTCTCCACATATCACCACTAATCTTACTAAACTCACATAAGTAAGTATAATCACCAAAATCAAATGTGTAAACTATAAGTGAATCACCTTCATCTTTAGTATAGTATATTTTCTTTGGTAAGAAATCTAACTCTTCAAATAGTTTCAAATATCTCATTAATAAGTTACATATGTTTTTTCGTCTTCTGGTTCAACTGAAATAGTAGTACTACCACGTAGTCTTAAATTTATATTTCTATCTATTTTTTCATACTCTTCTTCAAACAATCTTCCAAACTCATTGAATATATCATTTCCAATTGGTTTATTAAGAGTTATTACAACTGTAGATTGGTCCCAACCTTCATTATCTTCAATAATTGAATTAGCTATTGTTATATCTTTAGTATTAAAAAATCTTTCAATTTCACTTATGTTTAATTTAACTTCTCTCCAATCTTGTCCGATTATAAAACTATAATCTGTTGCATTTACTTCTTTAGGTATAATCTTTAATTTTAATTTACTTGTTATTGAAGTATAGAAGTTATAATCTTTATATCTATCTTTTACAGTAAGTATGTGATCCATATCGACTGCCAATTCTTGTAACTTCTCTAAAGATTTACCTGCATCCTCAAATGTAGATAAATCTACACCTATATTCCAAGTTAAAGTAATCATTTCGGAATTACTATACTTTTGAGTTTGTATAGTTGGATCTCCATATTTATCATTGAAATAAGCCAAACTATATACTAGTTCGTCTTGATAAAAATTTTCATTAAACTTTCTTAAATGTCTCATTTGAATCCAAAAAATCTTTTTATGAAACCTGGTTTCTCTTCTTCTTGTGGTCTCTCTGGTTCCGGTTCTGGTGTTGGTTTTTTACCACTTAATTGTCTTAATATCTCTTTACTTTCAGGTGTATCTAACTTTACTTCTGAATTAGATATTTTTTCTTTATCTATATAATAAAACATAGGTAGTAATTCTCTTTCACTATCATGATTGGTCCAGTACTCGTTTCCGGCTAGATCCATTACCGGTAAAACATATTCACCAGGTTCAGAATCAATTGCAATGAAATAATCTTTATTCCAGTGAAAAACTAACCACTTACCAACTTGTAAAACAAAATCTTCATCTTTCTTTAATTCATCTACCGTGGTTAAACCTAATTTCAATCTTATTCCAGAGTAACTAACATTTTGAGGTTTTTGAGCATAATCGTTAAGAGCCTTTGTTGCAAATCCATCAGCACCCATACTAAATAAGTGCATTACTTTTCGATTATTGTTAAAAATCCTCAAACAAGGAAAACTTCTTTCTCTTATTCTTAATACAATTGGTACAAATGAATATGACTTAGATAGAAATAAGTAATTTTCATCACCTTCATTAGTATTTTGTGGTGGTTTAACTCCTAGTCTTTTCCAAACATAATCTTGACCAGGTATTATTTTAAGTATACCATCTTTAACTAACTTAGTATCATCAGTAAAACTTTGATAGAATGATTTTTTAATACCATGACTTAAATTAAGTGTAGTAAAGAGAACACCATAGAAAGTATGATTATCAGGTTTTAATTCACATTTACCATCATTATCATCATGTGCGAGCCAATTAGTAGTACCATCTGCATTACGTTTAAAACTTATACCAAATCTAACCCAGGTTTTACTAGTATTTCTATAAGCATTAGTAAAATAATTATTGTTGGGTGTAACTATATTTTTAACATATCTATTATCAATGACAACCCATTGTTCTGGATATTTAGATTGATAGTTATCCCAATTACTTTTAGTTTTTAAACACCAAGCAGGAGAACCAATTTCTAAAATTCCTTTATAAGTATAAACTCTAAAAAATGAGTATGAATTATCTTTGTAAATCAATTCATAATCTTGTTTTGAAGGAGAAGTCATTTGATCATAGAAAGTGTCTAAGATCTGATCGTATGACATTTTATTAAGTTTTCCTAAGTCAAGTTTAGAATTCTTTAAAACTTCAAAGATTGACTTCAGCTCTTCCATATCGGTTACATTATCAACAAATCTAAGTCTTGTTAAAATACCAACATAACTAAATGCAGTACCAACCATTTCTCTTATTTTAAGATAGTCTTCATTATCTTCTGCTATACCATTCTTTCTAAGAATAGATTTAGCTAATGCGATATTTTCATTTAGTTTAATATATTTCATTAACTATATATTAAAATTTCTTGTTGAACTTATATTGAATACCTAAACTTATTGTATGTAGTAATTTAACCTCTGTAGTAGAGTTATAGTTTACTACATCCTGTACAATAAAGTTAAGTTTATTTTTGGGCAGTATTACAAGTTTTGTAGTACCAATAATAATATACTCGTCAAAGTATTGAATATTTGGTTGATAAAAATATTCAGATACTATTTCAAAGTTATTTTTGGTTAGTTTAACTTTGCCTCTTAAAGAATGTCTAAAAAAGGTTTTATTTTCACCAGAACTCCAAAGTATATCTTGAAATATTATAGCATAGGATGTTGATACCGCAAGAGTGGAATCTATTTTCTTTTTAAAACCATAACCTAATCCAAACCAATGATCTTGATCAATCTTTCTAATTAAAGAGGAATTAAATTGATAAGTAAAAAATGAGTAATCGTCAATTTTTTTTTCTGGAAACTTGTACATTACATTAAATCTTTGTAATAACTCATTTTGTTTATCCGTTAAATAGGTATAGTTAGTGTTTGAATTAATATCAAAGTTTTTAAGTGTAAGGGTATTGTCACCAATATAATTAAATGCAACACTTCTAATAGTATTATCTGCTTGAACAGTATTACAAGTTAAATTATTATCCAAATTAAGTTCTTTTTGTGCAAAAGAATGACTTGTAATAAAAAGTAGTAGTAAATATATTTTTCTCATTATCTATATATTAAATGAGAAAATAAAAAACCCACTTAAAGTGGGTTTTTATTATTGAATTTCAACAACTTCAATCTCAAATACAAGATCTTTACCTGCTAAAGGATGGTTTCCGTCGATAACTACATTATCTTCATTTACTTCTTTAACAAAAACTTGCGCAGATTGACCGTTTTCGCCTTGTGCTTCTAAAGCTTGACCAACTTCAACTTCACCTGGCATTTTGTCAAGAGGAACACTTACAATAAGGTCTTCTCTAACTAAACCATAACCTTCTTCTGGAGCAATGTTTGCGGTAACTTTATCACCAACAACTTTACCTATGATTGCACTTTCAAATCCGGCAATTAACTGCCCTGATCCTACTTGAAACTGAAGAGGTTCTCTTCCTTCTGAACTGTCAAATACTTCACCGTCAGTAAATTTACCAACATAATGTACACTAACAACTTTACCGTTTTCTATCATTATAAATATATTTTTTTAATTATAGAACTAAAAATAAATAAGTTGTTAGTCAAGTATAATTAATTTTATATTTCCATCTAAATCCTCATATAAAAAAGAACAAGATTCACACCAGTCGCCTGTGTTATAGTAATTCTTATCATCTATCTTTTCTATTGCTGGTGTGTGAATATGTCCAATCATTATAGAATGACATTCAGTTTCTTGTAGTTTTTTAATTGATAAATATTTAAAGTCATTTACAAATGCGATTGCATCTTTTACTTTTGATTTCAAGTATTTTGATAAAGACCAATAATCTAAGCCAAATACTCTTCTAAACTTATTATAAACTTTATTTATTTTAAAACTTAACTCATATGCAAAATCACCTAATACATATAGAAATGGATGTAATCTTATAAATCCATCGAATTGGTCTCCATGGCAAATAAAAATCTTTTCTCCCTTAGAAGTTTCATATTGGTACTCATCACAAATTAGAATATTTCCTAGATTTATATCAAATTGTTCTTCTTTTATTAGACCTCTTAAAAAATGATCGTGATTTCCTAACAAATAAACAACATTGACTCCTTTTCTTGATAATCTAAGTATCTTTTGTATAACAGTTGAGTGATCTTCATTCCAATAAAATTTTTTCTTTAAAGAAGTTAAATCTATAAAATCACCAATAATTATTAAATTATCAAATTCATATTCTTTTAAAACATCTAAAAGTTTATTTGCTTGTGATTTTTTAGTTCCTAAGTGAACATCTGATATAAACAAAGTTTTAATTTTTTGCATAATCACTAATTTTTTTTATGATTTTATCTATTGGATTAAACCAAATATATTCAATGTTTTTATATCCAAATATCCACTCAAATATTGTTCTACTGTTTAAATCTTTTGTAAATACACCCATATTTTTAAGTGCTTTGGCATTACACATTTGTTCATATTGTCCCTTAATTGGAATTGACCATAATTTCTTACCTAATACTAGTGCTTCAGAGGTTGTGGAAAAACCCGATGCCGTAATAACACCTCTACAACTTAGCAAATCTTTAGTAAAACTTTTTTTGTTTAATCTTTTTAATTTTACAATACCACTACTGTTATCTTTCTTAATATCTGGTGAATAAACTTTCCAATTACCAATACCATAATTATTGATTTGTTCAGATATAAAATCAGAAGACATTGATGGTAGATAAACTAAATAAAAATTATTATTAGTTACTTTTTTATTTACTAAATCATCATTGATAATTGGTAAAGTAATAAAGTCATCATATCTTTCATAGTTTATACCAATATACTCTTTACACGGTGCAAACCATTTAATAAATAATTCTGAAAATATATCTTTGAAGAAAGGTCTGGGTGTTTTTTTAGATCTAAATGAATATTGATTACCAATACCAATAGATTTTTTATTAGATTTTCTAGCAGACCAAGCAGAAACTGGTTCAAAATCTGATATGATTAAGTCATACACACTCACATCATATTTTAAATCTGATAGGAATTTTTTTAATTTAATTGATAATAAAGTTTTTATCCAATCTATACCACCTTTCTTATTATAGAAGAATGATAATCCCTCAAATTGTTTTTTAATTTTAAAAGGTAATTCTAATTGTGAGTTAGAACCAGATGTAATAATATCTACATCAAATCCTGCTGATTTTAAAGCAGTAATTATTTTAATAGACCTTGTTATATGTCCATTTCCTGTTAGTTGTATTCCATATAGTATTTTCATACACTATATATTTATTATATAAACACAAAATAAAAAATCCATATTATAAATATGGATTTTTACTTTATTTTTTAAAACTTTCAAAGTTTTTTATTAAATTACCTTGTTTATCTAACTTAGTAACATCCTTCGTCGCAATTACTTTGTTATCCATTGCTGGCTCTTTTGGATGAAAAGGTTCTGCAGGTTCACTCCACTTTAAACCTAAATTGAAAGGAACACCAGATAAGTCAGAAATGATTTTATTCTTAAACATATCAACATATTTTAAATCCAAATAAGCAGGTAATTCACATTTACCATAAACATTTGAAATAGAACCGATACCACCGTGACCACCAGAAACAGTAATCTCATCTTGTCCTAATGAAGTATCAGGATTATGATAACCTAAATGTTTTTGGAAATTTTGTAGTAATTCAGTCATATATTTTCCTAAATCAGTAACTACTTCTCCATTTCTTAATACAGGTAAGTTTTCAATCTTATCCATATTTTTATATGAACAAACCTGTAATGTTCCACCATATTGTAATAATATAAAATTAGGTTCTGAATCTAAGATACCATCTTGAAAATCTTTCTCAACAATAGTTCTGGCTCTTAATGCATTTGCCCAAGTTCCAGTTGGAACATAAACTAAATCACCAATCTTTTGATAACCATCTATTTGAAGATACTGACCATTTCTAAATTGTGTAGTAAATTCACCTTGAGTATTATAAGTGATTTTTTTAGTCATTGAACCTCTAGTCTTCTTTTGCATTTCACCTAATCTCCATTCAGAATCTTCGATAAAATCTTTTTTCTGACCTCTTTTAGGTCCACCCATTATAGCATTATGTTCTGGATAAACTTTCTTCATTACATTAAAGATAGAGTAAATAGAGGCATCTGGACAATTCTCTATAACAGATATAATTGTTTTTGAATCTGAACGTTTTATAAACTGATTAAATGCTGCTCCAAATTCTAATCTTTTGTTTTTAGATTTTTTAATTTCTGATAAATCAAAATCTAAAAGTCTTTGCCACGAAACTTCATACTGATCATACTTAGCAGCATCGATCATATCAATAACATCTAATGTTAAAGAATCTTGTGGAACTCCAAGTGCTTGACAAATTGCTTCATAAGCAGAAGCTGTTTTTTTCTTTTGTACAGGTGAGTTTTTATATTTTTCTAAATCATCTTCATTGAATAGTCCGTGATGATCTAAGTAATAGTCAACTAACTCATCTCTTTCATCTCCTGGCATAGAAGCGAAATCTAAAACAACATTTATAAGTTCTGGATCTAAAGTTGTATATTTCCAACCTTCTGTATAATTAAGAATACCATACTTTTCAATAGTAAATCCTTTATTAAGTAAGTATTTCTTTACTTCGATCGCGCTAGCAATTCCATCCATGTCATCGTGAGTGTAGAGTGCAACAAATTTACCTTTTTTACCTTTTTTTAACCAATAGTCTTCTGATTTAGGAAGTCTAGGTGCAGCTTCTTCTTTAATTAAATTAAAGTTATTGAATTGTTTTATGTTTTTCATATTCTATATATTTTATTTCTATAATGTAAATGTTATCTGTTATTATACTCTTCTTCGATGTGATACCAAGCACGATTAAAATCACCAAAGTCTATATTATTTCTAGCTAAAAGTGGATCCAATGAATTAAATACAATCGATTTAAAATAATTGTATTGTATATTGAAATTATAATGTGCTGAAGATTGGGTATCATAATTCATTTTCAATACTTTACAAGGATTACCTTCTTTTGCAACTATATTCTTAAAGAAAATATAATAAACTCTCCATTTTCCAGCGGTAGATTTTCTTTTCCAAACTGAGAATCTATCGTTATCTTCTAATTTTTTTAATTCTTTAGAAGCATCTAATGATTTTAAATAATCTAAAATAGTATCTGCATAGATTTCCATATTTACTGAATAAATATATCTATTATAAGTAAACTTATCATCTATATCAGTTGATTTCACAGTTAGATAACTACTTTCCTTATCAAAAAATGAAAATGATGTTACTGAATATTCCTTTTTAAAAAAGTGAAAAAATGGTAAAAAATGTTCTTTTATCTCAAACCAAGCAAATCTATCTACATCAACTCGTTTTAATCCATTTGCTATGTATTTTAATGTCGCTTCAGTACCAACTTTATATAACATTATTCGGTATTTTCTAGGACTCTCGTTATTAGATAGTTCTACTTTAACATCAAAAGTTTGGTCATCAAGTAAATAAGCTAAGTGATCTCTAACGAAATACTCAACATCTCTAGTTTGATAACTTTCATTTAAACTTCTTAAATACTTCATTACTTTTTAAATCCTTTTATATCTCCTTGTTTATCACCTTTATCATCCTCATCAAATGTAGTATCAAAGAAGTTAGAAGTATCACTAACAACTTTAACACTTGAATCTAAATTAGCATAAGGTCCTAATTCACCTGAGCGGAATACACCACCAGTCATATTACCATTAAGGTAACCATTCATAAAGTAACAGTTCACTAACTCACTTTGTTCTACTTTACAACTAAGAACTTTTGAATTATCAACATCAGAATGTTGTATTTTAGATTTAACTAATTGTGAATTTTTTATTTCACTACCAACAAAGAAACAATCTTCAAATATTCCTTCAACTTGACAGTTTATTAAGTCACATCCTCTGATTGTTAAAAGAGATTTAAAATTAGCATCTACTATCTCAACTATTTGAGTATTGACAACATAATTTATGATACATTCTTTTAAATCTTCTGTGGCTTCTACTAAACTAAATAACTTAGGATAAATCTTATCATAATAAGTATTTACCATATCATAGTTATTATTTTGGTCTATTTGTATTTGTACACTAGGGAAATCAACAATAAAATTATCATATTTTGAAAGATTTTTGAATTTAGATATGTTTTCTTCTAAGAACTCTTCTAACTTATTAACGTCTTCTGCATTAAATAATGTATCGATAGAATCATAAACATTGATAATAAATCTATCCATAAAGTAAATTAATTGACCTAAGTTCTTTTCATAATCTTTACCACCAATATATCTTAACTCCAATCTTTGAGTTTCTTTATCATTATTGATGTGTAAAAAGTTTATACCAAAGTATTTATCATTTGGTAATCTCATATTGTTTTTAACAACTGAAATAGGAATGTTAAAAAAGTCATACTCTTTATAAGGAATCATATTCTTAATACTTTTCGCATAAACATTAGACTTTCTTGAAGGATAACATCTGTAAATCTCTTCTTCATCAGTATTTAAAATCAATTTTAGTATATTTAAGTCATTTAAGTTTTTTTCACCATTAAAAGATAAGTTAAAGTGAATAGAACATTTCTCATTTGTATAACCATAAGTTTGAATAAACTTAATAATCTTAACAAGAAAGTATTTGGCATCAAAGTAATCTAATGGTCCAGTTACTAACTCAACCATGTTTGAACCACCGGATAAATCGGGTTCAATTTTAAAGTTTCTATCATCTGGAGTAAAACCAGAGTGATACTCTCTAAATCCCCAAACCTTTACTGGGTCTAACTCTTGGTTAAGTAGTTCTAACGCTTTATAGAAAGAGAGGTCTTTAAGGTACATTTCGAATTCAAATCCTACTACGGCATTTTTAAGTTTACTTGATTGATTTAGGAATTTGTCTGAATATTTTTCCATTTCTTTAATTCTTTTGTATATGTATATATTATTTTTAATTAATGGTATTTGAATATAAATCCTAATAATATTCTATATTTACCTCCACCAATTAAATCAACATTAGTATTATTTTTTGAAAAGGTAGATATATTACCTCTTGAAATGTTATAAAAGTCGGCACATTCCTTGGCAAAATTCCAACATTTAATTAGATTATTATCTAAATCATACTGATACAACTTTTTTGCTCTGGGATTATTGACACCATCATAAATACCAATCTTTTTATTAGACATAATACTTTTTGAAATTTCTTTATGTTTTTTACCGTACATTGCATTTTTTTCACCACATCTATCAACTTCTGATATTATTTTTCTCGACTCTAATGTGTGTTTCTTACCATAGAAATGATTTTTATCACCTAACATTTTAATAGATCTTTTTAATCTATCTTCTTTTGTATATTTATATCCAGATACTCCCTCTCCACCTATTGTCATATTCAATAGATTAAATCCTCAACTTCTATATAAGGATATGTAGTGTTGTTCCCAAAATGAGTAATTGTTTTCATTACAAACATCAATAACTTCTATATTAATATTTTTAACCTTTCTAATCCAATTTGACTTATGTGTATTATTTTTATTGGATTCATTTATATGTTGTCTTAATCTTTTATTTACATTAAAAGTTCTACCAATATATCTAATATCATCATCATAACTCAAAGCATAAATATATACTTCTCTATTCATCACTCTTTTTAATTTTATCTATATAGATATATCTACCGGATGGAGTTTTTTCAACTTCTATCAATCCTTTTTTAACCCAATTACAAAGTGTATTTCTTGTAATTTTATACTTTTCTAATATTTCTTTTGCTTTCATATAAAGTATATATTAAAATACCACTCTCACTTTTGTATATTTTTGTATATTTTTATACAAAAATTATTAAAAATTAAAGGGACTTTATTAGATATTATATATAAATTGTTAAAAATTAATAAAATGAATGGAGTTCTTCTGTGTCTATTGCAAAACCCGTAAAAAGTTCGATAAGTTTATAAAGGTGAATGCCATTAAAAATAAATATATTATCGATATAAATAAAATAATAAGTGAAGAAGAGGTTGACTTTACAGAAGATAAAACGTACCTGAAAATTTTAATTTTTAACAAAATACAACAAGCAATAGATAAAAAGAAGGACATATATTATATTCCAGACTTCGATAATGAATTCTCAATCGAAAAACTACTCAACCTTAAAAAAATACTTGGAGAAAACAATTTTAACGTTCTAATATTTTATAATGAATTTAGAAGAAACCCTGAAGTTATAGACGATGTTTTCTCAAACCTTTCAAAATTTTCCAACAGCCAAATTATTAGAGATTATTAGATAAAGGATTACTAATTGTTTATATATAGTATTATAAAAATAATTCAAATCTATGGCTAATTTAGGTGGTTCACCACTTGGTCTTATTGGTGTAAAAAGTACTAGAGATATTAATGGTTTTTCAACATTTAATGGTGGTAAAAGTAGAAATATCAATGTTGCTAACTATAATAGTGGTAAAGATGTTTATCCTATTCAGAACTTAGAAGATAATACTTATGGTGGTGTAAAAACCGAGAATATCAGTCAAGGTACTAGATCTATTTTTAGTGGACCAACTGTTATTGCACCTTATGGAATGATAGGTACTGGTAGAACCGAGAATGGTAGACTTGATGTTAAGTCAAAATATTTGGGTATTAAGAAAGCACAATTACATAATGACCAAGTATATGATACTAGTTTATTAAATATAATAGAACGCTTATCTGGAACTGAAGCACAATTAAGACCTGCCGACTTTGCATATCTTAAAGATATAGGAGTTTATCCAAATAATAGATTAATGATTGCAAGAAGATTTACAAAACCACATTTAGATAATATTTTTGGAAAAGTTGAAAATTCATTGGCAATGGCGATTATGATTTCTTGGAAACCACAAACTGAAAACTTTTTAGAAATTTCTTTTGGTGAATCTTGGGTAGATGCCGATGCGGATTTTAAAAATGTTTTAAATAGTTTAGGTAAGGATTTTCTTGGTGATAGAACTGGTGATAAGATTGGTGGTGCACTTGCAGTTGTTCCACTTCCTGGATTTACAGAGTCCTTACAAAGACAGATTCTTACATCAATTGGACTTATGGAGGACGATCCTAATGTTCCTCTTCCATCTGGTAACCCAAACCTTATAAAGGAAGCAAAAAGAAGAAAAACAATTGGTTATGAAGGTGCGGGATCTGGTTTAAAATGTACAGTTTCTATAAAAATGGAGTGTGAATGGGAACAAAAATTTCTTTCTGGTATTGACCCAACAATTGTTTTTCAAGATTTACTTAATAAGATTTTAGTTTTCGGAACATCAAAGAGTTCAAACTATGGTTTAACTCCTAAATTTGAACAAACAATATCTAGATGGACAAATGATCCTGCGTCAATAATAACTGATATGGTTAAGCTAATAAAAGATGGTCTAGCCGGAGTTAAGAAGGAAATTGATGATGCCATAAAAAATGTTAAAGATACTTTCACTAAGGATGAGGCGGCAGCAGCAGAAGCAAAGAAAAATGGGACAGAAGAAAAAAAGACTGCAGATACTGCAGCATTAGATGCTACTTCTAAATTAGTTGATAAGATTACAAACCTAGCAGATTCTGTTTTAAGAAGAACCGTAGGTAAATATAAAATCGAAATACAAGGTATCGCAAGAGCACTAACAGGTGCACCTTCAACTCCATGGCACATTACTATTGGTAATCCACTTAGACCTATATTTTGTGCAGGAGATATGTATATGGATCAGGATGTTACACTAACATTAGGACCAACATTAGCGTTTAATGATTTACCTTCTAGTATAAAAGCAAGTTTTACATTACAGAATGCCAGAGCTTGGGGTTTACAAGAAATAATAGCTAAGTTTAATGCAGGTAGTATTAGAGTGTCGACTACTATTAAAGATGATATGCAGATGAATCCAGGTGACAAACAAAATGCAACAGATGCAACTAAAACAGGAACTAAACAAGATAATGCTGTTGGTACAGCTTCTAATACAGGAGTAGCAACCTCATTACAAAGTGGTGCAGTAAATCAACCAGCTATAACACCAGCAGTTTCAAACCCTGTAAATAGTGGTGCAATTGCAACTGTGGCAGCAGGACCTCAAGCAACTGATAATACGATACCTACCTTTGCAAATAACTTTGGACAGTCTTTACCAAATACTAATGATTTAACTGCTGCTGCTTCAAGTAATATAGCCAGTGCACAAGCGGCAGCGGCAAATGTACAAAATCAAGTAAATGCAGGAGTTGCAGGAGTACAAAATCAAGTAAATGCAGGAGTTGCAGGAGTACAAAATCAAGTAAATGCAGGAGTTGCAGGAGTACAAAATCAAGTAAATACAGGAGTTGCGGGTGCACAAGCTGCAGTAAATAGTGCAGCACAGTCAACAAAAGATGAAGTTAGTTCGAGTGTAATGAATCCAATTGCAACACAAACATCTGGTGTTATACCATTTGATCCTTCAGTATTTAATAATATTCCTTTAAACATCTAAAAATATGAGAACAATAATTACTTATAAAAAAAATTAAAATAGATAATGGACATATACTCTTTATATAAACAAGTAAGATTTGATCCTGATCAAAATATTTATAATTTATTTCAACCGACTTTTATCTACAACGCAAATGTTCCACTAGAAGAATATGAAGTAACAAGAGATGATGAGATGAGAATTGATTTAATATTTATGAATATGTATCAATATGATGTAAGTATGTTACAATATTATTTACAAGATATAGATGTTGTACTTTTTATAAATAATATAGATAATCCGTTGAATATAAAAACAGGTACTATTCTAAAATATCCAAATCCAGAAGATTTTGATAGATTTAGATATAATGATGATGATCTAGAAAATTTAAGTAGTGATGTTACTAAACAATTGGCAACTCCAAACTTACCTAATAAAGCAACTAAAGTTGATCCTAATAGACAAGCTTATCTTGAAAATGATTATTCATTACCACCAGTTGTTTTAGATGTACCAAGAGAACCTGTTAGAATACAAGATGGAAGATTTTCAATAGGAGGATTATAATATGGATGAGATAAAAGCAGTAAGAGTAAGAAGAAATGATATTAACTCAGGTACTTTAGATATTAGAGTTGCTATCTTTAAACAAAACCGAACATTCGGACCGGATGAAAGAGTAGTTGTGGGTGTTTATAATCCACTCAAACCGGATGGTAAAAAGGTTTGGATGGAAACTACATATAAAAAAACCGGCCCTTATAAGGATTACACAGATGATCAATTCATAAGTGAATTCATAAATATGAACTCTAAAATCGAAGGTAAATCATATTACATAATACAAGATCCTTGGGAAAATAAAGTACCTATTTATAGAAACTATGGAAGTGACCCTTATTACTTAAATAATGGTGCAGTTGTTTATATAATGTGGAAAGATGGTACTAAAGATGTTGGTGGTCAAAAATATAGTGATGATTCTGGGCACGAACTAACACCAACTGATATTAGTTTCAAAAAAACTATTAAGATTAATAGTTCTAGTGAGACACAAGGTTTTACCTTAGGAAAAAATGGTGACTTTGAATATAGCAATAACTCACAGGAGTATGTAAGTACTATTAAGGATAGAGACATAATATCAGAAATAATATCAAAATGGAAAATAAAAGTAGATAACTATGATTTGGGAATTTGTTTACCAATTAATGAAAGTTGTTCTATAATACCTTATAAAGGTCCTTTACAACCTATTGTGCCTGATGTACCTGCAACACCAATAGGTGCAACCGCCATAAGTGCAGATAGCAAGAAGAAAGAACCTATAAAGATTAATCTACAAGATGAAAAAGTTAAGGTTAAAGAGGATGTTTTATCTTTAAAAGTTTATATAGGTATTGCAAAAGATTCACCATTAGAACCATCACTAGAACAAGAAACTCTTAATACTGAACAAGATGACTTTGTAGATGGAGAAGGTGTAGATAGTAGTGAATACGAGGAAAGTGAGTTTGTAGGTGATGACGAAGCACCAGTGAATATTCCTGATGTAGATCCTCGTTCAAGTTCAATACAAGAGACATCTACTGAAAATACTTATACACCACCAGTGGTAGCATCAGGGAAAGTTGTTTCATTACCAACAACATATTCACATACATCAACACAAGGATTTAATTTACTAAACTCACAATGGATTGGAGATTTAATAACGTCTGCGATTAGTCACATTGGACATCCAACGTATGATATTGAAGATACTGATAGAGGTAATAAAGGTTGTGCATCTGCAGTTTCTATGATGTTCTACAGAGCGTTTGGTGTTAATATGAGAACAGGGAAAGCAGTAAAATCTATTCCTAAATCAATTGGTGACTTTGGTAGTAAAGGAACTGGAGAACTTGCAGGTTGGTTCTCAAATACTAGCTTATATCTTAGAATACCTTGGCAGGATGCCCAACCTGGTGATATATTAAATACCGCAAGAAAGGAGCCACAATCAGGTCATATAGGAGTTGTAATCAATACTAAAAATAATGATGGTAGTTGGAATGTAGTATCAAATAGTTCTAAAGGATTTGCAGGTGGAGGTGGTGGTGCAGTTAAACAAAACTACTCTGTCAAAAAGTGGCAATCTGTTACAAACAGAAATCCATCAGGTACATTTGCATATAGATATATTGGTCCTAAATTAAGTGGTGGTCAGGTAGCATAAATAAAAAATCCTCTTTAAAGAGGATTTTTATTTTTAAGAACCTAATGGTGGTAAACCATTATCAAGTGTAGTTGACGCAGTTGCAATATTTAGTAGATTAGTTAGTGCCGTTGCGTAGGATGAACCAGTTGCAAAAATTTTAATTTCAGACATAGATGCCTGAAAATGCCCACCTGAGTATAGACTAATACCTGGTGTTCCAGTTACACCAGATTTATAAGTTGGTACATAAGAAATAGTTACTTGGTATCTTGGATTTATCATGATAAAAAATTATTTTCTTTTATATATTAAATTTATTTTATTAGAAATCTGCATTTATAGTAATAAATTTATTACCTTCACCTGATTTTAGTGTAGGTAGGTTAAAATTAAATGAATTACTTTTACTTAGAGTAGCAGATTTAAGTCCAATTAATTGATTTTTAAATAATTGTTGATGTGTTGTAGTTAATCCACTTATTGGAAGTTTATTATACCAATATTGTTTTATTGACATTGATTTTAATCCTAATAACTCATTTAATCGGTTAAATGCACCAGAAGTATCATCAGTAAATCCTTTGAAGTCCTTAAATAATGGTTTTCCATTTCCAGTAAAATTATTATCACCTAACCTATAAATATTTTCTATTATTTTAACAATTCTTTGATAATCATTAAATGACTTTTGATCTACATTTTGAGTGGGTTTGGCGATACTTTGAGTAGGTGCTTTAACTGGTGTTGCGGTTTTAGGTTTATCAACACTTTTTGGAACAACATTAGGTTGTTTTTTATCTTGTGTACTTACTTCAGTTGGTACAAAATTATCAAACTCACTTTGTTTAGCAAAAGTATAACTAAATGTATTTTTCTTAGAGACATTTACTTGATTTTCACATAGTGTAATAAATTGATCCCATTGAGAAACTGTTTTAAAAACATGTGCACCACCAGAATAGTTAAATACATACTCTGCAGATCCTATATCACTTGATTTATGAAGTAGTGGTATAGATTTAACATTAATTTTTGGTGATTTATAATTATAAATTTTAGTTGAGTCATTAGTTTGTATAGTACACTCGTTTGCAAATATTACTTTATTCTTAGGATCTGAAACATCTAATCTACACTGTTCAACATATTGTCCTAATGCCAACATTTTATTACCAATTGGTAATTCCTCTGTTTTAGGAACATAACCTGGCATTGTAGTAATTTGATACTCCATTAGTTCCCAATTACCTTTTAAATTTTTATAAAACACATTTAAAGTATCATCAAACTTATTACTTACTTCACCATTATCTTTCTTAGTAGATTGTAAAGCAACTATATTTAGATATCCAATTGTATCATATGTTAGATATTTCTTAGACTTCATAAATTTAATCAACTTATCTATTTTTGGATTAGATGTAGGTGATGACAATGGTTCTGCAGGTGGATTTGGATTAACAGTACCATCTGTTGTCGGTTGTACTTTTGTAGGACTATTTTCTGTAACTTGTGCAGTACTTGCAGTACCGGCAGTTGATGCAGTTCCACCAGTTGGTGTTGTTGCACCAGGTGTACTACTAGAACCACCAATTGGAGGTTCAACATGTTTATCATTATACTCAGGTTTTGGTCCATCAACTGGTTTAAAATTATCATTAGTTTTCTTAGTAAGAGTATTATCTTTTACTGTTGAAGTCCAAGCATCACCAACTTGAGGATCATCTTGTCTAGTTGTGTTTTTAACAGTCGAAACTTTATTATTATCTACTATATTAACGTGATGTGATAAGAAAACGGGATCTCTTAAAGCCTTATATTTTTGTAAAATTTGTATTAAAGCAGGATTGGCAACAACAGGTGCTCCTAAGTTACCTAAATAAGGACCTCCTTTATTACCCATTAAATTATCTACAAACTCATCAAACCAATCCATCCAGTGATTTCCTAGAATTGCTTGTTGACCAGCAGTAGCATCTCCAATATTTACGTGTCTATTATTATCTTTTAAGTTAAAATCAATAGTATTCTCGGTTATATTAACATTGTTATACTTATGGTCTAATTTTAATCCTTCTTTATCATTAACATATATTTGAGTTTTATGGTCAAATATAAGCGATTTCATAGAAAGATAATCTGATGGGGATAATGATTCTAATTTCTTTTCTAAATTTATATTATAATGCTGTGCCGCTATGTATTCAGGACTATCCTTTTTACCACTTTCAAAGACTACCATTACAATTTTACCCTTTTCAGGTACATTACTACCGTTACCATTGAGATCCTTCCACGGAGACGCAAATGGGAGTTGATCTACTGGTATATCATCTCCATGTATATTAAATACTCTAACTCTTACACGTCCATCTCTAGACTCATCATTATTATCTTCTACAACTGCCAAATATGTTTTACCTGAATCTACTTCCATTATCTTCTTATTATATTACTAATACCACTGTTTAATATATCACTAATTGCACCACCTGCAAAGTCTGCTAAGTTATTTCTAACATCATAGAAGAATCTATCAGTAATGTTAGTCATTGCGATTCCCATAGGATCTTGAGGACCCGTGTATACATTCTGTGGTGGACTAATTCCTTTACCTCCAACTTGACCAATTAAAAGCTTGTTAATAGTTCTTGATAATAAGCTAACTCTACCATCTACCAATAATTTTAATTCTTGTTTAACACTCTTAACTGTCTGATCTTTTAATCTTTCAATAAAGTTCTTTGGACTAAATCCACTTCCTTTTGCAGTTAATTCTTTTAGTGATTTTCCACCAGCGGTACTATTCTCTATGGCATTAACAAATTCTAATGATAATCCTTTACTATTAATAACGTCTTTTGGTGCATCAGTAATCTCTTTTGCCATTTCTATCTCTTTATCAAGTTCTGCTTGTGTTTTTGCAGCAGTCGAACTTTGATTATTAGCATCTTTTAATCCCTCTAAATCTGGTTCACCAGTATCATATGTTGACTCATCTGGTTTTGGAAATTTTGACTGTGTTGCAGAAACAACATTATCAATAACAGAATCACCAAAATATTGCAAAACTAATGCTCTATCAGTACCATTTTGATTCCATTTATTTCCGCCAACTGTATAAAATCTTGGATTTGATGTATCTAAACCAGAATTGGATTGAGTTCCACGATTAGTTCTTTCTCCTTTATTACCAATTTTCCAAATAGCACCACCATCATATCCTACATATTGACCAAATCCATCTGTGGTTGGTGCAAATCTCTCAAATTTAACTGATGAGTATTTATAATCAAATTGAATTGAATACTCATCATAAGTTGCAATATTTCCTAAATCTATATCAGCATTATGTGCCATTGTATTAAAATAAAGCTGACATTCTCTTAAAGAGTAAACATAACGAGAAACATTATCTTTTATAATTTCTAAATTACCACTATTTGGACCATTAAGTGCTTTTCTAACTCTGTTAAAATTTCTAACCTCTGATACAATAATATCACAGTTAAATCTTAATAGATTTTCTGGAACTAAACTTTTACCATTTGGTTTAGACCAATAAAGTAGTTTATATAAATGTGCCAATGTTGAAACACTTAATGATACATCTTCCGTGAAAGCAAGTGTTATTACATCTTTTCTATAATCAACTAAAAACTTTTTGGTTTCTGGAGTATTGGCTTCTATTAAATTAGCCAAACCACCGACTTTCTTTAGGTAATAATTTAGATATGGTTTTCTTCCTCTTGCATTAAAAAAATCAACGTCATTTTTATTAGCCTCGGTATTTGCATAATTAGTTTTATTCCTACTTAACATAGCTCTATCAGTGTCAACTCTTACACTACCTGCAGTTTTAAAAAATTTAATAAACTGGTGTTTAAAATCTTCATAAACTGGAATTTTACTTCTCAATTCAGATATTTGATTATAATTATTTAAAAAATCGATAACAGAACCATTTAACAATGGTGAATTAACTGCATCAAAAACTATTTCAAATCCAAACATAACAGGATCATTATTCTCAAATGGTGTATTTGAAAATTGACTTAATCTCATTGTAGAATCTTGTGACTTGTTATCCTCTATTACTCCTAGATTATCAATAATTTGTAATCCGTGTTTAAAATAATCCGTGGCATTATCATTAAATAATAAGTAGAAGTCTCTTGTACTATAAGGTTTATCCTTTAAAGCACTAAAATCTGTTTTTCTATCTTTTGTTCTAGGTAGTGATACACTTTCTTTAAATCGATTTTCGGTAGTATTTACATCAAGTACTGTTTCTAATCCTCCCGGTTTTATTTTATAACCTCTCCAGTCAGTAAACTCATAATCACCATATTTGTTTAAAACTAGTTTATCATTTGCAATAAAATCACCTGCGGTATCAAAACTATTAGATGTATCAGTTCTAAAATCCTTTACAGGTCTAACTAAAATAGAAGGTAAGAATCCAGGTACTTTTAAACTACTACCCTTCACTACTTGTGGCCAAGACTGACTATTTTTAACAATATCTTCAATATTAGCTCTTAAATCTTTGGCCCTTTCTTTTATATCTTTAATCTCATACTGACCAGTATCCTTATTAAAAAATAAAAACTTATCTTTGGCAGCAGCAACTCGTTCCTTTTGAGTAAATGTTGTGAAGTTATTAACCTGCATAGATGAACTAAACATTGCGGATAAAGGTGATGGTGTTCCTAAGTTTGATGGCATATCTATAATTTTATTTATATTTGTATATATAAATATTTTACTTTCTTATGCCACCTGTACGCCAGTCAATTTAGCAATTTTTTGTCCACCTTGTGCAATTAGTGACGCAGATCTAGAACCAAGTGTTTTACCAGTTCCTAAATTATACATTCTATGACCACCTCTTACTCTTTCAACAACAGTTGCTTTTAATAAAGATTCTGCATCCTTTTTACCATTATTATATTCTTGTACGATAACCTTTAATAATCCTTTGATCCATCCTGGACCATTCCATTGTGCATAAATAACATTAAACATTAATCTACCATCGGACTTAATAAGTGCTTGTATATTCTTATCAGGACAATGGCTATTTAAACTACTATTAAACTTTGGTTCTATAACACCTGCTGCCTGTTTTACTAATTGACCGTATAATGGTTCTTTTGGCATATGATTCCATCTCCATTTACTTCTAGCACCAGATTTATCAATTGTAGACCAAAATTCTTTTGCAGCACTACTAGTGGTATCTCCTTGTTTTCTATCTAATCCAAACATAGTCTCACCACTTGTACTATATCGACTATCTTTTACCCTACCATCCTTTGTCATATCTGGATGGAAATATCCTCCTTCTAAGTTAGAAATAACCGCTTCTGTAACCTGTACAAATGTCATTTTTGCATTCAATTTACTTGGTAAAATTCGGGCACTTGCTTCATAGTTTCCAGAAGTAGGCACATTATCAGAAGTACCATTAATTCTTGCTTCTGCCATGTCAAAACTTAATTCAACTGCAGGTAGATCTATTTGTGTCTCTTGTTCACCAGTAAAATCTTCTTCACTATATTCACTTCCATCATATTGATCATCATTAAATACTATCGTGTCTTCTTTACCTATTATAAATAGATTACCAAAGTCAGCATTTGAGAATATATCTAGTAATTCAACATTAAAAACTAACTCTTGTAATGGTAACACTTGTGATGCAGTAGCACTTGCGGTACCACTTTCTACACTTGCAGTAGAACCAACTGGTACATCTGAGTCAGGTGGTGGAAGTTCTGTAGGTGTATCTTGTGGTGTAGATTTAAGATAAATTGTTAAACCATAAGTACTTTGAACTATATTTTGTAAGTTTATAATTATATCACTTGATAAAGCACTTTTACCTGCAGTACTTTTATTGGCATTATATGTAATTATACCAGTATTATTAGGCACTACTGTATTAGTAACTGGATTTGTCCACGGATTTGGTAAACCATTTAAAGTACTATTTGCTATTAAATACTGAGCATCTTCAATAAAAACTATTTTACCTGTAATTTTTTTCTCATTATCACTTAAAGGATTTATTACCTCTAATTTATAATCACCTGATGGTTGAGCGGATTGTGTACCTGATTGAGTACCTGATTGAGTACCGGAATTTTGAGTTGGGAAAAAACCATCTCCTGCTTCTAAAACAGCTTGAAAGTATTTAGAGTTTTCAGCACTAGCATTAATACCATCTATTTTAAAACGTGTACCTTGATGATAATAACCTTTTAAAAAATTATCACTCATAACATCTTCGATACGCATGAAAATATCAGAATATTCACTAGCTTTTAGTTTTGAAACAGATATTTTTGTTCCTGATATAACACTATATAATGAACGCATCCAATTATCAAACCAAACCTTACCTCCTAAGTTTTTTAATTTTTTGTATGATTCTAAACTTTTAAATTTACTTGTACCTTCCCTTAAAGGCTTATCTAAATCTTCTCTTGATTTAAGTGCTAAAAAATATTGATCTGATAAATAGGACATTGTTCCATAAGTATAACCATCAATATAGATCCTAGTATCAGTTTTTTCATCATCAAACATAAAAATTAAACCGCGTTTATCATCACGATAACCGTTTTGATTAGTAACTATTTCACCATCTATCGGATAAGTCCACTCAAATATCTGCCCTAGTGTTGTTGCATCAAAACCAGGTATTAAAAGACGACCATATTCCGGATCTTCTTTTTGTGCTACGGGAATCTTTAATACAAACGGATCTGTAAGTGCAATTGCAGTTTGTCTAGCTGCTAAGTAAGCGTCTACATCACTTTGTGCTTTGACTATCTCTGCATCTACTGCAGTATTCCATGCCGTAATAAATTCTTGTATCTTTGACATTATTCATTAAATATTTTTTATAAGTGCTTTTACTTCTTTACCATTTTCTAACACCTCAGTTATTGTTAACTTAAATGTTTTTCCAGAAGCATTTTGAACTAAATATACCTCACCAACTTTATAAACACTATTAGGTGGTAAAGCACTTGACATTATAGGTTGTTCTTGTTGAGGAACTGTTGGATTCTCATTATTTTGAGTATTACTTTCTGGTTGTTTTGCTTGTTCATTAGTAACAGCATCTTTCTTAATCTCCTCTTGAGTTTTACCAAGTTCTTTCTTAACTGCTTTAACAGTTTGTTTTAATGAACCTTTGGTCCACTTATAACCTATATCTATAATAATCCATTCTCCAGTCAATCTACTTGCAGAAATTTCGGGTGTAGTAGCAGTATTCTTTTGATTGATAAAATTAAGTTGAATCTTCATAAACTTATAAAGATTAAAATTAGCATGTGGTAATTCTAAATCAACCGAAATTCTTACTAAGTTATCTAAGTTAACTTGATTCTGTGCTTCTGAATATAAATAATGTATATGTGTATTCTCGGTATCTATTTTACCACCATAATTTGTTCTGAAGTTTTCTTTTAAATCACTAGAATCACCAGGTGCACCTTTTAGAATAATTGTTTTACTACCATCTGAAGTTTGTGAGTGTACATCAAAAACTACAAATTGTTTCTTTTTCTTATCATAAGCCTTCGATACGGTAAATTGACCTTTATTGACCGATATTTTAGTTGATTGATTATTAAGACGATATGAGCTAAAATGAAATGGACTACTTTGTACACTCTTATCATTAGTCAATTGTAGTTTTTCAACTTGATCTCTAACACCTGGTTCGTTTAAGTGGTTTGTTCCAGTTGATGCCAAACCAACATCCTTTGATATATCTCTTAACCATTCTTTTTCAATGTCAACATAGTTAAAACAGTAATAATAGTCAATATAACCAAGTACATAAGAAGTATCAGAAATATAAGAGTGTTGAATAATCTCATTAACAAAGTTTTTAGGTACTTTACCAATGTTTCTCCAAGTCATTGAATCATTAGTATTTGTTATATTAGAGTTAAATCCTAATGATAACTCAGTTGATATTTGTTTTAAAACTTCAAATGATGTTCCTTGATATGCAGCAAATCGTATTTTGTAAAAGTCTTTAAGGTCTAAAGTACCAACTACTTCATATGATGAGTTTTTATTCTCATGAAAACTGGTAAGTTTAAACTTTAAGTGAATAGATTTCAAGTTTTTTGAACCAGAGTTTAAAAATATTTCAAATTTAGTATCATCTAAAGGAAAACCTTCTTTCTTCATAAATCCAATACTATCCACAAAAACTAATCTAGCATTTGGAACTAATCCTTCATACCATAAATCTAAAGATTTTATATCTCTTTCATTAATTTGATAACCATTGTACCAAACAAATGGAGTTAAACCTAAACCAACTGCAATCTCTTTATCATAACTATTATTCTTTGTAGTATCAAACTCAATAGGTTTTAAAACTATTGTCGGTTTTGTTATTTGTGCAATAATTGGTCTTGTTCCCTCAACTTTAATAGGTTCTTTATCACCACCTCTTGACTTATCCTGTGCAATAACCTCATCCTCTGGAAGAACTTTTATAGTTATTTCACCATTATCAATTAAATCAGAATCAGTAACAACAGAAATAACATAATCACCTGGTGCATCAAATTGAATACCCGAAAAATCAACAAATCCATTTTTTATTACTTTATCTACCTCACCAATCAGTTCACCTGGTCCACTTTTCTTTCTTAAAGTAACTTTTATTCCAGTTGCATCAAATGTACTTTGAGTTCCTGCAACTGATGCAGTCGTAGCTGATTGAGTACCTGATTGAGTACCTGATTGAGTTGCACCCGACTGTACTTCAATAACTGGTGGGATAACATCAGGTGCTTTATCAGTATATTGTAAAGTAATAGGAAACCCATATACATAGTCAATACGATCTTGTAATCCATAGATTACATAGTCTGAAACAACTTCTCTCGTAAATGGTAATTTATCAGTTGTATAACCAGCATAAACACCTTTAATTGTTCTTTTATTTATTGGATTAGTCCAAGGTCCCGGTAATCCTTCTAAAAAAGCACTTGCTTCTATTTTACCATTATCTTCATCAAAGGTAATAGTACCTCTTATTTTTTTATCACCATCACTTTTAGGATCTTTAACTGTTATGTATAATTTATCTACTGGTGTGGATTGAGTACCAGACTGTGTACCAGACTGTGTACCAGACGTAGATACTATTGCAGATGCACTTGGGATAGGGAACTTATAGTTATATCCTGCTTCAATGAATGCCTCATATAATTTTTCTTCTGTAGTATATAAATCTATATCACCGCCTGTAACTCTACCATAATAATTATTACTAAGTAATCTATTTAACCTATCAAAATCTTCATCAAAATCATCAAATGTTGTATAAGTTTTATTGTTTTCCTTTATCCCGGATTGAAGAACATTAAACATAAATCTATCAAACCATTTCTGTCCATCAAATGGTTTTTTATCATTCATTTCTTCAATACCATAAACTGCACGATATTCTTTATGTAATATTGTATATAATGGTCCGGCACCAGTTGTAACATCTTTAAGATCTTTTAAAACGTCAGAACGGTTAGGATCATCAATACTTGGAAGTATTTCTTTACCACCTTCTGGATCAGAGTAAACATATTTAAAAAGATCTCCAATTGTTACTACACTTTTATCAGAAGGCCATATAGTTAGTTTAGGAATTGTTAAGGCAATTGCAGCAGCTCTTGCAGTCTTATATTGGTTTTGTCTAGCAATATAACCATCAAGTTTGGCTTGAGCACCGGCATTATAAGCATTAACAAAATCTTGTATCTTTGACATTAATTATAATAAATTTTATCTATTATATATTAAGAAGGTGTCACTACAAATTAATTTTTATTATCTTATAAGGGTATTTTCTTTTATTATAAAATCCTTCTCTTTCTTTAAAGTGTCTAAAAAGTATATTAGACATATCAGCAGGGTTAAATATATCCACTAAATCAAAGATATTTACCTTGTCTTTATCCGAATGTAAACGAAGACCACGACCAATACTTTGAATAATAATCTGTTCTGACTTAAATGAATCAGTAAATATAACATTGAAGATTGCATTGATACTAACCCCGGTAGAAAGTGTTCCAAAAGAAGCTACTAAAACTTTTACTTTGTCAGAAGTAACTTCCATTAACTTCTTAATCTCTTCTCTTTTTCTTCCACTAATCTCACCATCAATATAGTAAAACTCTTTATCAGGTAATTCATCTTTTAACTTTTGATAAATTCTCTGGCCATTCTCAATAGTATGAAATAATAATAAAGTATTATTATCACACTTCTCAACAATCTTTCTAATAAAAACTAATCTTTTCTCAGATTGATGAGCATAAGCTTTCTCTAAATCAAATGCTGCTTTACCATCACCACTCTTTCTTATCAACTTCAACCTTTCGTGAAATTCTAAGTCATTATGGTTCATTATAACAGCTTTTATATCCATCGGAGTAATGATACCCTTCTTCTTTAATTCATCAGCAGAAACCTCTGTTATTTTAGGTCCTAACACGGCTTGTATATTAAGTATCTCACAAGTATCTTCCGTTGGGAAAGTACCAGATACTCCAAATCTACAATAAGCGTGTTTAAATGTACTTTCTAAAATAGATGAAATAGTTTTTGCTTTAGCGCCGTGAGCTTCATCGGTTGCGATTGTATGAAATTGTTGAAAGAACTTCTTTGGCCATTTTTCCAATGACTGATAAGTACCGATATAAACATTCGGATTTTCTGTACCAGAAAACTTTCTTGGTCTATCAGACATTACTTCTTCAACTCTAACATCACAGGGTAGGTGATCTATACCACCTTCTAATAATGAAGTTAGTTTTCTATCTCTCATTTCAATTAGGTTATTTACTCCATAGTTATACTCTATGATATTATCATAGAACTGAGTAACTAATGTAATTGAGGGAACTATTATAAGGAATTTTGCTTCAGGATCAATATGTTTTAAAGTGTAAAACATAACTATTGATATGATTAAAGATTTACCACCGGAAGTTGCAACTTCTGCCATACAAAATCTATTCTTTAAGATTTTATAAGCAGCTTCGATTTGATGGTCATAAGGCATAAAAGGAACTATCTCACCATCTTTTTTCATTTTGTGAGTTTTAAAGAAGTCTTTACAAAAGTCTTGCACTTTTTCTAAGGTAACTTCTCTATTGATTGGAAAATCTTCTTTATTCTCAACTATAAAAGGAGCATCAATTTCTTTACAACCTCGCATAGCTTCTTTCCACAAACCTAGGTTTATTTTTCCATCTCTAAAGAATGATTTCTTACCATCCCATACTCCCATTTTCACAGCAGGTTGATACTTCCAACCCTTTACATGTCTCGTTAACCATAATGATAACTGATGATATTCTACTCGACTTGCTTCTGTGACAACTAACTCTTCGTTTTCTTTGTCATATCTAAATTTCATCTCATTATTATATATAAAAACCTTGTATTTGTTTAGTTTCCAAAGTTTTTGTCGTTTTTTTGCGGTTTTTTACATAGGGAAGAAACAAAATTGAATATATAATAAAAAAATAAGTTAATATTATGGGATTATGGAAATTCTTAAAAGGAATTTTTGGAGCAAAAGAGACTGAGGATTGTGGTTGTGATACACCTGAATCTTGTCCAACTCCAGAAGTTTGTGAAGTAGAAGTACCAGTTGTTAAAGCTGTGGAAACTAAAAAAGAAGTAGTAAAACAAGAAGTACCAGTTAAAGCTGAGGAAACTAAAGTAACTGCTAAAGAAATTAAGGCAAAAAGAAGAAGACCTGCTAAAAAAACTGAAGAGGTTAAAGAAGCAGTTGCAACTGAAGAAGCTGTTGTTAAAGCTAAGCCACGTAGAAGAAGAAAGCCAAAAGCTAAACCAGAAAACGGGGATCAAGCATAATAAAAAAACCACTCAATCGAGTGGTTTTTTTTATTTAGAAAGTTGGTTTATCTAATAAATCATCTATTTTCTTTTCTCGTTTAATTGATTTTAAACGTAATTCATCTTCAAACTTATATATTCTAATACTATATCTAGTCATATTAGGATCATATGTTAAATCATAAAATGCAATAACTTCGGATTCTTGTAAATATTTAAGAGTAGCATCTGCAAGTCCTTCTAAAGTTATATTCATATTTGAAATTACCGTATATGTAGTTTGTTCAAGTTGATTATTAACTAATTTAGTAATTGTACCACTAGGTGCATTTAAAATTTTAGTAGTTCTATCTGCAATTTTTTCAAAGAAGTATTTTAAATCAGAATCACTTATTTCATTTTTTGGAAATAAAGTATTACTTATACTAAAAGTATGAAATTTGTGTTTCACATCCGCCACTAATTTTTCAACTTTTTCATCGTCCGATAAAAATGTTATATCTTCCATTCATATTATTTTCTTTTTAATATTATCTCATCGATAATTCCATATTTCTTTGCATCTGCAGCAGTCATCCAATAATCTCTATCACTATCTTTTGCCACTCTATCAAAGGTTTGACCAGATTTATCAGAAATTATTTCATAAAGTTCTTTTTTCAAAGAGTTTATTTCTTTTGCTTCAATCTCCATATCAGAAGCTTGTTGGTATCCACCATAACCTAAAGGTTGATGAATCATAGTTCTACTTCTTTTAAGAGCAAATCTTTTACCTTTTGTACCAGAACATAGAATAACCGCAGCCATTGAAGCAGCAAGTCCCGTATTGATTGTAACGATGTCTGGTTTAACAAAGTCCATTACATCAAGTAAACCTAAACCAGTATAAACCGAACCACCCGGTGAATCAATATAAATTGATATGTCTTCATCACTTTCAGATTCTAAATAAAGAAGTTGAGCTTTGATTATGTTGGTAACATATTCGTCAACTTCAGTAGATAAAAAGATAATCCTATCATCTAATAACTTTGAAAACACATCAACTGGCATACCATTACCCTCTAATAACATAGGAGTACTATTTTTTCGTTGTAAGTGTTTAAAGTAATTGTCTTGAAAGGTAGTTGAAATAGATTGACTTCGTAGAAATTTTTGTAAGTCGTTTTTCATTTAAGAATATTATTTTTTGTTTTTATTATAAAATAAAGTAAAAGTTTAATATATAATGATATGAAGTATTTAAAGATATTTGAAACATTTGAACAAAATGATACACTGTATGTATTCGACTTTGACGATACTCTAGTAAACACACCTAAATTTGAAGATTTTGCAATAGAATATTTAAAAGAAGAAATAACAGTTAAAGAAATAGTCGATAAATCAGTTAAAAAAATTGGTGTAAACAAATCAGATCTAAAATGGCAAGACGGTAGAATATACGTTGAAGATCCTGAGCAAAAGATTAATGTTAAAGAAAACTGGGTTAGAAAAGGTGCAAGAGTTTATCTTATGTCTCCAGACATATTTGGCACAACTGATTTAAGTTTACCAACAGAAACATTAGAATTAATAGAATTTTATAATTCAGTTGAGAATAAATGTATTTTAACTGCTCGTTCCGAAATAGTTAGAGATAAAATTATGAGTGTAATGGAGGATCTTGGCATTGAATACCCTAAGTATGGACTTCATATGTATCCTTATTCAAACTATAATAGAGCGGGTGCTTGGAAAGGAACTAAGATAGTTGAATTAGTTGAGAAGACTGCATTTAAAAAGGTTATTTTTTATGACGATAATATAAAATATTTAAAATCTGCAAGTAAGGTGGTTAAAGAGAAGTTACCTAACTTAGATTATAAGTATGTAAAAGTGTAAAAAAGACGTTTAAATATTTAATATATAATAAAAAAATAATAAACATATATGAAAACTAAAGTTGAAGTACTTGGATATGAAATCGAAATTGAAGAAGTTGATGGTGTTGTAACCGTTAAAGCTGAATTAGATGGTGAAACAGTTGAAGAATTTACTCTTGAAACTCCTGAAGAAGGTGAAGGTCAAGAAGATGGAGAAGACGTTCAATCATTTAAAGATTTTGACTCACAGGATGATGAAGAAGGTGATTTTGAAGATTCGGAAGATTTTGAATCAGAAGATGATGACGATGATGATGACGATGATAAAGATGAAGAAAAATTAGAATCTTTCCAAGCATTCTTTGAAAAAAGAAACTAATAAAAAGAGGATTTAATCCTCTTTTTTTATATTAAAAATTTAATATATAATAAAAAATTATTATAATACTATGTTATTGAAATTTAATAACTTTATTAAAGAAAGTATTGATGCAAAAGGAACTTTACTTTTTTATGCATTTGACTGGGATGATAATATACTAAACATGCCAACTGAAATTATGGTACAAACCGAAGATGGTGAAGAAGTTGGTATGAGTACAGCAGACTTTGCAGTTTATCGTTCTAAAATAGGAAAAGAAGAATTTGAATATGATGGGAAAATTATTGTTAGTTTAGACTATAATACTGCATTTAGAAACTTTAGAGATCTAGAAGATCCAGAAATATTCAAAAAAGATGTTACTAAAGCATTACAAATGGAAGCATTTGCACCTGCTTGGGAAGATTTTATTGAATGTTTAACTAATGGTTCTTTATTTGCAATTATAACAGCACGTGGTCACGAATCAGAAGGTATGAGAAAAGGTGTTGAATATATAATTGATAATTTAGATCAACAAGATAAAGAGAAAATGCATGATAGTTTACTTATGTACCTTCAACTTTTCGGTAAATCAAGAAATGAAGAAAGTTATGAAAGTATTACTAATTTCTCTCAAAGTGAATTAGTTAAAAACTATTTAGACTTATGTCACTTTGTTGGTGTTTCTGCTCCTTCAAGAGGTGGTTCACCAGCTAATCCAGAAGCAGCTAAAGAAGACGCTTTAAGAGAATTTATTACTGATGTAAATGGATATGCACAAAAAATTGGATTTGTTGCAAAAGTTGGTTTCTCAGATGATGATCCAGGAAATGTTAGTCATATGACACACGCACTTTCAAGTGAAGATTTAGATCATGAAGAATTATGGCCATTCATTAAAGAGTTTGTTATTAAAGATACTAATAAACCGGAAAATGTAGTTAAGACTAACATACCTACAAGAAGAGTTAAATCATTTGGTGATTTTAATGAGAGTCAAACTCAAATTACTGGACTACAAAGTTCAACTATTTCTATGCAACCAGAAACTAATCTTATGATTATGGCAGATAAAACTAATGATTTTAGTGCTAATGGTGACGAAACTCGTCAAGATGCTTACGGTAATAGATTAAAAGCCCAAGCTAAAAGATTGGCAAATCAAGAATGGTGTTCTTGTTGTGATAATACAAAAGAAGAATGTGATTGTGATGACAGTTGTGATTGTAATTGTAAATAATAAATTAAATCCTCTTTTTTAAGAGGATTTTTTATTTAAACTTAGTCATCTTTTTAGAATATATTTGATATGGATAAAGTCTATATTAAAAATATCGTTCAAAAAATTCTTAATAAAGAGTTTGCAAATGTTCAAAAACGTAGAGTAAATGATTACTCTGACCGTTTGAATTTTGCTTGTCCTTTTTGTGGCGACAGTCATCGTAACAATCATGCAAAAAGAGGTAATCTTTATTTTAATCGTTTAGTTTTTATTTGTTTCAACTGTGATAAGAAAACTACATTCGATAGAATGTGTAAAGAATTTAATGAACAGATTGATCCAGATAAGAAATTAGAAATGATTGAACACTTAGATTCAATTATGACTTATAATGATTATCAAAATGAATTTGTTGATGCAAAATTTGATAACTTAATTGATCTAAGTGATTTAGAAAAATCTATTGAACTTAATTTAACTCCTTTTTCTGACTTCAAACCTATTCAAGTCAATGGTGGTATATACAAGTACCTAATTGGTCGTGGAATTGAACCAGACAAACATAAAGACATATATCAAGCCAAATACTGGAAGAATGAAGATGAGTCTGAATGGATAATTGTAATGTTAAATCGTAGAGGAAGTAAATTATTAGGAATGCAAGTTCGTAATCTTAAAGAAGGAAGACGAAGAATGTTTAAGATTTATAATTATGAAAACATTTTAGAATGGGTAAATCTATCAAAAGATGAACCTAAACAGGTTGATATAAATGAATTAGTTATTTATAATAAATTATCTTATTACTTTAACATACTTAATGTTGACTTCGATAATATGATTACCGTTTTTGAAGGTTATTTAGATTCACTATTTTATCCAAACTCAATTGGATTAGTTGGAGTAAATACCGACTTTAGATTTTTAGAGAATAGTGGTTTTGATTTACAATACTTTTTTGATAATGATGAAGCAGGATTTAAAAAGTCAGAAGAAAAGTTAAAAGAAGGTTATCCGATCTTTTTATGGAATAAATTATTTGATGATATTGTTACACAAAAGAAAACTGCAGATCCATTTAGTTTATTACATAGAATCAGTAAAGTAAAAGATATAAATAAATTATGTCAACTGACACCTGACGCATTTAAAAAGTTGAAACTACCTTTATTTTTCAGTAAAGATGTGTTGGATGTAAAATGGATTCCTAAGTTTAAACGTAAGAGAAATAATAAAGAAGAAGTTGATTATAATAAAAAGTTTGAAGAATTTAAAAAATTATAAACGATTTTATTTCTTTTTTTGTGTTTTTTGTTTTAATATATAAAATAAAAAGACTTATTATGGCAGAACAAGTTAAAAAGAAATTAGGATTCTTTGGAAGTATCAAGTGGTTCTTCACTGAATTAATGAAAATCTATTCTACTGAACCATCTTACTTTTCTAAAAAGAGAGTTGAGTCAGGAATTGGATTTGTAATTGCAGAATGGGGAATGATATTTTTCCTATTGAGTAAATTTGATACAATGACTATGATTGAGTTTGGTGGATGGGCATCTATTCAGTTTCTTGTAGCCGGTTACATGGTTAATCAAATACAAAGTGAAAAGAAAGCATCAGAAGTTAGTAATTCAGCAGACGCAACAATGGAAGAAAACCAACAGTAAACAAAAAACCACTCAAATGAGTGGTTTTTTTTATTTTAATCTTTTTTCTCTTCTTGAGAATCTATAACTTTTTGCTTCAAACTCAGGATCAATACGATCTTCATCTTCTAATCTTGGAGCTTTTGGTGCAGCACCACCTTCTAAATAAGAAATAACTTGGTCAACTGTATCAAATTTCTTTCTATCAACGTGGAACTTCTCAGTTTCAGAAGGGAAGATAATTTCTTTTCCTTCAAACTCTAATTTATTGTTTTGAACTGCATCAGCATCTAACCCTAAAGCCATCGCTAATTCTTTTAGTTTACTAGCATAGAAGTCTTCTTGTTCTTCTTCTACTTCCCCATCGAATTGTGAAGTATTTTTTGCTAATGGATTATCTTGCTCACTAGGAACGTCATCTGGAATAACACCTGGTCTTGTAGGTCTTTCTCTTGTAGGTCTATCTGTATCAGGTCTTGTTGGTGTTTCAGTCTCTCTTCTCGTTGGAGCAGGAGCTTGTTCTGGACCAAAGTCTAATTCTTCGTTTACGAATTGATTATATTTTTTAATCATATCTAAATAATTATTTTTTTATTATATATTAAATATAAAATACCTGTTTTTACTCTAATTCTTGTATTATATAATCAATAAAGTTGTCTAATTCATATTCTAAACCACCACAAAACTCAAAAACATCATATTCTACCTCTTTACCCTTTTCATAAACTACTTTATAGAAATCTAATGAATATGAACCGTTATTATAAAGTGTTATTTTACCCTTTAAGTTTCCTTCTATTGTTCTATGTGGTTTCTCTAAGTCTGGTACATATAAAGTACCAATATATTGAATACCATTCTTTTTATATTTTATATCATCTAATTCAAATTTAAAGTAATCATCTTCAAAAAATGTATCATTACTTAAAATCCTCATCTTATTTTGAACTTTTTCATCATCACCAGATGAAACGGCATCTAAAAAATCTTTTTCATGATCAGTCAATGATGTTATGCCATACTTAGAGATCTTATCCAGTAATTCATCAGTCTTTTCTTGACTGGAAAAATCTTCGTATACCATCAAACGTTTCATAACGTATATATTTTTTATAAATCATCGAAAAGATCATCAATCCTCTTATCTCGTTTAAATTGTAAGGCAAAGCTTTCATCATTTTCAAATTTGTACTTAAAATCATTAAAAGCACTCTCACTTATTCTCAGTAATGAGAACGAACCTCTACTTAACTTACCTTCTGTAAGTCGATTATCTAAATGTTTTAGATAATATGGATATAAATAATCTTCTTTCATATTTTTATATATTACTTTTTTATATATACATTATGAAATGGATCAAATTAAACGAATCGTCCTTAAAATTAGGACCTATCAAAACACAAAAATATGGTAGATTTAACTCAGTTGATTGGTTAAATGGTAAAATCAAAGCTTATATAACTGAAACATATCAACCATATGGATTTAGATATGGTGTAAATGCAGATTTAAACGTTGATGGATATACTATAAATAGTGAGTATATCAGTAAAATGGTAAATAACTATACCATATTCAAAGCAATTATTAAAGATAATTTTATTAGAACTGAAGAAGCTTTCTATCATTATATGACTAATAACTTAGAAGCCATATACAATTGGAAAGGTAAGTACTTTAAACGTGTTACATTACCTATTCTTATCAGTACTTCAAGAAGAGGAAATGTAGGTGAGAAACAATCTTTAGATTTCTTTAAAAAGTCTTTACAAGAGAAAAAAGGCATTTCTATAAACTTTATTCAACCAACAGTTGAAGAAGATATTTCTGGAATTGATGGAAAATTTATATGGGAAGGTAAAGAAGTAACTATTCAAGTTAAACCTTATGACACAGCCACCATTAGTACTTCTACAAGAAAGGTTAAGATACACTCACAAGGATCATTATCGTTGAATACAGACTACCTAATTGTTTATAAAGGCCAATCTTTTATTATTATAAAAGGAAAAGATGTTAAAATAGAAGGAAATTATTTTACATTCCAAGAAGATAAAATGGTCGCAAGACAATAAAAAAATCCTCTCAATTTGAGAGGATTTTTTATTTGGATATATTTTCGGTTTTAATTTTTTAATATATATAATAAAATTATATTTATTATGAAGAAATGTTCAAAATGTAAAGAGGAAAAAGAATTTGTTGATTTTCATAAACACAAAAGAACTAAAGATGGTTATACAAGTAGATGTAGAGAATGTACGTTAGTTGATAAGAAGAGTTACTATGAAAAAAATAAGGAGAAAGTTAAGGAGAAAGTTAAAGAGTATAGGGAAAGTAATCTCGATAAAGTTAAAAAAAATGTAAAAGAACATTACGAAAAAAATCGTGAAACATTACTAGAATACAAGAAAAATTATCATAAAGAAAATAAAGAACATCTTAGTGAATTAAATTTAAAATATAGGGAAAATAATAAAGAGTCTATAAATGAATGTAAAAGAAAGTATATCTCAAATAAAAGAAAAACTGATAGTTTATTTAAACTGAAAGAAAATATATCAAAACTCATAAATCAATCATTAAAGAATAAAGGATTTAAAAAGGAATATAGAAGTGAGGAAATACTAGGTTGTGCTATACAAGAGTTTAAAGACTATATAGAGAGTAGATTTTTAGAAGGTATGTGTTGGAAAAATCATGGTGATTGGCATTTAGATCACAAAACCCCAGTTTCCTGGGGTAGAAGTGAAATTGAGATTTATGAGTTAAATCACTATACTAACTTTCAACCTCTTTGGGAAAAAGATAATCTATCAAAAGGTAATAGATGGGAAAGTATTTAAAACCCATTGAATATATCCATTATAACCGACAATCTTTTAGTTATTTCAGGTAAACCTAATGGTTCAATAATCGAATTGATTGGAGAAAGTATCGCCTTAGAAAATTGTTCGTCATAATCTATCTGTGGAGCGAACTCATGAGGGAATGAACCTCTCATATAAGCAAACTGATCATTCACAGTTTTATCCTTACAAACATAATACTTAATCTTTGTACCCGATTTAATAAATTCATACTTTTGTTGGGCCGCTCTATCTTGATGTAAAAGATAATTATGATAAGCGGCTGCTTTAACTGCGAAGTGAGCACCATTTACATATTTTAAAGGTAAACTCTTATCATCAATAATCTTAGCGTCATAGTTAGAACAAGATGATTGCATTGCAATATCATCAATGTCTGCTAATTCAAACTCTTTTCTTAAATTCTTAACCAATTTCAATAATTCTTTAATGTTGAATGTGTCTGGATTTGAAAACAAATACCTAACAATGTCAACAATTTTATCTCTAGCAAATAATGGTGTTGAAGATCTTACTAACTCTACACCTTTAGGGAAGATATAACTCATAGGGTCAAAATCAATTCCATCCTCGTGTACGATATGTTGAATATATTTCTTTTTAGCAATGTTGATAATTGATTCAGAAATCTTTTCTAACTCAAAATCTTCTTTATTCTCTACTCCAAAAGAAGCAGCATAATCTTCTAAACATTGTTTGAAATAACCACCATATCTAAAGAAGTCTAAACCTTGAATTAAATCTAATTCACTAGTCCAATTCCATTTTATTTCCGATGTAAATACACCGTCTTTAATCAATTTGTTTAATGTTCTATCTTTAATAAAGTGACCATCAAATACTAATAAATCGTAAGCATTACAAATTGTATCTTTTAATTCATCTACTGAATGTACAACCCCAATACAATTTCTATTATTTGTTTTTAATTTTTGTTTTGTAAGTACAATAAAACGTTTGTCTATTGTATCGATATCATTTAAAACTAGGTTTTCCCAAGTACAATGGTCAATTGCTGGTTTAAATGATACAAATAATGAATCGGTGTCAGCATAAATACTAACTGGTTCATTTTTATCAATTGGAGTAACATCTGTTATACCAACTTTTTCGTGTAACTCAAAGTCAAGGTGCCATTGGTTATACCAATAATCCTCGTTTACACGATCCATAGTTTTAGTAAGGTCTCTACCACAAGCTGTTATACTAGCCGCTACCTGATTATTATATAATATAAAGTAGGGCGTTGCGAATGCTCCGTTAATTTTCACCCCCACCACAAATTGTAGTGGGGGTTAAGCATAGGAGCCATTAAGTACAAGCTTTAATGCGTTTTGCATTGCATTGTAATATTCAACATCTTTTTTTAGTTGAACTGCTTGTATTTTTAATGACTCTATTTTTAATTTTTTTTCTTCTTTTGTCATAAAGATTATATAAAATGATGCAAAAAAGTTTAGTATTACTGCACAGGGACAAGAATTATTTAATATATAGAATATGGAAAATATAGAAAAATTAAAAAGAACAGATATTGATAAAAATTTTGAATTAAAAAATGAAATTGTATTATTTTTACAAAATAATAATTTAGAGTTGAATTGGATATCTAATTATAAACAAATAATATACCATTTTGTAAATGATATGAGAGAGATACCAAAATGTTATTGTGGTAAATTAAATAATTTTAAGTCTGCAGTTATTGGTTATAGAAAAACATGTTCACCGATGTGTTCTAACAAATCAGTAGTAAAGAAAGACAAGATAATTAATACTAAGTTAGTAAAATATGGTGATAAGAACTACAATAATTCAACCAAAGGTAAAAAGACAAAATTGGAGAAATATGGTGATGAAAATTATAACAATCGAGAAAAGGCATTTAAAACTAACGAGATTAGATATGGCTCTTATTCACCAATGAAAAATGAGGATGTCATAAAACAAGGAAAGTTAACAAAACTTATAAAGTATGGTGATGAAAACTATAACAACATTGAAAAAATTAAAAAATTCTGGAGTGAAGTAGAACAAACATATATTACCAATGTCATTGATAAGAATAAAAGTACTAAATTAATAAATCATGGTTATGAAAACTACAACAACTCTACAAAAATGATTAGTTCTAAATTAGGGAAATATGGATTCTATTATGTAAATAGAGATAAAGCATATGATACGAAAGTAAAAAACGGTATTATAAAAACTGGTGATATATTAAAAGATTGGCAATTTTATAGAAGAGAAGTTGCCAGATTTACAAGAAAAAACAAGAAAAATCTATATGAAAATTGGGATGGTAATGATTATTATGATGATGAGTTAATAAAAGGTTATTTATCACACACTAGTACACATAGATTCTATCCAACAATTGACCATAAAATATCTGTTTATTTTGGATTTATGAATGATATAAGTCCTGAGGAAATAGGTGCATTAGATAATTTATGTATAACAAAAAGATATATAAACTCAATTAAAGGCAAATTAGTAGAAGAAGATTTTAATTTATAAAAAAATGGTATTTTTTTATTAATATATAGTTTATTAAAAAAAATATAGTTATGAAATACATAAAAAAATTTAATGAAGGATCAATATCAAGAAGTACAGAGGGTCCTGAACAAGATGTTAAAAAAAGAATTGCTATTGCAGATTTAAAAATTGGTGATAAAATTAAATTTCAAAAATCAACATCTTTATTTAGAAGAATAATGCCATCATTTACTCATAAAGTAGCTGGACACGGAGAAGAATACTTTTTAAAAAATGAAGTTTATGAATTTGTTAATTACTGGAGTGACTTTGCAAGAGACTCTGGTTGGGATTATGATGAAACTATAGCAATGGAATTTGAGTGTTTGGAATCTCCTAAATCAAATAGAATAGGAACTAAATTTGTTATGTCACTAAGACATTTTCATGAATATAAAGACGAAGGTAAATTTATAATATTATAAAAAAGAAGAACATTAGTTCTTCTTTTTTGGTTTTAATATCATAAGCCATTTACTAGATTCAAGTTTTGGTACATTTTCCGCAGATCCATATTCTTCAAGAAGTGTAGCAAATTTTAACATTACTAATTGTCCTCTATCTGGATTACCTTTTTGTCTTCCTTTTAATTGAATAACACATTTTACTTTGTCATTATCTAAAAGAAACTCTTTACCTTTCTTAGCTTTAATTTCTAAGTCGTGGTCAGAAATCTCACAAGAAAGTTTTATTTCTTTTAATTCTGATTTTATGGCATTTTTCTTTTGTTCTTTTAACATCTTTTCGATGTTATAAAGAAATTTACCATAGTCTTCGATTTTAGCAATAGGTGGTTCTTGATTCTCATTGATTAAAATAAGATCTTTTCCTTCTTCATCTGCTAAACGAAGTGCGTCTTTAGTTTTCATTACTTCTGGTGCTGCACCGGTAACGATCAATCTAACCTCAAATGACTTAATATCGTCATTTATTTTGTGTTTTCTTTTGTTGTTTGGTTGTTTTCTATTCAAGGTTTGAACAATTTAATTATTTTTATTTGTCTGTTTATATATTTATTATTGAGATCGTAAGAATTCTTCCAGAACTCCCACCATTTATTTTTTTTCTTAAATGACTCAACTGGTATTTTAAATACTAATCTTTGATCGTGGCCAATTATATTCCAATCCCAAGTCATTTTATTACTCATCATCACTAAAATTTTGCTCAAAACTGAGCATGAGATTTGAGTTCTCATCTTTTATCAACATAAAGTTATCAAAGATAATAAATTCTATTGTTTCCATCTTATCATTTATACAACTTAAAAATCGTTTATTTAAAATTAGATTAGCTGTTCTATCATCATTTAGATTATCAACTTCTAATTCCCAAGAAGATTTCTCGGATAAAGTAACAACTCCTTTAACAACATCCATATCTATGATTCTCTCACCATTGATACTAGATAATTTCTTAATATCTAAAAAGTCATTATTCTGTACATTAAAAGTCCATTTTTTATTTCTAACATCTAATCGTTGAGCTAAAGCGGCTTTACCAATATCTCTTATTGTACCGCCTTCACCACCTAACCAGTTTACTTTAAATTTACCAGAAGATACTTGAAGACCTCTTGCTAAATATAATGAATCATCATCTGGAGATTCTTTATAAGAAACATCAAAACCTATTTTATCCATATCTTTTATGAATGCTAAGTTTTTAACAAATCTTTTGGCAGAGGGGATAATAATGTCTAATGAAAAGTCTTCCATATCATTGTCAAAGTATTCTTTTGTAGGTAACAAGAAGTTTTTAAATGCTAGAATAACATTTCCACCACCTAACATAGCATACATTAGAATATTTTCATTATCTATTTTTACTTTAACGGTGTCATCAATAGATGCGACTATGTTTAACTTATCAACAAAGTCACTAAACTTATTTGGTATTACTTTTAATTTTACTTTTCCTGCCATATTTAATTTAATTATTAGTGATTATATGAAAAAGTTGATTTTTTGTTTAATAGATTTTTATATATATGTTTATGATTAAGAACTGGAAACAATTTATTAAAGAAAGTGTCACTAATCCGGATAGTTATTTGGATATGAGAATGCAAGAAATCAAAGATTTACTTGATAATAGTGAAAATAGTGAAGCACTTATATATGAGTGGGAAAATAAAAATGACCACGAGTTATATGTAAACTTTTCTGCTAACGGAATGAACGTTAGATATGAGTTTGATATTGACGATATGCAAGTTACTAAAATTGCAAATGATGTACACGACTTTACAGAAGAAGTAGAATCAATGGAAGCAGGAGTTGAAATGATCGAAAAAGATATACACTCTATATTAGGTATATCAGAAAGATTTTTAAATGAAGCAATCGTTGATTATAAAAGTGATGATGTAGATGGTTTAATGGGAGAAATCAACACTTATCCAAGACATCATAGATTTCAATTATCAGATTTAGCAAGACTTGGTGCAGAATATAATATAGAAATTGTTGATTATGATACATTCTATAGAGATTTACCACAAAGAGATAAAACTACTGCTCCTTCAAAGACTGCAAGAGAGTCGCAATTTTTTGCGTTAGTAAATCCTGTTACCAAAAGACCTAGAGTTGTTTTAAACTTACCAATGCCTTTTATACCAAAAGACTTTTTTGATCAAGTTCCACTTGGTGATATACTTAAACACGAACAAATACACGTTGGTCAACATTCTAGAAGACCTAATATAGATATGCCTTTACCAGAACCAAAAGATAAGAAAGCTTATTTCTCTAATAAGGATGAAGTTATGGCATTTGCTTTCTCAGTTGCTAAAGAAATAGTTTCAATGTTTCCAGAAGTTAAAACTCCTAAAGAAGGAATAGATAAACTTATTGAAAATACAAGAAGATTTAGACTTTATGGTGATATTAAACAAAATACTGATGAGAAAACATTAAAAAGATACCATAAATATATCTTCTTATATTTAGAGGATATATTGAAATCAGAAGAATAATGAAATACTTAAATTTATTTGAAGAATTCAATTTTGAAATTGAACCATTTGATGTTCACGGTAGTGACCTTGAAGTTTTTATTGATGACCAAGAATTCACATTTAAAGTAATCAATGGAGAAGTTAGTTTCTCAAGTGAAGATGACTATGAAAGAGCATTTGAAATGGGTATTGAAATTGATGATGAATTAAAATCTTATATACTTGATGAGTATAAACAAATGTCTGATAGAACCAGAATGAAAAGATTTGGTTTCTTTAAATAATTTTTATACATATATAAAACTAGTATTATTTTTCCTACTACCATTTAATTTTCTGGACAAATCTTTAATAGTATAATTAGTAACACTTGAAACTTCACTTAATCCTAAATAAAATATACCGGTTTCTAGATTTAATATAATTTTCTTCTTTTTTGTATCATATGGACGTATTTTACCAGTATTTGATATAGATATTTTATTTTTTTGTTCCTCAGAATGTTTTCTACCTTTATGTGATATTGATGATTTTTTTCTAGTTTCGTCAGATACTACTTTACCAGCATTGTTCTCGCCACCATCAGTCATATTAACTAGACATCCGGTCTTTAAATCTCGTCTACCATATAATTTTATCAACAATTTTTCTCCACTACAAGCCTCTAAATAAGATATACCTTCAAATATTATATCAACTTCATAATCATATTTGTTAACAATGTTGTGCCAATATTTATTCCTATTTGTTTTTCTATATGCTCTTTGTTTAGTTATACCAATACCTATATAAAAAACATCATCTGTACCTGCTTTCCTATGTCTATAAATTACTGCCATTTATATTAATAATTTTTTAATTTTTTCATTCTTACTATTTTTTAACATATCTTGGTATATCAACCATTCAATGTATTTTGATTTATTACTAAATTCATCATTTAATATATCATCTAATTGTTTGTCTATGGATATAGATATCCTATTTTTACTAATCTTTTTCATATATTATATATTAAGTTATCGCTCCCTCCTTTGACATTTTGGTGTAATTTTTTAAACTTTTTAATAATTTTTTATATTAGATATATGGCTAGAAAAAAATTAGAAGATATTAATAAAAAGAAAAAAACTGGTATCACGGTTAATATAGACTTAATAGATATTATGGATGAATACTTAGAAGAATTAGGTAATTCAAATAGATCTAGATATGTTGAAAAATTAATAGAAGAAGATTTACAAAAAAGAGGAATAACATTTAATAAAAAGTTTTAAAATGAAATTAAACAAAAAGTTTTTAAAAGAGTACTTGAATAGTACTTCTCCAACAGGTTTTGAGTATGAATTAGGTGGACAAAAAGTTTGGATGGACAATATTGCAAAATATGTTGATTCAGTAGAAATCGATAATTATGGTACTGCTTATGGTGTTACAGGTAATTTAGATTCCGACTTTAAAGTTGTTATCGAAGCACACTCAGATGAAATCAGTTGGTTTGTAAACTACATCGATTCTAAAGGATATATTAGAGTTATTAGAAATGGTGGCTCTGATGTACAAATTGCTCCTTCTATGAGAGTGAATTTGTGGGGAGATAAAGGACCTGTTTCAGGTGTATTTGGACATCCAGCAATTCACATCACTGATAGAAAAAAAGAAGTTGATTTAAACTCTATTTTTATCGATATTGGTGCTTCTTCAAAAGAAGATGTTACTAAAATGGGTATTAAGGTTGGTACAGTAGTTACTTTTAAAGATGAGTTAATGGAACTTGGTAAAAATTATTACTCTGGCAGAGCTCTTGACAATAGAATTGGTGGTTTTATGATTGCCGAGGTTGCAAGAAATCTAAAAGAGAAAGGTAAAAAATTACCATTTAAACTTTATATTGTTAATTCTGTTCAAGAAGAAATTGGATTACGTGGTGCTGAAATGATTGCACACACAATTAAACCAAATGTTGCTATTGTAACTGATGTTTGTCATGAGACATCATCACCTTGTTATACTGCAAGTAAACAAGGTGATCACATTGCTGGTGATGGAGGTGTTATTACAAGAGGTCCGGCAGTTCATAATAAATTACGTAAATTAATTTTAGACACTGCAGAGACTAAAAAAATCCCTCACCAGTTAGCAGCATCTTCAAGATCAACTGGAACTGATACTGACGCTTTTGCTTATGCAAACGGAGGTACTCCTTCTGCACTTATTTCACTGCCATTGAAGTATATGCACACAACTTGTGAAACTGTTCACAAGAATGATATTAAAAATGTTATAGAGTTGATTTATGAAACTCTTCTAAATATTGAAGAGAATCATAATTTCAAATATAACTCTTAAAAACTAACCCATCTCAAAAAGATGGGTTTTTTATTTAATATATAGTTTATGAAATATATTAAACATTACGAAGGTTTTATACCAAAAGGTGGGTTATATGGTGCTGAGAAAGGTACGAAAGTACCATTATCACAATATGGTGGTATGTTATATAACTCTGAACAAGAAGCCAAAAAAAGAGTTGCTGTTGCAGATTTAAAAATTGGTGACAAAATTAAATTTTTAAAATCGACTTCTTTATTTAGAAGATTAATGCCGTCGTTTACTCATAAAGTGGCAGGACACGGTGAAGAGTATTTTTTAAAAAATGAAGTTTATGAATTTGTTAATTACTGGAGTGATTTTGCAAGAGACTCTGGTTGGGATTATGATGAAACTATAGCAATGGAATTTGAGTGTTTAGAATCTCCTAAATCAAATAGAATAGGAACTAAATTTGTTATGTCACTAAGACATTTTCATGAATATAAAGACGAAGGTAAATTTATAGTAATATAATTATGATTAATAAATATAATAACTTTTTATTGAATGAATCAATGCTTATCTTAGAAGCCTTTCTAAGTGTACATTCAGATTTTTTATCTAAATTAGATAAAATATCAAAACAATCGAATACTTCTGCGACAATTGCAGATATGCTTTTATCTAGAATTACTGATAAAGATTGGGTTTCTGAGATAGATTTAAAACAAAACTATTTTAAAGCAGGTACAGAAAGTGATAAGGTATCATTTATTCAACAAAATAGAGTAAAAGATGGTATAGATCCATATACTATGGTAGGTAGAAGTGATCTTAAAGTTGGTAGAGCTATAAAATATATTGCAAAAGACTTATATAATATTAGTATTAATGATAAACAAATAGAAGACTTTGTAAATGTTTATAAAGCTATTGGTGCAGAAGGTGAACCAAACTTTCAATTCTATATAGGTGATGATATTAAAAATGGTTATAATAGTGATAATTACTTTTCTAGAGGTTATGGCAGTTTAGGTGGTTCTTGTATGAATGATAAGTTTTCATATCTTAAAATATACAGAAGAAATGAAAAGAAAGTTAGATTATTAGTTCTACTAGATGATGATGGTAAAATAGCAGGTAGAGCTTTAGTTTGGAAATTAGATAAATCACCTTGTGATGCAGAATACTTTATGGATAGAGTTTATACTAATCGTGACTTTGAAGTAAATAAATTTATAGAATATGCAGAAAATAATAATTTCTTGTATAAACAAAGAATGTCTTGTGGTGATTCGGAAGCAGTTAAATTTAGATATAAAGGTAAAGAACTTATTGGTGAAATAAGAGTTAAATTAGATGGTGAACACAATAAATATCCTTATATGGATACATTATTCTGTTTAAATAAAGATAAAGATGAAGTATCAAATATACCTTCTTGGAAATTTTATAGATTATGGGACACTGATGGTGATCGCGACAGATGTGATGACTGTAATGGTAAGTCAAAGAATAAGGATTTGTGCTATGGTTGTTCCAAAGGTGCAATGCTTTTAAAAAGTGAAGGTATTGAAGTAAATGTAGAAAGAGGAAGAGAACGTGATAAATAAAAAAAAAGAGACTTAAAAGTCTCTTTTTTACTTTCCTAAATAGTTCATCAATTCAATCATATTCTTAACTGCAAATCCTAATGATTCAAGATTCTTAACAGTATCTCTCATATAAGAGATATAAGCTTCGATAATTTCTAATGCTCTATCATTTTCTGCTAAATGTCCATCAATTAAAATACCCTTTTCTCCCATATTTGTTTTGACACCAAATCCAGTAGCATAAAAGATAAACTTATCTTGTTTTAACTTTTTAATCTTGGTCATCTCACGACTTCTCTTATTCAAAAAGAAGTTGATTTGTTCATTTAACATTTGTCGATATGAAAGAGCAATCGCTTGAGTATCTAATATAGTTTTAGAATTAGCAGGATTAGATAAGTCTAATGATAATGATTTGAATAAAGGATCAACGTTTTTACTCCACTCTACTCTTTTATCATTAAAGTACTCTTCTAATTTATCATTGGTTTCCTTCGCTTTTGTAATTCTATCGATCTCGTCTTGAGTAAACAAATTCATATTAAATATCCATTTTTTTTAATTTATAATCTCTTAATAAATCCTTTTGAGTTGAGTTTGAGAATACATTATTTATTAAATTACCAACTTCCTTTTCAAGACCTTTTTGAATATGATCTTCAAATATTTCAGTCCATTTATCTACTAAATCTTTATCTTCAACAACAATATTATCAAAATTAGAGAATATATCAATACATTTATTTCGATTATCAATTGTGATACAAAAGTCACCACTACCACCAGTAAATGAATAAATACCAGAATTATTAACTGAATTTTTATCTTCTTTTTCTTCTTTTTCTACATTGACATTTAAGTAGTAATGTCTATAGCCATATTTCATCTTTTTAGATAAACTAATATCTTTACCATCAATATTAACAAAAAGATGTGTTAAGAAAAGGTCTAATTCTTTCATTCATAAGCCATTATTTTTTAATTCCTAAATAAGGAGTTAAACTTTAACTTATATGAAATACTAACATGTTAGTTTAAAAGAAAAAACCTCACTAAGTGAGGTTTTTATTATTATTATTATTATTATTTGTTAATGTGTGATATAAAACTATCAATATGTGATAGTGGATTATCAAATAAATTATCAAGAGATTTAGCGTCATCCGGATTTTCATTACCCGCTATAAAGTTAAATACTTCTTCAATATCATCTTTAGATGATGTAACATGATCTGAAGCCCAATCATGTTCTTTTAACATTTCATCGATTTCAGTTTTATCCATTTCTAATAACTTATCAACTAATCTTTTTATAGTTTCTAAATTAGAAAAGAACATATAATTTTCTTCTTCATGGTTTTCTTTAACTGCTTTATTAAGTTTACTTAATGTTTTAGCTAGCTCTAATCTTCTTTTTTTAGTGGCATCTTTTTTATCTAATTGAACTCCTGGTTTTTTAGTATCTTTATCCTTAGCTTTTAATTTAGAAAGTTCTGAATCTATTTCTTTTTTAGAAATCTTTTCATCATCTTTTTTACCTAAAGACTTTTTTAAAGCACCTGGATTTTTGATTGCGTCTTTGATCCAATTCTTTTTTTTCTCATTGAATTCCTCATTTTTGAAATTCTCAAATTTATCAATCATAACTCTTAATTATTTTTATAATACTATATATTAAAGTTTTTTATCAAATAAATACAAATCAAACTCTTTATTACCTTTAACGTTTTTAATACTTTTCAATACATCTCCGGTAATAGAGTCTAATACTTTAAATATACCCAAGTTATTCTGTTTGTCTGTTAAAACTCTAACCGTATTACCTGGTTGACCTAACGCACCTAATACTGCAATATATTTATTACCATAAACACTTTTTAAGAAAGACAATCTTAAACCTGCCATATCTTTATTATTATTTACATAAACATTTTCAAATGGTTTCATTAAATCTAATTTAGATTGTTCTGTTTCTTTAACTTGAATAGAAGCAAATGTTTTGTCTTTTTCACCAATAGTAACTTCTTCTCTATTTTGAATTTTATTTTGATTTACAAGTACTTGTTGATTTCTTCTAATTTCATTGAAATCTGCTCTAACAACAATACCACCTCTCATACCTTTATCATTCATATTATAACCCGCAGGAGGCAATCTATAAAAAGATCCAGTGAAAGTCATAGAAAGTATTCGATCTGTTCTAAAAAGTCTCCAAATCTTGTTTATATGTCTTCTTTGAGATACTGACCATCCGTTAAGATGCCATCCTCTCAATAACATCTTACCTTGTGATGAACGTCCTAGTACCATTGGGTATATAACTCTCTCATGACCAGCAAAGTGTTTATCTTTTTCACCTTTATAGTTTATCAAAAACATCATACCATATCTAATTGCCTTAGACATTATTTCGTCTGAGTATTTAATAGGTTGATTAATAGGAATATTTGCAATATCTTTAACATTCTTTAATGAAAAACGTGGTACGTATTCATTATCTTCTATTAAGTTGTAGTGTTCTTTAACTACAAACTCAACAGGTTTTTTATTATAGAAGTCTCTAAGTTGTTTTAAATTCATAAACTATATATTAAATATACAATTCCCAAAAAACAAAAAAAGAGAAACATTTCTGTTTCTCTTTTTTTCACATCAAACAAAATGATTGAAAAATTGTCAGTGTTTTTTTAAGGTAGTTTCTCAGACTATCCTCTGATTACTTAGTAGCTTTAGTAGCTTCAACTTTAGCAGTATCAGCAACTACAGTTGTATCAACTTTAGTAGTGTCAACAGCAGTTGAATCAACAGTTGTTGTAGTTACATCTACAGTTTCATTTTTTTTGCAAGATGTTAAAGAAATTGCAGCGATTGCCATTACAGCGAATAATACTTTTTTCATAATTGTTTTGTTTTAAATTTTTATACAGTATTATATATCAAAAATCATGCCGTTTGTTTAAAAAAAAAATAAAATATTTTTAGATTAAAAAGTGAAATAAATTTTTTAATATATATATTTAATAAAAAACATAATGTAATATGTCAATTAGTAGTAGAGAAGATGCAAATAAATATTATCAAGTAGTAAATAGTCTAGTTGATGAGTATATTGATAAATGGAAGATTAAACCAACAAATCTTAAAAAGTATTTAAAAGTCGGTTCTGACAAGTTTGAAAAGTTCATTGAAAGAAATGGATTAAAAGATGTTAATGGAATTCAACAAGTTATAAGTGATATAATCGAAGATAGAGTTCATATGGAAACTGATGGTGTTTTAACATTTGAAAGTTTTAAAGTATTTGAGTCAGACGAATTTAAAATAACTTCACTTATTCAGTGTCTTTATAAAGGTATTGGAAAAACTGACATTAAAACAGAAAAGTTTTTAGCAGATCATTTTGATGCAAATTTAAGTCAAATAGATATTATCGATTCCGATAAACATATGTTTAAAATCAATAATTGGGAAAATGAAGATCTTTTGGCAATTGTTTATAACAAAGATGAGTTTGATATAATAAGGGAGAATATAAAGGAATATCTATTAGATGAATTACTACAAAAACAAGTTGATTTAATTGTAGGAGTTTCAGTAAAATTGAAAGGTTTAATTGATAAAGAAAAATTTGAAACAGAAATAGAATCTAAACTAACTGATAAAGTAATAACAGATTTAATAAATGATTCACTTGAAAGTAATTATACAAGGTTTAACTTTGAAAAAACAGATAATTATTATTTATGGAGTTATAACAAAGGAGAGTAATTTACTCTCTTTTTTTATTTATGGGAATATTATTTTAATATATACATAAAAACATTATTCATATATGTCATTTATATACACTTATGGTACAAGTAGTCTTTACGAATCAAAACGTTATGATGCAGTACAAGATTTATTAAACCAGTTACAGGATAATAATGCAAATTTAATATATGCAAATCACGTTAGGGATGCAGTTTACTCTCTTTGGGAAAGAGTTAGTGATGTTGAGATAATAGCAGCATCTGCCTCGGCAATTTCTCCATTTTTTCAAAATTCAAATCCTGCAACTGTTACGGTTGGTGGAATAACATTAGGAACAACTTTTTCAGCACAACAAACAGTTCAACAAATGTTTGATCTTATGTTGTATCCATATGTACAACCAGTATTATCATTTTCTGCAACAAATTCACTACCATTATCAAATAAGGAATATGGACAGAATCCAAATAGTACTGCTTATTGGAATGTTACTAAAGGATCAGATTCTATTCAAACAATAGTTGTTGATGGTATATCAGTTATTGCAAATGGTGGAAGTCAAAGTGGTTCTAAAACTGTTACTGGTTCATATAGTACTATCGCAGCATCAACACCTAATTCATTTCAAATGACAGTTAATGATGGTGTAACAAATTATACTATTAGTACATCGTATGAATGGATGAATAGATTATATTGGGGATCTTTGGATCTTTCAAGTCTAAACTATCCAGATTTCACATTAGCCACTAGTTCATTGACAACAGTAACTATCAATAGTTCAACGATTCTAGGATTAGATAACTCAAAACTGTTTAAAGGATTCGATGATACGACCAGTTTAGAATCATTTGATTTATTAGCAAGTGGTAATTATCTGGTATTTGCTTGGTCAAGTTTTATACCTTATGCAACTACGCCAAGATTTTATGTAAATGGTGTAAGAAGTACTGCTTTCAGTAATATTAAAACAGGTTGGAATTTCACGAATGTACATGGTGCAACATCAAGTTATGAAGTTTGGATTTCAAACACTGCACAGTACTCTGAATTAGAAATTGATTTAAAATTCATACCAAACATATAATAAAAAATAAATTAAAAAATGTCACAAAATATAGGAACTTTAGTATCAGCAGCAATTCGTCCAAATGATTCATTTGATCCAATTGCAACCGCATATGGAAATGAAATAAAAGGTGGTTTACATTCTTATGAAACACTTGGTGAAGTGTATTCAATTATAACTGCACGAAGAGAGTGGGGTATGTTAGCTAGTGTTTATAGTGGGGGAAGTGATAATGGAACATATAAACTTACATATGGTTATTTTGATACTGATATAACAGAAAATTCAAACTGGGTTAAAACATCTATTGATTCAAATCCAGCTACAGAATGGGTTGACTCAGTTATATCTATTTTATCAGTAGAACCTACTACAGAACCTTTTGTAGGTGATAGATACTTACTTGGAACAACATTTAGTGTAGTACCAACTGGTACTCAATGGAGTGGTCTAGATGGTACACTTATTGTAGAGTATAATATAAATGGATTTTGGGATGTTACTATTCCAACTAATGGAATGACTGTTAGAAATGATTCTAATAATAATGTAATGTACAAGTATCAAGGAACATTCCCAAATGGTGAATGGAAATTAGAAAGAATAACTAATGTATTTTATATTGAGCCAAGTAGTGTAAATGGAGTAACATATTCAACCACAACTAGTCCACAATTTACATCTTATACGAATGATTTGATATTTTTAACTAAGTTTTTTACACCAAATATCGGAAGTGCTTCTTTAAGTATTAATGGTTTAGGATATAAACAAATTAAAATCGCCACAACTTCTGGATTAAGAGATTTAATTTTAAGTGATATTGATACAACTAGTATTTATAGTTTATCTTATAATGGAACACATTTTCAACTAATTAAACCATTTCCAAGTGATGCATATAATATAGATTTCTATATTGCACCTACAGAAACAGTGACTGTTGGTGATTATGAACAATATTGGGTTTATGGTGATTTAACAATTGCAGGTACTATGGTAAATTATGGTAAAGTAATTGTTGCAAATGGTTCTGTTATATTAGAAGGATCAGGTGCATTAAATAATCAAGGTGATGGAGAATTAATTTTAGTAGATTTATTTAATACACCAACATTTAATACTACATCAACTATACAGATGTCATCAACAATGACAGTAAACGGACCTTCTGTTTCTGCAGTAATTGTTGATAATAGTATAACAACTGACTTATTAAATACTATAGGTGGTGTAACTTCAAGTTATATACTATCAAATGATGGTTTTGGCTCTTTTCAATGGATACCTAATAACTTTATTGGAATACAAGCAGGTTCTGTAAGTTATACACCTGGTGGACCAACACTAACTGCAACAAATGCACAAGATGCACTAGATCAATTAGACTTATCCGTAAATGATAGTAATACACTAATTGTTAAAAAGGGTGCTACTGGACCGAGTCAATTCTCATCAATTAAGGCAGCAGTTGACTCTATAAGTACTGCGACAAATGATAATAGATATACGGTACAAGTTGGACCTGGTGATTTCTATGAAGATACGATTACAATGAAACCTTATGTGAATGTTGTAGGAAACGATAGATCAACAAGGATTATTGCAGCAACTACAAGTCAAAACATATTTATTGGTTCAGATTATTCAACAGTAATGGGTTGTTTAGTAACTGGTGCAACAGATCCAGGATATGCAGCTTTTTATCATACTTCACCAACAGGTGACGCTCAAAGTGCTTTTGTTATAAAGGATTGTATCTTCGGATCAAACTATAATCAAGTTATCTGTTATGCAGATACTAATAGAACAACTGTACAAGTTATTGACTGTAGATATGGAGATGCATTCTCTTTTACAAATGGATTTATAGCTTATAACAATAATAATTCAATCTCGGCAAGAATACTACTTTTACATTGTTATTCACAAGGAATGTTGATAACAGGACCAACAACATTTGCGAAAGCATCTGGTGAAAATTGTGAAATTGTAATGAATTCTGTTCAAGCAAATGCAAATGTTATAACATCAGGAACTATATTCTTACAAATTGAAAAAGGTGCGAAATGTAGATTAAATGCAGTAAACTTTACTGCATGGGAGACAGGAATCTATAATAAATATTATATTTTAGTAGGTGAATTAGGATCAACACTAATAGGTGTTGCAATATCTTGTCAAAATACAACTAATCAAATTGTTTTAGAACATCCAGATACAGTTGGTAGTTTAAGTGGTTCATTTGATACTAATACTATCTCAACCGTATCACCTAATTGTAGTATTGTTGTGCAAGACACAACATCTGGAGATTTTACAATTACTGGAGGATTAAATATCAGATATTCACCTACAGTGGTAACTGATGTATCAACATTGATTGCACAAACATCAACTATGGGTGTTATTTATGGTGGTGAATTATCAAATACTTCTGGATTAACACTTAGTGTTGGTGCAGGATATGGTTATTATCATGATAATGTTTTTACTGGACCTGGTATATTAAATAAATTAACCTGGGCCACTCAAAGTATTTCTATCACAGCAAGTTCAACACACTATGTTTACTTTGATAACAATGGTGATTTAACATCTGATCCTACAATTCCTATAACAAGTGAGAATATATTATTAGGAAGAGTTAGAACCAATGCAACTGGATTTGAGTTTATTGAGAGAACACCTCTTAAAGCAGAACACTGGGCAAATAATGCAACTAAATTATTTAGAAAAGGATTGGGTGCTATTTATTCAAATGGTTCTATTGTTACTGAAAATACAACTCCATTTAAGTTAGATGTATCACAAGGTACATTCTACTATGGTGCCAATGAGTTTTTACCCGCAGGTGGAACTGGAATAACATTCAGTAGTTATTATCCAAATGGTTCAGGTGGTTGGGTAATCTCAACAACTAATTCAGTAGATAATACTTATTATGCTGGTACTAACTCATTAATTGGATTAAGTGCGAGTTACTTTACCAAACACTCACTTTATATAATAGGTGATAATGGTGCTGAAAAGTATTTTATGGTTTATGATACAAATGAGTATTCTACACAATTAGATGCACAAGAAGCCAGTTTACCAACACCACCAAGTTACTTTACAGATGCAGTGGCACTTATTGCAGGTATTATAGTTCAACAAGGAACTTCAAGTATAGTAGAAATTAGAGATCAAAGACCAGTAATTGGATTTAGAGCACCTGGAATTAATGCCTCAGCTGATCACTCTTCATTGTTGAACTTAAATGTTGATTCACACCCACAATACTTATTAACAAATGGTACAAGAACTTTAACTGGTAATTTACAAATGGGTAGTAATTCTATTACAGGTGTTAATTTAATCAACTCAGTCAATATATCATCACATTCATCTAGACATTTACCTGCTGGTTCAGATGCTTTAGCAACTGGAACACCATCAACAATAGGAACAACTAATCAGATTGGTAGTGCAAATGCTTTTGCAAGACAAGATCATATTCACGCACACGGTAGTCAATCAGGTGGCTCCTTACACGCTTTAGTAACTACAACTCAATCAGGGTTTATGTCTTCTGCTGATAAACTTATATTAGATAATATTACAAGTTTAACACAATCTTTAACAAATAAAACAATTACTGGGTCAAGTAGTTATGTTGAAGCAAATGCCTTAAAAACATCGACTGATCCTGTTTATATAGTTGCGGATGGACCAAGTGTTGGACAAACTTTAATTGCAATATCGGCAACTGCTGCAACTTGGCAAACTATACCAACCGGTACTCCATCAACAATTGGAACTTTTAGTCAGATTGGTTCATTAAGTACTTTTGCAAGACAAGACCACATTCACGCACATGGTGACCAAGCAGGTGGTTCGTTACATGCTTTAGTAACAACAACTCAATCAGGGTTTATGTCTTTTGGAGATAAAGTAATATTAAATAATATAACAACCTCAACTCAGTCTTTGACTAATAAAACAATTATTGGTAATACTAACTATGTTGATGCAAATGGATTAAAAACAAATACAAATCCTGTTTACATTGCAGGAGCAACTGCACCGAGTATTGGACAAGTTTTAACCGCGGTATCGGCCACACAAGCTACTTGGCAAGCACAACCTTTTACACATGCAACAACACAAATAACACCTACAGATCCTGCGACAACATCTTCATTAACTGGTGTAATGATGGGATTATCTGCATCTATAACTCCAGTGATTAGTGGTAAGATAATGATTATTATATCTGGAGATATGGATAATGATACTGGTGATAATGGTTCACAAGTGCAAATAAGAACTGGTACTGGTTCTGTACCAACAAACGGTATTTCTCCAACAGGAACTGCACAAGGTGGATTAGTGAAAATGAGTGCGGTTGTATCAGGCGGTGCAACTGTAGTAACAAGAGTTCCGTTCTCACTTAATGCAATACAAACTGGATTGGTATTAAATACACCATATTGGATTGATTTAAGTTTAGCTGCAATTACCGGTGGAACCGCAAGAGTTAGAGATGTAAGTATTTCTATAGTTGAATTATAATATATAGTATATGAGAGTAGATAAATATTTTGAATTTGTACAAGCTGATTTTGAACCAGTAAAATCATTTCATTTAAAAGATGAATTGAATCCTAAAATATGGACTGATTTTGAAATTGATGAAGAAGTAAGAGAAGATTTATTGAGAATTGCTCAAGATTTTTATATAGGAACTAATATTAATGCGGATGTTAAAGATGTTGTACTTTGTGGTTCTTTAGCAAACTATAACTGGTCAGAAAAATACTCAGATTTTGATATTCACATAATAATTGATTATATGGAAGTTGATGAAAACTATGATTTAGTAGAAAGTCTTTGTGATTTTGCAAAAAAAGTATGGAATAAATTACACGAAATTACAATATCTAAGTATGAGGTTGAAGTAGCAATACAAAACTTATCAGATTTAAAAAATGACATTAAAGTAGGTAAAATGGGTGGTGTTTTTTCATTGATGGATAATAAATGGTTAAAAAAACCTGAGAAGAAAGATTTTGAACCAGATGAAGAACAAATAAGGGAAAAGGCCGAAAATATAATGTTTGCAATAGATGACTTGGAAAAACAAGTAGATGAAGATAAATGGGAATACTTTGAGGAGAAAATTGATAAAGTATGGAAGAAAATTAAAAATTACAGAAAAAGTGGTTTAGAAAGTGAAGATGGAGAGTTTTCAATAGGAAACTTAGTTTTTAAACTTCTAAGAAGAAATGGGTATATCGAAAAAGTAATGAAAATTAAAAGATATGCTTATGATAAACAATTTGAATAACTATGAACATTAGAATAGAAGAAGTAGAAGAAGCATTTAAAGAAGTTTTTAATCAAGACGATGGTGTGGTTACATCAATAGATACGGTTTATGAGAAGTCTGATAATGAAGAGTTTTTAAAACTTGTAATTTGTTTACACGGTTTATCAACTGAAGACATATCTATTATACATACTAAATTTATCTTTAAAACTGATCTAAATAAAAGAAATATTATTGATAATTCTTTCTTATATCTATATGATATAAATTGTGTTTATCATAAAATTGAATTTACTAACATCATTGATATGAAAAAGAAAATTGATGATATTATTGAATCAAATAACTTTGGGGAAGACATACAAATTCTTTCCGATTTTATTGAAGCTCCTGCTATGTTCTTAAATTACTATATGAAAAGAGCTAAGATTACAGAGTATTCTGTTTTTGAGGTGGAATACGAACCTAAGTTTAAAATGGTTTCTTGTGATAAAACTACATTTGATTTTAAAATGAATATCAATAATAGTTATGATATTGAATTATCAATAAATAAAATTGATAAAGATTTAACAGAAGATCCAGAAGATGTAGATAAATATAAATTTCAATTTAGATTTATGGATGAAATAGAAACAATTGAAGTAGATGGAATTAAAAATATACACTATTTAATTGGATCAAATATTGCTAAATTATTAGATAGAAAATTAAAAAATCAATAAAGAAAAAGAGGATTATAAATCCTCTTTTAATATTTTATCGATTTGTTGTTCTCTATGTTCTGCTTTAAGTTCTAGTAAAGCTTCCTGATTTTCTAAATCAATTACATTTATTGTTTTACCAGGTGAAACTAAAAAATCATAATCAAATTTTATTACTAATTTAGGCATAAATGTTGCCTCATTTGCTATTGTAGCAGAGAAGTTTTCAACATTTAATGAAATCTCATCAAATAAAAATACCTTATAATCATTCCACCTCATATAAGGATCTACATAAATATCTTTACTACCCAATTTACCAGTTAAATAAACAAATGAACCATTTGTAGATCTATTTTGTAAATTACTAAAATGAAATCCTACACTATCACTCATATCAGATGCCAATCTACCAGTAGTAACACAATATTTATAATCTTCTCTTTGAACAGAACCAGATAGTTTATCAATCATCTTTCCTCGGTGTTCCTCATTTCTTAAATCAACAAAAGTATTACTACTATTATTTGCAACCTCTCTTAATATAACTTTGTAAATATTTTGAGTTATTTCATTAAAGATAGTACCCAATATTCTATCTTCATTTTGAGGTAAAGACATAGAAACACTAATAGTTTTAAAGTTTCTTAGATTTTTATCTATCTTAATAAAGTCTCTAGTAGCAATGACCTTAGTAAAATCTTTATTTAACTCTTCAAATAGCTTATCCCACATTTTCGTCTTCTTTAAGATTTAACATTTCTCCTGTTTCAGGATTATAGTTCATAATCAATAATTCAATACCTTTTTCTTTCTCAACTCCTTCAGTCTTGATAACGGCTGATGGTCTATGAAACTCTTTTGAAGTCCAAAGATACTCATCTCTCGGTAATAATTCTTCTAATAAAGGAAAATAATAATATGATAATGACCATCTACATTTAGATTGCTTTAATAACTCTAATAAACGTCTATGTGAAGAAACTCCAAAGGTGTTCTCTGTGTCACATCCATACCAAAACAATCTTCTACCATCATCATCATTTTTAATGTCGTTAAAACGAGCGTAAGGTGGGTCTAAATACATATAAGTATCTTCTGCATCATACATTTTAATAACATCTTCAAAATCTAAATTATGAAAGTCTGTAATCTTTTGTAATCTTTCAGTATATTTATTTTTCTCTAACTTATTGATTAAGATTTGTAAGTTCAATTTATTAGTTTTTTTCTTGAATCCAGTGAAACCACCACCTCTTGGATAAACTGAACTAAAACTTGATGTGATTAAAAATGCGTAAATAGCACCTACTTTAAAATCACCAATCTCAAAATTCATATCATCTAAAAAGTCATTAGTAACATAAGTTCTATAAATTGCTTTAAAGAAATCCCATTTTTTATCTACTTCTGTTTCAGTTGTATGAAGTAATCCACCCGGTGCCAATAAAGTTTTCAACTCTACTAAGAAATCTTGTGGTTGAGAACAACATTTCATTAAGTTTGCTTGGTGTCTGTTTCTGTCATTAAATATGACATTTGTAAATTCTAAATTAGAATCTAAATATATTGCAAATGAACCTGAAAATGGCTCAACATATGTTTTACAATCTGTTGGAATGTTCGGTGTTATAAAGGATTGAAAGTTTGCCTTGCCCCCAAAATAGCTTATGACGCTCATATTTTTTTATTATTTTTTAAGATTTTCTATATTTTATCTTTGTTTTACTTATAGAGATTGCTTTATCAAAAGTTTCTTTTTTTCTTTTTAAATAAATCGTGGCATCTTTATAAAAAAATTCATAAAAACGCTCTATATCACTGAATGATCCCCAATCTATTACATAATAAGTTCCTTTAGGACACCTAATTTTATTTCTTGTTATTCCACAATAATCTACTAATTTATCAACATATATCTCTATAAAATCTTTACTACCAGAACATATATTTACTTGACCTCTATCACTGGTATCTCTAGACCCATCTCGTTTTTTATGTATCGATATACAACCATCACCATCAAATAATCCTCTCATAAAATGATTTTCCAGATTTCTAGGTATTTCAGGATATTTAACTATCATAGTTTTATTACCTATTATACCTAAGTTAAATAAATCATCCTTCATTTTTTTAGAAGAAAGTCCTATATTTGATATTTTACCATCTTTTCTAGTAAAAATATTACCTTCAAAACTAACACATTCTTTAAATTTATATAATATATCTGTTTCTTTTTGTATAATTTTAATATTATTAGTTTTACTATTTATATTACCATCTGCAACTATGAAGCCTAAAAAATATGCCTTATCCTCCGTATCTATTTTTTCAAAATAATCTTCGTTAAAATTAAACTTTCTAGTTCTTTGATTTAACTCACCACCATTTTCAATAATTACTTTTTGGTAGTGTCTATCCGAAATACCATATTCACTTATTATGTCTTTTCTTTTTATACCGTTTTGTCTTTTAGACAAAATTTCTAATTCTTGTTCCTTTGTCAATTCTTTTAGTTTTCTCATATATTATATATAAAAATTATCAAGTTCCCTCCGAAGTATTTTGATAATTTTCATAATTTATTTTTGGTATATTATTTTATTTTCTTAATTTTGTAGAGTTAAAAAAAATAATAATATATGACGCTTAATTATAAAGGAACTGAATACAGACCGGGATGTAGAGTAGAAGCTAAAATCAATGGTGAAAAAGTTGAAGGTAGACTTCAATATGAAACACAAGATGGTGTTGGATACTTTTTTATCTGTCACAATAATGATTTTCATGCAGGTAGATATGCAACTAACAGATTTGGATATAATTTTTCTTGGGCGTTTAGACCAGGGTATGGTGGCGGAGTTAGTGATGGTGTAGTAATTATAGGCATTACTAAATCAGATGAGCTAAAAGATACCTTTGAAATATCCGATAAATTACTTACTTTTTTTGGCAACAAGAAAATCAATTGTATTAATTTAGAATATATTGATATATTTCCAGAATATGATAAATTTGAAGTATCTGAAAATAAAGGTATGATCAAATTGACAAACTCTACAAAAAATAGAGTGACTGAGTTTAAATTAGGTAGATTTTTAAATACCTTTTCAAAACAATACTCTGAAAAGTTTAAATCAGAACCATTATTTGATAATAAAACAATCGAGAAAATTCATAATGATTATTTATCATATCAAACTGGTGATTATATCAAAGTTGAATACCTAACAGGTAAAGATATTTTAGAAGGATATAAAAAAGAAAACTATCAAATACCAAAATCGTCTTTAGGTGGTTCTTGTATGACTGATCGTCTAGACTATTTAGACATTTATGTGAATAATGCTGATAAAGTTCAAATGATTTCTATCAAAATGTTTGATAAGTTTGTTGGTAGAGCACTACTTTGGACAACTGATTGTGGTAAAAAAGTAATGGATAAACAATATATCTGTGACGAATGGGTTACATCTAAGTTTGATGAAATCAGAAATGAAAATGAGTATGAAATTTGGTCTGATTACGGTGATATAGATAATGTATTATCAATTAGTGTAAATACTGATGGTATTGAACAATGGCCTTACTTAGATACATTCCAATTTTTAGCATATAATAAAACTAAAGTAAAATCTGGTTTGTTTAAAACAGAAGAAATAAAAGATAAAACAAAAGCAACATTATCTACTTATCCACCAAAAGGATATTCTATGAGACTTAGAAGTACTGGTGGAGGATATGAAGATTGTAATTGGTCATAATAAAAAAGCTTAGAGAAATCTAAGCTTTTTCCTTTTAAAATAAAATTGATTCTAATCCTTTTCTTTGAGTACCATTTAACTCACTTCTAATCTGCATTAGAAGTTTACCTAATTTATTTTTACCTTTGTTAGCACACTTTTCACAAGTACACTGTCCATAAAAATTATCGTGCCACCAGTTGCCTTCAATAATTTCAACATCACCAGTACTTAATAACATTTCTTTTAAATCTTCATTTTTGAATTTCTCACGAAGTGCCCACTCCATAAATCCTAATCGTTTTTCTTCCCAATCAGAGCGTACTTTTATTACTTTTCCTAATTGTTTAGCTTTACCAGCAGTTGTTATCTTAGAAACTAGTTCTCTAAAATCTCCTGCAGTATAGTATCTACCATCAATCATTTGATCATTATTACTCTTCATTGCAACATAATAGTGCTCAACTGAAGGATAAGTAATACCTTGGTATTCTATTTTACATGGGTAGAAGTTTGATAGAAATCCATATCTACCATCAAATCTTGTTATCATAATTTCTAATTTTTTTCAAAGATATAAAAAAATCCACTCATTGAGTGGATTTTTGTTGTGGAGATGACGTTGTACTGCCCAACGTGTCTTTCTCAGTTAAAAATAACTATTCGTTTACAAGTTTAGTAAGTTTTTCTAAAGCTTACAAAATAATTAGTTTTTGAATCTCAAACTACTAATAAAAAAGTTTCACTTTTAAACTGGTGACCACAGCTGTAGAATTTTTGGTGTATTAGTCTTATTTTATTAAGCTACTACTAAATCTCTGTTAGAGATCAAATTGTTTTGTAAGCAAGCTACTAAATCTTCACTTGTTCCTACTTGATTAACGTTGCCGTTTAAAAATGTACCATCTAATTTATTAATCGGTCATTGTAGGCCACCCGATACTTGCATAATCATCCTTAGTCCGCAAATCAATTCTATGACACCCCCAAGTTATTATTGTTTATATATTAGTTTAAAAAAGCCAAAAAGTTTAGTTTTTGGCCTTTATTTTTTTTTATTATTCAAGAACATTATCAGTAAACCACTTAATAACTAGTTCTTTTGGTATCACATCACCATAATACTCGGTATATTGCTCACCACCTTTTTTAACGACATATGATGTATCATCTGTGTTGATACTATCAAAGTACTTAACATACTCTTCAAAGCTCTTAAAACGCATTCCTAATACACTTACTGAGTCGTCAGTAAATATCATCATCTTATAATCCTCTGGATTAATATCAATACCGAAAATGTTACCTAAATAAACATTTAATTTCTTAACATCTTTAAAACTAAATCTAGCTTCTTTCTGACCTTCGATTTGAATTAAAATATCATCTAAAATAGTTACTTTAATATCTTTATCCTCAAACCAAGTATTAAATACTAATGTATCTGTATTAAATGTATCATATTCTAATGTATTAGTGTGTAATAAATCATATTTGTTTAAAATAGACTTAACTTCTTTAACAACAGATTTACTAACAAAACGGTGTCTTGGTGCAACATTATATTTAGGTTGGAAAAATTTTACTTCTCTTTCAGTTGGTAAGTTTTCCCAATCAATTTGACAAGCGGCTTCCGCAACCTTTATAGTATATGATATATCAACATACTCTGTTTTATAGTGTTCATTCCATCCACCTGCACTAATGTTAGTACACTCTGGAATAATGTCTAAAAACGTCGCGGTATCAGTGTAATAGGCATTTGGATCAGCTTTAGAAGTAATTCCTAAACTAGTCAACTCTTCTGCTAAAGTATCAGCAAATTTATGAGAGCAACAAAATCTTGCTTTTTGTCTTAAAACAACAGAACCGGTTTGTTTTCTATCAAAAGCAACTGCTCTTTTAAATTTTTTGAAGAATTCTGGGTTTGCATTTAAAGCATTTCTTGAACCCCACAAACCACCACTTAAAATTGGCTCTTCTCCTAAAAAGAAGTAATAAGTTCCTGGTATACCTTTAGCAATCATGTATAATAAAATAGACATTCCTAATTTATTATCACCACCTAAAATAGTAGTACCATCAGTTTTAATAATATCACCTTCAATAGTGTGATTAACTTTCTCATATTTAGTACAATAAGTATCTAGGTGAGTAGTAAATAATGTTTCTGAATTACCTACTTCGATATAATAGTTACCGGTAGAGTCTTTTTTATATCCTTTAGGTAAATATCCTTCTAGTTTTGTTTCATCACCATAAGGAATCGTATATTCAGTTAGTTTCAAAAAAGTATCCTTTATTTCTAAAGGATTTATACTTTTTTCTTCTTTTCTAGAGAGAGAAAATCTTTTGTTTTTTGCCATAATTATCTAATTTTTTACAAATATACAAAATTATTTTTAAATATTAAAATGGTGCTTCATCATCTTCACCAAAATCTTCATCCGTATCATCATTTAATCCCTCATCATAATAGAAACTAAATTCCATTACTTGTCCTCTCTGAGATTCCCAAGTATCGTAGTCAGAGTCATATTGTGGTAATATATCATTTTTTAATTTATTTACTAAATCAAATAAACTAATTAAATCACTTAATCTTTCTCTATGAGATAAATTACATCTAATAGTTAAATCTAAACTATCATTAGTAATAGAAACATTATGGAAACCTTTATTCTTAAACATACCTCTCAATAAGTATTTTAAATGTTCCATATCATCATTTTCTATATCATCATCAGTTAAATCTGGATCTCTATCTAAATCAGTATCTCTGTTGTCATAATCGTTAAAATTATGACCAATACCACCATAGTATTCACTGTCGTAAAAATCATCATCATCTGCGATTTCTCCAGACATATCAAAACGTGACGGTAATGGTGTACTAGTTTTTTTTCTATTACCACCAGCCCAATCTTCATTCCAATCTTGGTCAGTACCTTCCCAGGCTTCATCATCAACTCTTTCTACAAATCTTTTATATTTCTGTATCATATTATTTTAGTTCTATTTTAATAAATGCATCGTCAAACATAACGTATGGGTCTGTATTTTTATGTTTATACATCAATCCTTGTACTTGTGAAAGAGTGTCAAAAATTGTTTTAACGTCTGCCATATCAGTATCTATCTTAACAAAGATTTTATCTTGATATCCGACTGTTTTAACTTCTAATCCAAAAGCATATTTTTTAATATCATTGATTAAAGGTTTATGTTTTCTTAATACTTCTTCATTTAAACCTACCTTTCTAACTGTTGGTAACTCTGACCATTTAACTTTTAAAGAAGCTTCTGCCAATTTAATTAAGTAAGTCATATTTTGAATTTCTCTACCAGTATGTTCATTGTTATATCCAACAGATACGTTAGTACACTCTGGAATATCATCCATAAATGAAGCAGAATCTGTAAATACTCCTGTAGGGTCAATAGATAAGTTTAAACCACTCTTATTATACTCTTTACATAAAGCACCACCAAATTCATTTGAACAACAAACTCTTCCATATTGTGATGTAATAACTGAACCAGTTTTTCTTCTATCAAAAGAAACACATCTTTTTATATTTTTAAGATAATCAAATGAGTCATATTCACTTGCCAAATCTCTTGAACCAATACCACCTCTTTCTTCTCCGATAAAAAAGTAATATAAACCTGGTATGTTATGTGACATCATATATAACATAACTGCAACTCCTGATTTATCATCTGCACCTAATATACTCATACCATCAGTATAGATATATTCATCACCATCTTCCATTTTAGAGAAAAGTACAGTATCTACTTGTTTTCTATCCGCAGTATCTAAGTGAGAACTAAACATTGTAGTATCATCACCAGCGATAATTTTATAATAATTACCAAATTTATCTATTTCTAAGTCTGGTAAAAACTGTAATACTTCTGTTTCGTGACCCATTGGATAAGTTTTTGTAACTAAAGATAAAAAAGTTGAACGTACATCTTTAGGGTTGTATTTAAAAGGTTGGTGTTCCAGTTTTGTTCCTACTGGAGCCATAGTTACTTTCACTCCTTTTTTCAATTGAACAATAGTAGTTGAGAATTTTCTAATACTTTCCTCATCATAAACACCAGGAAAATAACTTCTTAAAAAAGTACCTATTTTTACATATTGTCTTCTACCACCAATAACTGCATCAAAAAAGTAATCTGAATCAGATATATCTAATTTTGATATGTTCATATCATTGGCATATTTAGATCTAGGATCTGCCATCCAATTAAGTTCATATGCGATATAATCATCATAATCATCTTCCATCTTGGTTAAAAGTGTTTTTAACCTTGCAGAAAAAGAAATTTTTATTTCATCATCATATCTCATTCTATAATCATTACCTGCCATTTAAAAATTTTTTATTTTTATTATATATTAAAATTAAATACTGACTTCATGTGCATTTTTGTAGTCAACCATTACTTGACCATCATTCATACCTGGTCTTTTTGAAACAAATCGACGTTTACAGTATACCACAACAGCATTACCTGTACCTTTTGCTTTACTATTATCTTTTGCAATTTCTGCAACTTTTTTAATTATCTCTGGAGTTGGTATATTATCTCTAACAACAATAACAACATGACTTCCAGGAACTCCCTTTACGTGCATCCATATATCGTCATTATCAGCAACATTAAATGTTAAATGGTCATTAGATTTTGCATCTTTACCTAAGTGAACTAAAAATCCATCAACCTCCATTTTTTTAATGTTAGGAAATTTATCTTTTTTAGATTCATTAAACTGTAAATATTTCTTTAATCTCATAACATATATATTATTTATATAAAACAAAAAAAGACCCAATTGGGTCTTTTTTTTTAATATTTTAACTAATGATTAGTTAAGTAATTGAGCAGCATCATTAACTACGATAGTCATGAATTGTTTTTGTGGATACCAACCAACTTCAGTTACTGCATATCTTGATCTAAGTAACATTCTTGGTGCGAATGTAGCCTCAGAGATGATGCTAATTGACTGAGCCATTAAGTAAGGCACGAAAATAATACCTGGTTGATCAGGGTTATTTTTTCTTCCTAAAACGATTCTGTTATCGTTATATCTCATATATGGATCAACATAGATAGAGATGTCTCCGATTGAACCTACTGGGTATAATTGACCTTGAGAGTTCATTTTTGATTTTAATGGATTGATAGTATAACCAGCAATATCTTGTAATGCAGCAGCTAAACCTCCATTTGTGATTAAGTATTGAGCAGGTCCAACACGTCCTTCTGTTGCGATGTAGTTAGAAGCATGAGCAATTTTAGTGATCAATTTTCTTTGTACAGCGTGAGTAGTCTCACCACCAACTGCAGCACCAGCATAAACTGTGTTTAAGTCAAATATTGTTGACGCAGTTGCAGTTAATGTTGTACCATTTCCATATGCACCAGTTAAAGGAGCATTTTGTCTATTTAAAGCACCCATTTCAAAAATCTTGTTAACAATTTGTTTAGAGATTGTTTGAGATAACTCATTAACAAGGATTGATTCCATTTTTTGAACAATATCCATACCTGTGTTAGCTTTAATATCTTCAATCTCAGTTCTTCTAAGTGCAGAAGATACTTCGATAGTACCAACAGCAACTGTTTTAGAAGAAATTTTTGGTCCGATAACACCTGGGTAACCGTCATCATCAGCACCTCTATCCATTGGATAAGCACCAGTAGCTGAACCAGTTGGGCCATACCAGTTTGCAGAGAAACCAGGAATGTGATCTTCTAATGCAGATACTAATTGAACATCAGCTGCAGTAATAGGAGTACCAGTAGTTAACCCCCAAGATACTAATTGAGCAGTCATAGACTGTGTAGCAGTAAATGTATTTCTTGTTTGGTCAAATGACCACATAGTAGCACCATTACCATCAGCACCACCAACTTGGTTATGTGCAGTATTAGCTTGTCTGTATGCTTTAAACATTGGGAAACCATCGATACGAGAGAAACCTAAGAACTCAACAACTTTTAATTTTGTTGTAGTTGGTTCAGTAGTAACAAATAAACTGTTTGTAGCAGAACCAAATGTTAACCAAGCTCTACCTCCTGATAAACCACCAGTTGTTTGAGTGATGTGACCTGGAAGTTGTGCAACAAGTACAGTGTTAATTGCACTAATATTAGTAGCATTTAATTTGAAAACTTGTGGTCTTTCATCTTGATTTCCTAAACGAGTATCATCATATTGAAAGTCAATATATAATAAATCGATTTTCGGACCTGGAGTTGGTTTAACAGCAACTAAGTCAAGACCAATTGTTTGAGCAGCAATTTTCATTGCAACTGGTAACAAGTTTTGACCAACATCACCTGAACCTGGTGAACCACCTAATCCAAATGATGAACCGTTTCCGATTGTTTGTCCTGCATAAGCAGAAGGTTGTGCAGAAACAACAGCACCCATACCTGCAACGTTTGAACCGTTTACGTATGCATTTTCGTTGATTGAGTGAAATTCAGCATATTCTGACATCCATTCTACTCTATCACCTGTAACTCCCATGTTTTCCAACACTGGAGACCATTTTTTCATGGCTTTTTGATTATCTATTCTAATGTGTGACATAAAAATTTTATTTTTTTTTAGTTTTTTTTTACAATACTATATATATCCTTGTTTTTACTCGTTTTTCACAAGTATGGATTTTTTATAGATTATAAGCTTTTGAATCTTTCCATTATTGCAGTCATTTCATTACTTGACAATTTGTCTTCTTGAATTAACGCTTCGTGAGATACTAATTTCTTAGTTACAGACTCATTCTTTTTAAGATTTCTAGTTGCCCAGAAATGCTCGATTTGATTTTCAGTTTTTAATACGTCTTCTGGATATAATCTAGCTTGTGATAAAACTGATTTCTTCACAGATTCGTTTAACTGACCCCAGATTGGCTTCATGTTTTCAGGCATTAATCTGATTACTCTTTCTTCAAGAGATTCGTTTTTTGTTGATAATGACTCAGCAATCAAAGTAAGAACTTCTTTTTGTGTAAAATAACTACTTTCGTTTATGTGTAGTTTCACGCTTTCTTGTTCTTCGTCTGATAGTGCATAAAAGCTATCAACTTGTGATTTGTTTAAGAACTTTAAAAAGTTCAAATCACTGCTTTCAGAAACTTTACGTTTTTTAGCTTCTTCAATTAATCTATTTATTGATTCAGAAAGTTCTGAGTCTTTATCACCTGTAAATTCTGGTGTGTCTTCTCCTTCAAAATCTTCTTCTTGTGCTTCACCTCCGAATTCTTCTTCATCATGTTCTTCACCTTCGTGTCCTTCATGACCAGCAAATTCAGCAGCATCTTTTGCAAACTCTTCAGCTTCTGCTGCGAATTTCTCAGCTTCTTCAGCGAAATCTCCGTGACCTTCACCTTCTTCTTGTCCTTCTAATTCTTCACCTTCTAATTCGTCTTCGTTTTCTTCAAAACCAGCATCTTTTAAAGTTGGGAATTGTGCTTCTTCTTCTTCAGTAGATTCGTTTAATTTAAAACCACCATTTAATCTTTCAACGATCATTCCTTGATAAGAGATAGATTTATCTAAACTTTCAGCTACATATTCTGAGTAAGCGATGTTATCATCTAAATGCTCAGCAATGTATTCTGAGTAAGCAATGTTACCTTCTACGTGCTCTGCTAAGTATTCTGAGTAAGCAATTGAGTTATCAACATTCTCAGCAATATATTCTGAGTAAGCGATGTTTTTATCTAAGTTTTCAGCAATATATTCAGAGTAAGCGATATTTTTATCTAAGTTCTCTGCCAAGTATTCTGAATACTCAATGTTTTTGTCTAAGTTTTCAGCTAAGTATTCTGAGTAAGAGATGTTTTTATCTAAGTTCTCAGCAATATATTCTGAATAATTAATGTTTTTGTCTAAGTTTTCAGCTAAATACTCAGAGTATTCAATGTTTTTGTCTAAGTTTTCTGCTAAGTACTCAGAGTAGTTAATTGCTTTTTCTAAGTTTTCAGCTAAATAGTCATTGTGTTTAGCTAATTTAGTAGTAGTATCTTTTAATGATTTATTTTCATTAACCACTACTTGGATTTTGTCAGCTAAATAATCTAAATATTTAGCAACTTGTGTGTTAGTATTATTTAATTCTTCATAATACTCTAATAGTTGTTCCAATTTCTTAGCAGGCATATTACCTTTAGAAATAGCACTTTTTACTTCATTTTTTGTTGAAGCAATCTCTTTAACCAAATACTGTGAATAGTCACTTAACTGTTTCTTGGTTACAAATTCATCTTTGTTCATACCGAATAATTCATTTATTTTTGACTCGTCGGACAATTCATATATCCTAAAGTTATTTTTTTCGATTTGTCCTTCTGGGCAAAAACCTAATGACTCATTCAAAACTCTAACACTCATTTTCGCTGAAGCAAATCCTGGATCCGCAACAATGTCATAAGTAAAAAGTTTTTTCAATGATACTGAACCATCTGATTCTGTTATACCCGCTGCTCTTGATGATACAAAAACTGGACATCCATCGTCAACTAATGCTTTCGCTTCTTTACCCCAGTAAGTACTTAGTAATTTTATTTCTCCAGCAACGATGTTCTTTTCAGCAACAAACTCTGCCTTTGTAATAATGTGTGATGCTCTTGATAACGAAGTATCAAAGACATCCGGGTGATCGAATTCACCATAGACAGCACCTAAGCTGTTCATTCTTTCGTTCATTTCTTGTAATGCTGGTAAAAATTTCTCAGCTTGATATATTCTCTCATTACGATTCTTTACACCAAACTCAGTAAAAGTACCACCCAATACATAGTCCCTATTAGTAGAGGCTGACTCTCTAATAAGTGAACTTGTTGAATTTTCTACTATTAAAACCGGTTTCATTTAAAATAATTATTTTTTGTAGTTATTACGATGGTATATATTTAACCTTAAAATTGATAAAATTTAAAAGGTGGATTTTTTACAGTGAAAAAATTTGTTCGTTTTTTTGCAGGTATATCAAATGTATTTTTTATCTTTGTAAAAATCTTGGAGGAAAAAGAGTATATTTAATAAATACTTAAAAAAAATGCGGTTTTTTATGATCCTATCAAGAGAAATAAATGTAAAAATCACTGAGTCAAATTACAACTATTATGATGATTTAGGATATGATGTATATATAAGTGAAGAAATTGTAATTCCAGTTGAGTTACTACCAAAAGGTTCACATTATAAAATAAAGTGTAAATGTGATTCTTGTGGGATTGAAAAAGAAGTAATTTATAAGAACTACTTAAAATATAATAATAATTGGGGTGACTATTATTGTAGAAAGTGTTCTGAAGTTAAAAGAAAAGAAACATTAAGAAAAAATTTCGGAGTAGATTATCCGATACAAAATGAAAAAGTTTTGCAGAAAATGAAGAAAACACTGGTGGAAAAATATGGAGTTGACAACATTTCTAAAAACAAAAAAAAATTAAATAATGAATAAAATTAAAGAAGATAGTATCTACGAAGGTTCTATCGATTTCGCAAACAGCGGAAATGCCTCAATAAATATAGAAGATAAAAATATCTTTATATTTAAAAGAAATACTCTTAATTCACTAAATGGTGATAAAGTAAGAGTTAAAATAATAAGTAAGAACAACAAGCTAGAAGCAGAGGTTCTTGAAGTTCTTGAAAGATTTAGAACTCAATTTGTCGGTAAAGTACAAATAAACAAAGAAAATAAAAGACTTATCTTTGTAGTACCCGACAGTCAAAAAATTGCAGTCGACTTTTATATAAAAGGAGAACACGACGCATTACAAGACCAAAAAGTTCTTATCGAATTAATAGACTGGGAACCAGGAACAAAATCACCTAAAGCAAAAATAGTAGAGATACTTGGTAGTTCAGGTGAAAATAATGCAGAAATGAACTCAATTATGTATGAGTACGGTTTACCAAATAACTTTCCTTTAATGGTAGAAGCCGAAGCGGAATTAATAGACTTCACAATTCCCGAATCAGAAATCAATAACAGACGAGATTTAAGAAATATCACAACTTTTACAATTGACCCGGTCGACGCCAAAGATTTTGACGACGCTCTTTCAGTTAATATAATTGATGATAATACAGTTGAAGTAGGTATTCATATCGCAGACGTTTCACATTATATTAAAGAAGGTGGTATAATTGATGAAGAAGCTATTAAAAGAGCAACATCAGTTTACTTAGTTGATAGATGTGTACCAATGTTACCAGAAAGATTAAGTAATGGTGTATGCTCACTAAGACCTAATGAAGATAAACTTTGTTTCTCTGTTATTGTTAAATTAAATAATGATGGACAAATTCTTGATAAATGGTTTGGCAAAACTGTTATACACTCTGATAGAAGATATTCTTATGAAGAAGCTCAAGAGATAATAGAAGGAAAAGATGGTGATTTCAAAAGTGAAATACTCCTATTAGATTCTATTGCCAAAAAAATGAGAAAACAAAGAATAAATGATGGCTCTATTGAAATGGGTGGAATTGAAGTAAGATTCAAATTAGACGAAACCACAAAGAAACCAACAGGTGTTTATTTTAAAACTCAAAAAGATGCAAATAAATTGATTGAAGAATATATGTTACTTGCAAATAAATTAGTTGCAAAACTACTTTCAGATGCTAGATACCATAATGTTTATAGAGTACACAATAGTCCTAATCTTGAAAAACTAGAATCACTTTCTTTAATATGTAAAAACTTTGGTTATAGTTTAGATTTAACATCAGACACTACTAATTTGAAAAAATCTATAAACCAATTAGTTGCTGATATAAAAGATCAACCAGAAGAAAATATGATTGAAACTTTAATCACAAGATGTATGTCTAAAGCTACTTATACAATAGTAAATGTAGGACACTATGGATTAGGATTTACTCACTATTCTCACTTTACTTCTCCAATTAGAAGATACCCAGATTTAATAACTCATAGAGTTTTAATGGATTTCCTAAATAAGAAATCTACTGGAAGTCCTCAAAAAATTGAAGGTATGGCAAAATGGTGTTCTGAAAGAGAAATCTTAGCAGCAAAAGCTCAACGAGATTCTATTAAATACAAACAAATTGAATACTTAGAAGATAAAATCGGACAAGTTTTTGATGGTATTGTATCTGGAGTAACCGATTGGGGTATTTATGTTGAACTTATTGAAAGTAAATGTGAAGGTATGGTTAGATATAATGGTAATCATAGTGTTGATACAGAAAACTATACAGTAAATTTAAAATCTGGTGGATCAATAAGATTAGGTGATGAAGTAAAAGTAACCGTTAAATCAGTTGACTTAGACAGAAAACAAATAGACTTTGAATTATTTTAATGGAACCGGATTTTTTCTTAGATGTTGATTTAGATGATGATATAAAATTAGATGATTATAATGATGCTTTATCAACTTATAAAGATTGGAAGTCAATATATCGTGAGATAAAATTAAATCTTCTACTAGAACAAGGTAAAAGAATAGAGTTTGATATAGATAACATTTCAAAGTTTATTACACTTGATAGTAATGATGATGTCGTACCTATGAAAAATATATGTTGTACTGTAAGTGGTATGACATTTATTTTAAATGATAGTAAGATTGAAAAACTAACATTAAAAGTACATTGTATTGAAAATCAAAATGGTGAGATAGTTAAAGCCATATTAAAAGATGGTCTATTTTTAAAAATAAAACAAATACTTAAAGGAAATCATCTCTTCTTTAATATGATACCAAAATAAAAATCCTTTCATTTGAAAGGATTTTTTTATTAGAACTCGAACTCCCCGCCTCCCGGTGCTTCTGGGGCAGGAGGTTCTGGTGCGGCTTGAGGTGTGGCTTGTGCACCACCCTGAGCAGGAGCTTCACCACCTTCTGGAACTGCTTGACCACCACCTTCTGGAGCTTCACCACCTATTTCTGGCATTCCACCTCCACCGCCTTCTGATGGTGCACCTGGTTCACCAGTTGCGTTAGCTGCGGCATTCATTGCATCTTTATCCCAGTATTTTTGGTTCTCTGCTTTTTCCTCAGGAGTTAATTTGAAAATGTTATCCATAATCCATTCAATATGGAAGTAAGGTTTATCACCATTCATTACCCCAAGCATTGTACCAACAATACCAGCTTTCTTCTCTAAGTTATTTAATTTCTTCCACTCTTCAAATACTTGATTTGAGAAGAATGTTATATCTACACCATTTGTAAAGAATTCATCTTCTGTTAATTCAGGGAACTCAATCAACATTTGTAATCTTAATGGTTTAACAATCAATTCTTTGAAGTTTGCTCTTAATCTACTAATAAAGTTATGGAACTTAATCTCATCTCTCGTCATCTCTCCAGCATCGGTAATCAAGTTACCACCACCATTTTCTCCTTCAAATCTTGACATTGGAATTTTAGAAGCTCTTTTTAATGCTTTAAAGAACCAATCTAACATTGAGTCGTCATTTAAGTTATGTCCTTGTGGAGAAACTAATTCCATATTTGGTGTTCCACCATCTCCTTCAGGGAACCAAACTTGTTTATTATAAGGTAAATGTTTAGAACCATTGATTGTCATTGTACCCAATGATTCATCCCATTCTACTTCTTCAGAATAATCATGGATTAATTGTCCTATTTGTTCTTCTGCTCTTTGTCTTGACATACCTTTAATAGGAATAGTAAACTTTTGATAAACCGTTGCATTGATAATGTTAAACATTATTCTTGTTTGTTGTAAGATTTTTAATTGATTATATGGTTTAATTAAACCCTCAATATAAGATGTTTCAGAAAACTCATTTTGAGTTGAGTAAGAAATATAAACTAATTGAGAATCTAAGAAGATTCTTCTTAATTGTGGATCTTCAGGAAACTGAATCCATAAGTGACCAATTGCTGGTTCATAAGCAGGAACAACAGTTTCTGGTCTAATTCTATTAAAACCAATAATATTTTTCTTTTTATCATCATAAATAATCTCTAATGCTAAATATCCATCAATTAGGAAATCTTTCATCATATTCCAAGCAGTAATATTATCAGCAAAACCAAACTTATTATAAATTTTCTCAAAATACTCTTGATACTTCTCTTGTATTTCTTGTGAATAAGACGTTGGAAGAGCAGTAGGAGAACAGAAATCCTTCTCATCATTATAAACCACACACTCATCTGCAATAGTGCTTATAAAGTCTCTAATTTCATCCTTTACAGAATACTCTCTTAAAATTCTTCTTTTATCAGCATAAGCTTTATCTAAATAAGGAATAGACTTTCTGTTTAATACTGATGCAACGGCGCGCTGGGAGAAGAAGTCGTACATCGAATTTCCTTTAGCAGCATATGGATCCTCATTGATACCAATACCTACTTGATTTCTTACAATCATATCATCGAAGTTCATTCCGTATGATGATAAATTTCTTAAAATCCTACTAAACAAACCTTTATTCTCAACTCCAGATGAATTTACCATCGCGAAGTTTGATCCAACGTTATTTTGATTCTCTTGATTGAAATTATTATAAGAAGCCATGTATGAATTAATTTTAAATTTATGTATATATTAAATTTTACTTTTTCCTATTTTAACGCTTTCCATACTTGTTAAGACTGGTTTGTAAACGTTTTATATGATCTCTCATTACATTATACTTATCAGATATTTCATTATTAACATCATAAAATTCACTTATAATCGAAGAAATTATTTCTTTGTGTCTTTGATTTCTACCTTCAAGTTTGGCTTGCCAAATTTGTACTAGTTTTTTTGGATCATATTTATTTATAGGATGTTGTGAATATAAAAATCGAGGTAGTAATTCTAAACTAATTCTATGAACCAAAACTAGTTGAACCGCATTAAATTCCATTAAAGAGTATTCAAATCCAGAATTTAGTAATTCTTTATACATTCCTTCATAATTTACTTTTAAGTAGTTATTCTTTTCAAAGTCTTCCGGTAGTATATACTTATCAAATATCTGAGCTCTTATTTCCATTGGCACGAAATTGAAATTAACTGCAAATAGAATTACTTTATCTTCAAATTTTTTAAAATCAACTATAAATACAGGAGCATATTTCATCCAGTTTGAATCATCCTTATAGTGAAAAAAGTAAAAGCCACCTGGATATATATCTTTAATGTTGATAGATTCAACATCTTTATCTGATTTATTATATCTATCATAAAAGAAAAGTGAATTATTTTTAAAGTTTTCAACTATTCCATTACCATTATAAAGTAAACTTAATTTAACACGTTCCAATAACTCTGCCATAAAGAGAAATATTTTTTATTTATATATAAAATATGATAAATTCAAAACCAAATAATAAGAACTACAATCAAGGAAACTTTATCCCAGTGAACAAAGACAAAGTAATGAAGTTAAATACTAATGGTGGTGTTTATTTTAGAAGTTCTTGGGAAAAAAGAATAATGACTTGGTTAGATAACAAACCAGAAATTTTAATGTGGGGTGCAGAATGTTTGAAAATACCATATCAAATGACACATTTTGATGGTGGAGATATGAGAGTAAAAGAACATTGCTACTATCCAGACTTTTATTATGAAATGCAACTCCCAGATGGGAGTAGAAAAAGAGTTGTAGTGGAAGTTAAACCAATGAAAGAATATCAAATGGTAATTGATTTAAACGAAGGTAAAATGAATGTACCTAAAGATGGCACACTGAAAAAACTTAAATCCTTTGAATACGATTTAAAGCAAGCACAAAAGAATCGAGAAAAATGGAAGACTATGATCTCATGGTGTGATAAAAAAGGTTATGAATTTATAATAATAACTGAATTACATTTAAAAAAGTTCGGAATATAGAACATTTCCACTTTTTATTATTTATATATACATTATGAGAAAGTTAAAACAATTAGAAGTGGATAAGTTAGAAAAATCAAAACTAAATTATATTGGTATAATTGAGGAATCAAAAAAGAAGGTAGTTTTTTTATGTGAGAGTCATGGTCAAATAGAACAAAGATTTGATGTACATATTAAAAATTTAAAATGTCCAAAATGTAAAACATTGGATAATAATAAATATACAAAAGAGTATATAAATAATCTTATAATAAAGTATAAAAAACCTTATAAGTATCTTTTAGAAAAGGATATTTATAATGTACAAGATAAAATAAGTATAGAATGTAAAGAACATGGTATATTTGAACAAAGATTACACAATCACTTTACTATTGGTACTGGATGTGCTAAATGCTCTATAGAAAATAGAACTGGTATAACAGATAAATTAAATAAATGGTTATTAAAAAATAATATTTCTATATTAAAATATAATGGTTATAAATCAAAATCAATTATAAAATGTACTAATGAACATGTATTTTCATCAACTATTGATAACTTAAAAAATTATGGTTGTCCTATCTGTAGTGAGAATAGTAGATTAATAAAAGAACGTGAAAGATTTATTGAAAATTCTAAAGTAATTTGGAGTAATGGATTAATAGATTTTGATTATAATACATTAGTTTATAATGGTAAAAGAAAACTATTTACTATGAAGTCGGATGTTGGTATAATATCACAATTACCAGATAACCATCTTAATGGATTTCTACCAAGAAAATCAACTGGAGAAACTATAATAGGAAATATTTTAAATAAATATTCTATATTTTACGAAAGAGAAAAAACATTTGATGGTTGCATAAATAAGAAAAAATTAAGATTTGATTTTTATATACCTGATAAAAATCTATGTATAGAATATAATGGAATACAACATTATCAAAAGGTTGATAGATTTGGTGGAGAAGAAACTTTTAACTACCAAAAATATAACGATTCTATAAAAATTAATTTTTGTAAAGAAAATAACATAAATCTTTTAATAATATCGTATAAGGATTCTATAATTAAAAAAGTTAAAGAGTTACTATCACTGAGCAACACTTAAAGAAATTTGGAATATAGAGTATAGTAAAATTATTATATTCATATAAGGATATAAATAAGAATATACTTTATATATCTTTTTATTTATGTGATAGATTGGAAACTTAATTAGATATAACACAAATAATACAATACAAATATTATCACCAGTAAATGTACCCAATAATATAAAAATGTAAAAGAATAGATTTATATAATAGAATAAAACTTCAGTAAATTTAACACTTTCTATATTTTTTTCAAAAGATTTTTTTTGTAATCTATCTTTATTTACAATAAAGTACAAAATATTTATTATAAATAGAATTGGTAGTAAGTTGTAAATTATAATCATTCTACTAATATATCTTTTAATTGTATTAGATTATTAAACTCATTCTGTAATAATCTAATTGTTTTGTCATTTTTAATCAATTTATATACATCATCATTAACTAAAACTTCAATTGGTTCACCAACTGCAGAGTCATATTCATCTGGTATCTTCATATTCTCTCTAAATTCATAAATAGATCTTAAATACCTTTTATTTGATTCTAAATCTATATGTAAAGAACAACCATCAGGTCTTGTTCCTTGATTAATAATTGATTCTTCCCAGATTTGAAGATAAACTTTATTCATGATAAATTGTTTTAAAACTATTCTATACTAAAAATCAAATAAGTTTTTTATTCTTTTCTTTCTTATATATTGTTTTGGAAAAATTGAAATTGTTGCGGAACTAAATCCAGTATCTGATACTATATCAAAACTATATAGAGTGTAAGCCATTTCCATCATTAGCACTATTTATTGAGATAAGCCTAATTTGATGTTCATTATCACCTTTCTTTTTATAAAGATCATTCCAACCTCTTGCCAAACCTCTTTTAAAAATTTCTGTAAAGTAAGCAAATGCATTAATCGACTTATCTTCATTGAAGTTATACCAGTTTTGGAACATATCTAATAAACCACTTTGGTAACAATCTAACTTGTCATCATTAGACCAGTATCTCATTTTTTTTATTGTTTTTTTCGCTAGTAATTCTAGCATTTTCTCCGCATTTCTTGTTAGTCGACCTTGTGCTTTTGACACAATGATTTCTATGTATAATTCTTTATTATTTAGGTACATATATAGCATTTATTTTTTTTCAGAGTTTAACTCTGTAATGCTATTCATTCATGTTATATATATCAACTGAAAAAAGTTTAAAAAAAAATACTCAAACTTTCGTTTAGTATTTTTTATTCTTTTTTCTCACTGGCATATTTAACACCCATAATTGTACCTACAATAGAAAAGGCATTTGTTAAAAGTATTCCAAACATATTACTCCAAGTTGAACCAATAATTTGTGTATCAGCACCTGTAAATAAGGCAATTGCATACATTAGTGTTGTTGTTAATCCAACACCAATTATTACATAAAGAGCAACCTTTACAATTGTACTTATAAGTTCTGTCTGAGACTTCTTCTGTAGAATATCCAAGTCCATCAAAGCATCATCTTTTGCTTGTTCTGCTTCTGATTTTAATTTCTCAGCATTATCCAATGCAATGTTTAGTTCTTCTAATAGTTTTTTATTTTCTACTTCTGATTCCAATAATTCTGCATTTCTGGCTTGAACTTGTTTAGTTACATCTAATCTACGTCTTCTACCTTCTTTATCTTTTTCAATTGCCTCCAAGATATACTTTTCAAACTCATCATCACCTGGTTCGGATTTAATAATTTTTAGTATATTTCCCTCAAGTACAACTTTCTTATCTTTTTTAATTAGTAGTAAAAGATCTCTAGTTATTTTATCTATCTTCATTATTTATTATTTATATACTTTAAATGGTGCTGTATGATTTTTATATTTATCAAAATCTTTTAGAAATTCTTCAAGACGTGGTTCGATTTCATCAGATTTTATTATCCAGAATTGTGCACCTGCTGCTTTAGCTTTTGCTTGTTCTTCTGGTTCATCTGATGATGAGATGATTCCAATAACCATTCCATTACCCATTTCCTGAGTTATTTTACGAATTAGTTCAATTCCATCAAAGGATGAGCCAATTATGTTTAGGTCTACAAAGACACATTCTGGTCTAGTTTTTCCAGTTTTATACATCTCTTCAAATGTCTTAGCAGCCTCATCAGAGCTGTCTAAACATTCTAGTGATAGAGATATATCTAGAAGACTACAAGCGTCTTCAAATACTAAGTGAAATAAACTTTCGTCATCCACCAATAAAATAGAATCAATCATTTTTAGTTATTTATTTTTATTTTTATTTGTGTACCTTGTGATAATTTTTTACAAGATATATTAAATTTATGTTCTTCAAGGATAGCTACACATATATTAAGACCTAACCCAGTACCAGATTCTTTTTGGCCTTCTTTTCTAGTGTAGGGTTGAGAGAGAAGTTTAAATTCCTCTTGTGACATACCTCTGCCATTATCTTCAAGGTATATTTCATCATCTTTTCTATATATTTTAACAAACTTTGATGGACTATCATTATATTTTAATCCATTACGTATTATATTATCTACTGCAGTACAGAAAAGAGCTTCATTTACTGATAAGATACCTAAGTCTTCTATAATAACTTGAGGTCTATATGCAGTTGCTGAAAGATAATCTTCAAGAATATCTTTTAGGTTAAGATCTGAACGATTCAAAACAACATCTTTCTTTACAAGATTTGTAAATTCATAAACTCCTTTGTAAACTTTTTGAGTATGTCTTAAACCTTCTCTTATCATTTTAAGAGGTGCATCAATTTTTAACTCTTTCAGTTGTTCATCAGTAATCCTACGATCAAGCGAACTTAAACCACGTGGCATATATGTATTAATTCCACTATGCATATCATGTCTAAGTATTTTTGCAGCATGTTCAAGATATGTATTTTTCTTTTCAATTTCCACTTGTTGATTAAAACTTTTAGTAATATCAGTTGCAATTTTCATTACACTATATACTCTACCATCAGTTGAAATAATTGGATTATATGTTGCTTGTAAATAGATTAAAGTTCCATCTTTTTTCTTTCTTGTAATCTCTCCACTAAAGAATGTACCTTCATTTAATCTTTCCCAAAAATCAAAATATGCTTGAGTATCTTTTACATCATCTTCCATAAAAATACTATGATGTTTTCCTACAACTTCATCTTGTGAAGAATAACCCATAGTAGATAAAAATAAATCATTTGCATATTTTATAGTACCATTTAATTCAAACTCTATAACAGCATTTGACTGGTTAATAGCATTCATCCTGTTTCGTATTTCATTCTCTTTAGTTTTTAAACCTGTGACATCTTGACGAATAGACATAAATCCTAATAGGTTACCTTTATCATCAAAATTACATTTAATAAATGTGTCTACATAGTACAAAGAACCATCTTTTGCACGATTAGTACAGATGGCATTCCAAATTTTCTTTTCTTTGATAACAGTTTTATACATATCCGTCCAAAATTCCTTTGAATGTTCTCCAGAATTTACAATATTATGATCCAATCCTATTACTTCTTCTAATGAATAACCAGAGATACTACAAAACTTTTGATTAACGTAAGTTATCTTTCCATTTGCATCCGCTTTAGATACAATTGCTGAGGCATTTATAAAATCCTCTAAATCAAACATTTTATAAGATGATTCGTTATTTTCCATATTATTTTATATTTTATTATCATAAATAAAAATTGCCAATCTCTAAATCCCGAAGGAAACTTGAGATTAGCAATTTCTAATTTTCTTTATAGATTTTTATCCTCTAATTCTTTCTTTATATTGTAATTCTTTAACAGCCTGTAATTCAGTATTAAGATTAGTTTGTCTTTTCTCTAAATTTTTAAGAGCAGTTGTTAAAACTTCTGACTCACCAATCATTTTTAATGAACCTTTGATTTTTTCAATGTTAAATTGAACATCTTCTAATTTAAGAGTGATTTCTCTTTCTTTATCTTCAAGTTTTCTTTTAACAATAATTTCTTTGTTTAATTTATTTTCAAAGAAGTAAGTTAAATCATAGTTTAATTCATTTCTTACTTCATTTACTAACTCTAAAGCAGATTCGTATTTGAAGAATGAGTTACCATATCTTTCATCACATCTGTAAACAAATGTATTATTTTTGTAATTGAAAGCAAATACTTCTAAATAAGGATTTACTAAGTTATTAACTCTTTTTACAACATCTAACTCAACAAACTTATCTAAGTTTTTAGAAGTCTCTAATAAAACTGGATAGAAGTTTTTGTTAACGATAGGAATAATTGGAGAGTTGAATAAACTTTCTAATGTAGTTTCTTCATTTAACTCATCATCATTGATGAATAAACCACCTTTTTTACCAACTGCTAAACCAATTGTTAAGTATTCGGAAACTCTAAAGTTAATTCTACTTTCTGTAACTGTTGAGTATTTCATAGCAGTTTCTAAAGTTCTTAAGCTTCTTAAAGTTTCATCGTCTTTAACGTGATTTTCTAATAAAGTTTTTTCAATTGAATTTTCAGTTAATAAAAACCAAGAATCTCTAACTAAAGCAACATGACCTTCTTCAACTTGTTCAACAATTGTAAAAATTGATTCTGCACTACCACCACTTAAAAGATTAGATCTTTTTTCTGGTGATTTTGTTAAATTATGTACAAATACTTTAATTTCTGGAACCCAGTCATAGATAGCTAATTCATTAAGAATTTTTGACATTCTATCTTGATCTGTTTCAAGATTAATAGTTTGTAATAATACATTTATAGGTTGTCTGTAAAGTTCTCCTTGATTTCTAGTATTAAGAACTCCATATAAATTTTTCAATTCATATAATAATTCAAAAGCCGCCATGTCATCATTAAGACTCTCTAATAATAACTTCACACTCTTATCATAAGTATAAGGTTTTAATCTTTCATTAAGAGAAGTAATTATAGTTTTCTCTGAATGTTGATTACAAGCATTCATATGTCCTTCTACAATTGTAGATATTTCTTCTTGGTCAAGAGAAAGATCTTTTTTGAAGTTAAACAATTCAAGTTTAAGATTCTTCATATTTCTAATTTATTATTTTTTTTGTATAAACTATATATTAAGGTAAAAAAGCCATTTTTTTCCTTTTTTTTATTTTTATCTATTTTTATTTGGTGGATCTCCATTAGGATTATCATATCTCCTTGAACTTTGTTCTCTCGCTCTTAAAATGTTATTAAACCAACGAGTTCTCTTAGGTGTAACAAAGAAACCTTCATTAGAGTTAGGTGGCTGACTAAAGAAATCAGAATAACCACCCTCAATAGCATAACCATTAAGGTCAGACATTCCACCACCTTCTTTAGTATAACCAGGGAAATCAACTCTATCCTTTCTAAATGCAGGATAATATGTTTGTACTTCAAATGAAACAGTCATTTTTATTGAATTATCTGAAGTTAAATTCTTTTCTCTAGTCATCTCAATAGTATTTGAATCTGGCATCAAAATAACTGCATCAATATTCATAAAATTATGTTCAAAATACATAAATTTATATAACCATAATGTATCCATAACTGCTTGACTACACTTAAAACTATCAATCTCACTTGAAAGTAATATAGTCAAGTCATAACTAACTGTAACAGGAACTGCTCTAATTCTTCCTAAAACTTTTCTTATCTCAACTTCATTCTCAACTACAGTTCTTAACCAAACATTTGGATTAGCAAATTCATCTGAACGAATTGCAAATGATTTCATTGTTAAGTGTCCTCTAGGTATAATATCAGTATTTAGTTCAACATATCTACCATTACCAGAAGAATCACCAGAAACTATATCATCAGTAAATGAATCTAATAAAAATCTCTCATCTCCTGTCATTGAGTAATAAAAAGGCACTTCTACAAATCTATCACCTGAGGTAAATTTATTTACCCATTTTACTTGTCCTTCTAATGTATCTAACACACATACTGTTAAATCTCTAAAGAATACATCTTCAAAATTAAATCTATCTCCAATCATAAGATATATATTAAAAAATATAACTCTCTAATTTAATATATAGAAGTATGAATTATATTAAACTATTTGAAGACTTTACTTTTTCCGATTTATTTGAAAAAAATAAATGGGTTGAACTTTCTATGGAAGATAGAAAAAAACTCAAAAAAGAAATATGGGAGATTGTTGACCTAGCGTATAAACCACTTGGTGGACATGTTAGAATTTCTTCACCAGATGCAGTAGTAAATGATCCAGACCTAACTTTCTGGACAGCAGTCGATATAGATAAAGATCCACATGTAGATGTTGTAATATTTTCAAGAGAATCTCACGGACATAAAATATCTGGTTGGGGGCACGATGAAACAAAAGAATCCAGAAAAGAACTAATGAAACAATTGATTACTCTACTACACAGAGAAGGTTTTTGGATAGAAGTGTCTGGAAGACCCGCAGAAATACTTATAGGATCAGATTGTAGATATAGTGATAAACAGACAGTAAGTAAGATTTTTCCAAACTCTGAAATAAATTGGATTGGTGATGGTGTTTATACAAGAACTTTACCAGATGGTACAGAAACAGAAGAAGAATACTTAGTTGGACGTCCAAGAGTATAAACTTTTTTGATAATTTTTGATATACTCATGAGAAAATGAGATAAAATATGTCAGTAAATAAATTATTATTATGGGAAAAATGGCGTCCAAAAACTATCGACGACATTATATTACTTCCAAGAATTAGAAAAGAATTAGAAAGCGGTGTCAATCAACACTATATCTTTCATGGTCACTACGGAACCGGTAAAACAAGTTTAGCAAGAATTTTAATTGGTAGATACTCAAAAGAAACTCCTTACTTAGAATTAAACTGTTCTATGGACACATCCATTGATGTACTTAGAACTGAAATTGATAACACGATGTTCGCCGGTTCCGGGGCTATCGTCTCCATCTTCCTGGGGGGTTGGAGCCTCCCGATCATCCCGGATGGCTCGCATGGCTGGGTCTGGGGTCTAGTCAACATCGGAACCTGGTTTGCGAAGGTCTCTGTGATCCTCCTTTTCATGATCTGGATCCGCTGGACGCTTCCCCGCTTCCGCTACGATCAGCTGATGAAACTCGGCTGGCTCGGTTTCTTCCCGATCGCGCTCTTCAATATTTTCCTCACTGCGATCATT